CCCCCCCACCTCGGAGGCCCCCCGCTTGCCCCACCGGCAGCGGGGGCTTTCACGCGCCCGCGCGCGTCTTACCCCAGGGAGCCACCTCGACTTATCCACAGGCGTCCGAGGGCCGAATTGATAACGGTTTTCACCGCACTTTCGGTGTAGGTGCCGCAGTGCAGAACCTACGTGTATGACGTGTAATCGACGTAATCCACCATGCTAAACGAGGTTCATTTGCCTACAGTGGGGGGCACGGTGGTGCGCGCTCATTGCGGTGACTACCTATAACTACATGTCAAGAAATCGACCAAAACCAGTAACCCAACCAACAACTGGGAGTGGTTTGGTAGCGGTCAAGTTGGAAAGTGACACCCTCGCGAAAGCCATAGTGGTTGGGGGTCTCTCAAGAAAACTTTTGAAAGACCCCCCCTTCTCGGTCCAGCGTGAGGGTGCCACTTTTTCGAAAACACGCGTCTATTTCTCTCTCTCTACTCATTACTTATCCACATCCTCCTCTCCCCTCCTCCTCCCCTCCATTTCACCTCTGGCCTCCACCAAATAACGCACCGTGTCATCCGCAGAATGTTCCGGCTTCGCCGGAGATCTTGAGCTGGGTTTTCGACACCCTGCTCGAGCGCCGTTGGGCACCCCTCCGTTCAGGGCACAAGCCCGACGAAGCCATGATCATGTCCAAGCCCTTCCCCATCTCACCGCGCTACGCGGAGCGTCTGGGTCTGCTCGACCGGCCGGGGATCCCCGTGTTCAACGGGGACCCGCCCGAGGACGTGTGCGGGGGCTGCCTCAACTGCATCGCGTTCCTCGACATGGAGACCGGGCGGCAGGTCTGCTCGAACCTGGCCTGCGGCGGCGCCGACCCGCGCTACTGCCAGGTCTGCCACCGCTGGCGCTACCGCCAGCTGGACTACGACGTCGTCGCGTACATGGGCGGCTGGCAGGAGGCGTGGCGGCCGATCTGGGAGGTCGACGACGACGACCCGCACCCGGAGCCGGCGTTCGTGTGGCGGCTCTGCTGGGCCGCCTCGCCGGTGGAGTGCCACCGCTACATGCGGGTCTGGAAGCGGCTCGTATGAGGACGCGGGTGACGAAGCCGCCGCCGGGGTGGACGCGGATCGACCCGCGGCCCTGGCGCAAGACCACCGCGCGCTGGCGGCACACGAGCGGCTGGCGGCTCGTGCACTGCGGTCACCCGACGGCGCACCACCCGTGGGCGCTGTACGACCCGCAGGGCTACATGCACACGACCGGGGGCCAGGCGGCGTACGGGCGTAGGCCGTGGAACGGCACGGCGTGGAACAGCCTGGTCGAGGCGTGGGACTACGTGGCGTTCATGCTGGCGCACCCGCGGACGTTCCGCTGGCCGGCGTGGACGCGGGGGCGGCACCAGCTGGGAGGGCCCGATGGCGGATGACGAACCGAACCCGCGGAGCCGGTTGGTCCCACCGTACGAGACGTGCCCGCACTGCGGCATGGCGACGACGCTGTGCGACTGGTGCATCGAGGGGCACGTGCTCTACGGCGACGGCTCGGCGTTCCCCTGCCCGCACTGTGGCGGGCGCGGGTCTGGGTGTCCGGACGAGGCGGGGATCTACTTCGGCGACACCATCTTCCGTGGTTGCCAGGGGTGGGTCAGGCAGATCGAACAGGAGCTGAAGGTATGAACGCTCAACCTGAACGAGGCGCGCGATGACGTTCTGGAAGGACTACGCGTACGTCGACGCGCAGATGGAGCACCAGGTCACCAAGGCGAAGCTGCCGTGGGTGCGGATGCGGGTGGGGGACGTGCAGCGGCGGGTGGTCGAGAAGTCCTCGGGGACGAACTGCTACGCGACGGTGCAGCGGTTCAAGGACGCGACGAGCCTGCGCGAGCTGCAGCGGCAGAAGGCGAAGCCGCCGGTGCCGGTGCCGCCGCCGCCCCCGAGCAAGAAGGGCAAGGGCAAGGGCAAGCCGCAGCCCGAGCTCGAGCTCGACCCGGCGGAGCTGGCGGCCGCAGCCGCGGCGAAGGAGGTGGCGGCCGCGGAGCGCGAGGCGGACGAGCTGCCCGAGCAGCAGCCGCACTACCACGGGCTGTTCTTCGACTTCGACGCGGACCCGGGCAAGGAGACCGGGCCCGCGCACGGGATGACCTTCGAGGGGGCGACGGAGCTCGCGCTCAACCAGGTCCGCACGCTGGCGGCGTGGTTCCTGCGGAGCTTCCCGGGGCTCTCGCCCAAGCACGTCCAGGCCTGGTACTCGGGCTCGAAGGGGTTCCACCTGGTGGTGCGCCCCGAGCCGTTCAACATCCGGCCGCACATGCACCTGACGTACATCGTCAAGCGCATCGCGCTCGAGCTGAGCCAGAGCCTGGGGCTGACGACGCTCGACCGCACGGTCTACTCGATCCCGCGGATGTGGCGCATCCCGAACACGGTCCACCCCAAGACCCGGCGCTACAAGATCGAGCTCACCCACGACGAGCTGATGACGATGAAGCCGGGGGACATCGTCGAGCTCTCGCAGCACGCGCGGAACCCCGGGGCGGAGGCCCTGCCGGACAGCCACATCTACCCGGAGAGCGACTACAAGGACATCCCGCCGCTGCCGGAGGCGGTGGCCTGGTACCTCGAGCACTACCAGGCGTACGACGCGTACCGGGACCTGAAGAAGCTGATGCCGCGGCGGCCGATCCAACGGCCGGACGAGGGCGACGCGTTCCCGGTGTGCGTCCAGGACATCTTGAAGAACGGGCCGAAGGAGGGCGGCCCGAACCGGAACCGGGTGCTGTTGCCGCTGGCCGGGTTCTTCCACGACGCGGGGCTGAACGCGAAGGAGGCGCAGCGCCAGCTCGACGACTGGACCCGCGAGCACTACCCGAACGACGGGCACACGGCGGAGCGGATCGCGAACGGGCACTCGGTCATCGACCAGGCGTACCGGGGGCACGTGAAGTTCAGCTGCCGGTTCATCCGGTCGCTGGCCGGCACCGGGGAGAACGGCCGGGTGGCGTGCGTGGGCGAGGACAAGTGCCCGTGGATCGCGAACCCGACGGACCAGGAGCCGGCGCAGGTGCCGGAGATCCACCTGAGCGAGGCGAGCAAGGGCTGCTACGTCAACACGATGATCAAGACGGCGGTGCACGTCGCGGCGATCGCGAAGGCGCCGTTCGAGCTGCCCGTGAAGGGGCGGATCATGTGCACGCCGAACCCGGAGGCGGCGATCTGCGAAAACTGCCCGAACAACCTGGCCGGGGGCAAGGGGAAGCTGCAGTTCACGTTCGACGTGGAGGAGCGAGCAGTGCTCGACCTGGTCGACGTCAACGACTCGAACCGCAAGGGGACGATCAAGGCGCGGGTCGGGATCCCGAAGGACTGCCACAAGCACAAGATCGAGATCCTCGAGAGCAGCAACGTGGAGGAGCTGCAGATCATCCCGATGGTCGACTACGCGCACGCCTACGAGGTGTCGATGGCGGCGGACGACGACGACCTCAACAAGAAGTCGGCGAAGCACGTCGTGCGGCGGGCGTTCTACCTGGGCCACGGCATCGAGGCGAACAAGAAGTACATGGTCGAGTCGATGGTCTTCGGGCACCCGAAGGACCAGCGGATCTGCTTCCTGTTCGACAAGGCCGACCCGGCGCAGAACGACATCGACCAGTTTCACATGACCGCGGAGCTCAAGGACAAGCTCCGCATCTTCCAGCCGCGGCCAGGGCAGTCGGTCTACGACAAGTTCCAGGAGATCCACCGGGACCTGACGGCGAACGTGCACCAGATCGGCGGCCGCTTCGACCTCTCCATCGCGGTCGACCTCTGCTACCACGCGGTGATCGGGTTCAAGTTCGCGGGCCAGCCGGTCCACAAGGGGTGGTTCGAGCTGCTGGTGATGGGGGACACGGGCACGGGCAAGACGACGCTGATCGAGCGGATGATGCGGCACTACGGGCTCGGGGAGCTCATCGCCGGCGAGGACTCGAAGCGCACGGGCCTGGTCTACGCCAGCATCCAGATGCAGGGGCAGTGGATCTTGCGGTGGGGGAAGATCCCGCAGAACGACCGGCGGCTGCTGATCATCGACGAGTTCGCGGGCATCCCGGGCGAGGAGGTCGGGAAGATGACGCAGCTGCGGTCGAGCGGTCGAGCGGTGGGCGGCGGCGTGAACGCGGACTACGAGACGTGGGCGCGGACGCGGCTCATCCTGATCACGAACCCGCGGAACAACCGGGGGCAGATGGCGGGGTTCAACTACGGCATCCAGGCGGTGGAGGACCTGTTCGACGAGGCGCAGGACCTGCGGCGCGTGGACCTGGCGATCATCGCCGAGAAGGACGAGGTGAAGACGGAGCTGCTCAACAAGCGGTGGGACAAGAGCGATCTGCCGCACGTCTACACGGCGGACCTGTGCCGCAGCATGGTGCTGTGGGCGTGGAGCCGCGAGCCGCACCACATCGAGTGGCAGGGGGGCGCGGAGGACGCGCTCCTGCGGTGGGCAGACCGGATGGGAGACACGTACGAGTGCGACGTGCCGCTGGCGGAGCGGGCGGACCTGCGGTTGAAGCTGGCGCGCATCAGCGCGGCGGTGGCGGCGCGGCTGTTCTCGACGGACGCGACGGCCAAGAAGGTGATCATCACGACCGACCACGTCGACTTCGCGGCCCAGTTCATGGACCGGAGCTACCGCAAGAAGTCGATGGCGTACTTCGAGTACGCGCGGAAGTACAAGCAGGACAACCACTACAGCGAGGAGAAGAAGGTCGACATCAAGAAGACGATGCTCGGGTTCGGGGACGAGAGCGAGTCGATCATCGCGACGATGCTCGACGTCGACCTCCTCTCGAAGCCGATGTTCGCGGACATGGTGAACCTGGACCAGGACGACCTGCGGCGGCTGTGGAAGTACCTGGTGGGCGAGCGGCTGCTGCGCAAGACGGCGCGCGGGTACCGCAAGACGCCGGCGTTCACGAAGTTCCTCAAGGGGATGGGCGGGGGCAAGAGCGGGTACTCGGGCGAGCTGCCCGACGACTTCGAGACGGGCGGGAACTTCGAGGAGCACGCGGCGCGCCCGCCGGCGGACGCGTTCTTCGCAGACGAGGACCTGGACTACCCCCCGGGTGGCGACGACGAGCCCCCGCCGTTCTGAGGAGGATGATGATGACGAAGTTCCTGTTCGTGGTGCCCGAGCGGTGGCGGACCGAAACGCGCGGCGACGAGGCGATCATCACCTCGCCGTCGGGCCTGAGCGTCACCATCGACTGGGCGCGGCGCGAGATCCGGCCGGGCATCTCGAGCTACGGCAAGCCGATCAACCAGACCACGTACGCCCGGCGGAACTGGCAGCAGCGGATGGTGGACGACGCGCTCGCGTACCTGAGCGAGCACGAGGCCACCCTGCCCGGCAAGCCGACGACGAAGCCCACGAAGAAGAGGTGAGCACGATGGAAGAGAAGCAGACCAAGGCCCTCCACCTGACCGACGAGGAGCTGAGCGTCGTCTACAACGCGCTCGTGTGGTTCCGGCTCAACGAGAAGCAGGACGAGCGCTGGGACCTGTCGACCGACATCATGCTGGCGATCAAGCCGCTGTTGCCGGCCGGCGGACTGCCGACGCCGGTGCCGCGGAGCTACCAGCAGGAACTCTCGACGCTGCTGCGGAGGTGGCAGGCGCGCGGGGGGAGCCAGCTCGAGGCGGCGAGCCTGTTGCTGGTGGCGGGGGTGCTGGGCCTGCGGGCCGGGGCGCCGGGGGAGGTGTGCCCGCCGGCGCTGCTCGAGCAGGTGCGGCAGGCGTGGGCGATGGGGACGCCGATGGACCGCGCACGGTTCGAGAAGGCCCCCTGCTACCTGTGCGGGTACAACGGCCCAGAGTACTTCCAGCCGGAGCGGCACCTGTGCGCGGAGCGGTACCACCGCCTCGGGCTGGGCTGACCATGCCCAGGTTCGACGTGCACATGGAGTCGTCGGCCGAGGTGGTGCGGGGCCACGTCATCGTCGAGGCCGCCACGCTCGAGGAGGCGATCGCGCAGGCGACACGCGCCGAGAGCGTCGACTGGGTGGTAGCGGGGGGCCTGGCGCCGGCGCGCGCCGTCAAGATCTACAACTACGACACCGGTCGAACGGTGTACGTGAAGGGCAGGCACGGATCATGAGCAACCACGGTGTCGAGATCGACCCGGAGATGGCGAAGAAGTTCGCCGAGGTGTTCGAGGAGGTGCTCGGCAAGCACAAGGACAAGCTCGAGGAGACGATGCGCGCGGCGGCCGCGGAGCTCGAGCTGGGCTCGACCGGCGAGGTGCCGGACGGCAAGCTGACCGAGCGGGACGGCGGCGAGATGAAGATCGCGGTCGCCGTGGTCGACGGGCGGGTGGTGATGAACTTCGGCCAGCTGGTGAGCTGGATCGGGTTCCAGCCGGGGCAGGCGCGGCAGATCGCGGCCGCGCTGGTGACGCAGGCGGAGGCTGCCGAGGCGTGGCTGGCGTCGCTCACCGACTTCAAGGAGACGGCGAGCGATGGCTAGGTTCAACGCCCGCTACGTCCGCAAGGTCAGCCAGGTCTGCACGTGCGGGCACACGCAGTACGGGCACGCGCTCGACGAGGAGGACGGCAAGCTCACGTGGGGCAAGGGCCGGTGCCGGTCGTCGGCGACGTGTGCGTGCCCGATGTACCAGCACCCGACCGTGGCGGTCGACGTCGACCTCGACGGGGATGCGCTGGGGGACGAGGGGGTGGCGGTTGAGCGCCTGGTCGAGGCCGGGCTGCTGTGCCGCGGCGAGAAGCTGCGAGAGCTGCGGCGCGAGGCCGACGGGAAGGTGGTGGTGTTCCCGGATCGCAGCGTCTGGCACTCGATCATCCTGACGCCGGTGCCTGGATGACCCACCAGCAGCGGGCAGTGCTCTACCTGGGGCGTGAGCTGCTGCGTCGGTATCGTGAGTGCCAGGCGACGGTCAACGCGCGCCGGGAGCAAGATCTGCACTGGCAGGCTCGGCAGCTCTACCACCTGTACTGCGCGATGGTCCGGATGTTCTGGGCGCGCGACCCGCGCTACGACCCGTTCTGGCGCGGAGGAGAACGATCTTGCGACATGTGAACAAGGAGGACTGACAGATCCACAAGCTGTACGACGCCTACATCCGAGTCCGCCCCGGCGGCATCCTCGGCCAACCCTGAGAGACCAAGCGACCATGAAGAACGAGAAGCTCGAGATCACTGCTGTGGACGTCCGCGGCTTCAAGCGGATCAAGCACGTCCACATCGAGACCGAGGACCACCGCAACATCCTGCTCATCGCGGGCAAGAACCGGCAGGGCAAGAGCTCGCTGATGGACGCGCTCGACGCGGCCTTCTGCGGGGGCGAGGCGTTGCCCACGGAGCCGATCCGCAAGGGCGACGAGGCGACGACCATCGACGTCGAGCTCAACGACGGGCTCTACAAGATCAAGCGCACCTTCAAGGTGGGCAAGGAGGGCAAGAGCGAGGGCAAGCTGCTGACGGGGCTGGTGGTGACGGGGCCGGACGGCAAGCTGAGCTCGCCGCAGACGTGGCTGGACAACCTGGTGGCGCAGCGGTTCCTGGACCCGCTGGCGTTCCTGGGCCGGACGCCCGCCGAGCAGCGGAAGATCTTGCTCGGCATCGTGGGCGTGGACATCGACAAGCTGCAGGCCGAGTCGCGGGCGTTCTACGAGAGCCGGACGGAGGCGAACCGGGCCCTCAAGCAGGCGGTGGCGCAGCGCGAGGGGCTGGTCGATCCGGGGTCGGCGCCGGCGGGGACGCGGTCGGCGTCGGCCATCCAGGACGAGCTCGACCAGGTCGAGGAGGACCTGCGGGCGGGCGAGCTGGCGGCGGCCAAGGCAGCGAAGTGCACGGAGACCATGAACGCGCTCCGGGTCGAGGCCAAGAACAAGGAGGAGGAGATCGAGGCGATCAAGGGGAAGCTGGCGCGGGCCCAGGCCGACCTGGTGAAGATCGAGGAGCGCCTGGCGAAGGGCCAGGAGGTGACGCTCGAGGCGCAGGCGGCGGCGCCGACGGCGGACAAGGTGGAGGCGCTGGCGGTGCGTCGGCGGACGCTCAAGGGCGAGATGCGGGGGGTGGAGGAGTTCGTGCGGTGGGAGAGCCGGGTGCAGGAGCACCAGAAGCAGGTGGCGCAGCTCGACGCCAAGGTGGCGTCGCACCAGGCGCGGGTGGCCGAGCTGACCACGCGGATGGGAGAGATCGACGAGCGCAAGGCGCAGATCCTGACGCAGGCGCGGATGCCGGTGGAGGGGCTCGAGGTGGTGGAGGACGGGCTGCGGCTGGGCGGGGTGCCGCTCGAGCAGGCGAGCCAGGCGGAGCAGCTGCGGTGTTCGCTGGCGATCGCGATCGCGCAGTCGCCGCGGCTGCGGGACGTGTGGGCCAAGAGCGGGTCGCTGCTCGATGAGGAGGGGCTGGAGACGCTGCGCCAGGTGGCGGCGGACCTGGACTGCCGGCTGTGGCTGGAGATGGTGAACGAGCGGCCCGGGGACACGCGGGCGGTGATCATCCGGGACGGGCAGGCGGTGGGGCAAGAAGCCCCCGGGACGTGAGCCACGGAAGGAGGACGACCATGGGAAGCAAGCACAACCCGCCCCGCTGGTGGAAGGACTACGAGGAGGAGTGCCGCGTCTACATCTTCCTGTCGAGCGCCTACGCGCGGCAGGTGTGGTCGGGGCAGGTGGTGTTCAACGCGGCCGCCGCGGCGAAGTTGCGGTTCATGCCGATCGCCGACCCGCCGCCGGTGCTCACGGAGCAGGAGAAGATCGACCAGGACGTCATCCTTCTGGGTGTGGGGTTCGGCATGTTGCAGGACGACGGCACCATCAAGCACATGCCCGCCACCAAGATGCGCGTCTACCCCCGGGATCTCATCACGCTCAAGGTGAAGATCTGATGCTGACCAAGACGATCACCTACTGCGGGCAGCGGGTCACGGTCGCCTGCGACGGTCAGTGCCACAAGGCGTGGGGCATCAACAGGCGGCCGAGCTACCAGCTGACCGACCACGAAGACGACTACGCCTACCCGGCGGACTACGAGCTCGGCTTCGCGCCGGCGGACCCGGGCACCACGGAGGGCGACCAGGCCAAGCCCTGCGCGACGGTGGCGACCGACCCGGCCATCATGAACAAGTGGTGCGTGCGCGAGTGCGAGCGCTGCTCGATGCACGACCAGGGCGAGCCGGTGACGCTGCGCACGTTCGACAAGCGCCGCTACAACATCCCGCGTCGGACTGGGCGCAACCCGGTGCTGATCATCTCGGGCGGGCAGACCGGCGTCGACCGGGCCGCGCTCGACGTCGGGCTCGCGCTGCGCATCGGCATCGGCGGCTACGTGCCCAAGGGGCGCCGGGCCGAGGATGGGCCGATCGCCCCCAAGTACCCCCTCAAGGAGCTCGAGACGACCAACTACCTCACGCGGACCGAGAAAAACATCGACCTGGCCGGGGCCACGGTCATCCTGTCGACGCGCTGGCCGCTGACCGGCGGCACGCTCGCGACCCGGCGCTACGCCGAGCGGCCGATCGCCGAGGGTGGCAAGGGTCTCGACACGGTCTTCGTCTGCAACCCGGCGGCGACCGACCCGATCGAGCTGGCCCGGTTCGTCGAGCGCTACCCCATCGTCAACATCGCCGGCCCGCGCGAGAGCAAGTGCCCCGGCATCTACCAGGTCACCAAGACCTTCCTCTTGGAGGTGTTCCGATGACGAAGCACGTCTCGCCCTCGATGTTCCTGGGCATGATCCTCACCCAGCCGATGACCCCCGACAACCAGCTGCTCGTCGCCAAGCTCTGGGTGGCCTGGCTGCAGCTGTGGCTCAAGGAGAACCACTGCTACGACGTCGAGGTGTCGGCCGACGAGAACGATCCGTTGCTGGTGGTGGCGAAGTTCCGGGTGCAGGGGATGCCGAACACGGACTCGATGATCGACGTGCCGGTGCCCGACGACCTGCCCTACCAGCTGACGGTCATCAGCAAGACGCGTACGGGCTGCGGCGAGAAGGAGCCGCGGTAGATGGCGCGGCTCAAGAAGAGCCACGGCGTCACCGTCCTCTACCGCACCACCAACAAGTGGAACGTGTTCGACGAGCACATCACGCCCCAGGAGATCGAGAGCGTGGTGCGCAGCTGCAAGCTGGCGACGATGTCGCCCTGGGTGTGGTGGGGCGCGCCGGCGATCGCCGACTGGCTGGTGGCGAACCCGACCACCAAGGAGGAGGAGATGCCGGTGCGGGTGCGCCGCGCCGCGCTCAAGCAGGTCCAGGTGGAGGAGGAGCTCCTCAAGCGGGGCATGGACTTCGTGCGGGCGATGGTGATCACGTTGGAGCAGTCGATCCGCCCGACCCAGCGCGAGGTGCGCAAGGCGCAGAAGGCCGCGGCGAGCCGGAGGAAGCGCTGATGGCCCACAAGCTGACCCGCCTGGCGTTCCGCCAGCTGATCAACGAGGACATCGCCTGGCTCGAGCAGCAGCCGCGCACGCTCGAGCGCGACCACATCCTCATGGCGCTCAAGGAGAGCGAGCGCTTCCACTACGACCTGCCCGACCTCCTGCAGCGCATCGTCGCCGAAGACGACGCGCTGACCACGGCGGGGAAGGAGGGGCTGAGCGACGTCCTGGCCGACGAGGTCTTCGGCTGGGTCGACCAGCTCGAGGGTCCCCATGGCGACTGATCCGCCCCCACCGCCGTCCAAGAAGCCGTCCTGGCAGGATCGCATCAACCCGATGCTGAACAGGGTGCAGCCGGTCACCCGGGTCGTCGAGAACGTCGCCCGGCTGGCGGTGCACCTCCAGAAGCCGACGGTCCTCGGCATCGTCGGCATGGCGTCGGCGGGGACCAACGCGCTGCGCGACCTGCTGGGCAACAACCCGACGGCGGGCCACGACCTCGACGTCTTCTGCTCGCGGGGCTACCTGCTCGAGGCCTTCAAGAAGGCCGGCGCCCAGGTGCGCTCGGCCGACCCGCGCGCGCCTGGCTGCCTCGACATCATCATGCACAACCACACCTTCCGCATCCGGGCGGACGGGAGCCTCTACAGCGACACGGAGTTCGAGCAGCCGTGGATCGAGTGGCTGCGGCAGATGCTGGATCGCGAGCTTCCGCACGCGATCGAGATCCGTCCGGGGCACGGGCACGAGCAGTACCAGTCGGTGGCGACGTCGCTGACGTCGCTGCGCTCGGCGCAGGGGCAGGAGATCTGGCAGGCGACCCAGCCGCTGCTCGGGAGCGGCCGGGTGATCTTGCTCACCGGCAAGCCCGGGATGGGCAAGACGACGATGGCGCAGGAGATCGCGCGCCTGGCCGAGCTCGGCCGGGTGGTGCAGCTGCAGAGCGACATCGTCGGGGCGCCGCGCGATGACGGCGGCGGCCACAAGAACGCGACGCCGCAGTCGACCAGCCGGAGCGGCGGGTTCGAGGAGGGCCTGGCGATGCTGTCGCCGGGGGTGGTGATCGTCGACGACATCGACAAGATCTACCTGTCGCTGAGCCGCATCGAGCAGATCCGCAAGGCGGCCAAGCTGGTGATCTTCACCGCGAACAACGGCGACCAGGACGAGGTCCTGGACAACGCGACGATGCGCCCGGCGCGGATCGACGAGGTGTTCGAGGTGAAGGGGGGCTACACGACGCGGCGCGCGCCGTTCGACCAGCTCACGGACGAGGAGTGGGAGGAGGCGCGCGAGTGGCCCGTGGCCTTCCTCAACGAGCTCGAGGAGCGGTGCTCCTCGCGTCCGGGCAATCTCCGCTTCGATGACCTGAAGAAGCGGGTGGGGCTGCGCACGCGCAGCGCGCGCGGGATCTACTGATGGCGTGCACGCGGACCCCCATCCCGTTCGGCGTGGTGTGGACCTGCACGCGCGGGTTCGACGACCGGGTCGAGTGCAAGTTCTGCAAGACCCGGGTGCGGGATCACGTGCTGTGCGACTGGAAGCTCAAGGGGGAGAAGGCCGGGCAGACCTGCGACGCGGTGATGTGCCGGCGCTGCGCCACGAAGGTCGGCGAGGACAAGGACCTGTGCCCGCCGCATGCGCGGCTGTGGGACAAGGACCCGCGCAACCCCAAGAACAAGGCGCCGCCATGAAGGGCAAGACCAAGAAGCGCGTGACGATCAAGGCGCTGGCGCAGCAGCGGTGCGACGCCGCGCGCCGGCGCAGCCCGCACCTGATCTTCTTCCTCAAGGCCAACGATCCGCCGTGCAAGTCGTGCATCGACTGGGCGCGCGCCAAGCTCAAGGGGGCGTGATGGCCAAGAAGGACAGGGACCTGCCCGAGTTGCCCGCCGGCGCCGAGGTCGTGATGGTGCTGACCGAGGTGAGCGGCACCCGATCGAGGTCGGGGGATCGGCGCACGGTGATCGGCGTCGGCCGCGGCCACGTGGTGGCGCGCGTGCCGGCGAAGGACACGCGCGAGGACCTGATCTACCGGGTCAAGCTCGAGCGGGCGAACCCGACCCACATGATCGGGAGGGAGGTCGAGCTGCCGCGGGGGTGGCTCTACGCGATCGACCTGCGCGAGGAGCGGCGCGCGTTCGAGGAGGCCGTGCGGATGTTCTGGCGAAAGGACCGAGGCTGATGGCGCACCTGCATCGATGCGCGTGTGGTCGACAGTTCCGCTGCGAGGGCGTCGACCACCCGAAGCCGGCCTGGTACTGGTGCGACTTCCAGTGCCCGGATCGGACGCTCCACGGCTTCGGCCTGTACCACACGATGGACGCCGAGTTCCTGCGGTTCTGCGACGTGATGGCGAACTTCAAGGACCCCGACCAGGTCGTCGAGCCGGCGCCGAGCCGGGCGCAGCGGCGGCGGGAGCTGAGGTGCCGATCGCGGGCACAAGGGCAGCGAGAACACGGAGGTAGCTGATGCCACTGCTGGAGATGCCGGACCCTCGGGTCCACCTGCGCTGCGGGGCCTGCAAGGCCCCCTACATCGCGCGCCTGGCCCACGTCCTCAAGGAGGGCGGCTGGGTCTACGAGTGGGTGTTCGTGCCCGACAAGCCGGCGTGCCGTCACAAGACGGGCAGCGCCGAGCTGGTCGACGAGCGGACGCCGAAGGAGAAGAAGGCGACCAAGATCACCTGGAACGTCGAGCTCGAGGCGCGGAAGCTCGGGGTGGCGGTGGCCAAGACCGAGAAGCGAGGCGGACGATGAACAAGCACGAGCGGGAGGATGACATCCAGCTGATCGGGTGCCTGCGGACGAGCCGCCCGGGGACGGTGGTGGTGGTGGGGGCGACGCGCGACACCTGTCAGCGGTGCGGGGCCGAGATCTGGGTGTCGGGGTCGTCGCGGGAGATCGCCGCGCGGGGCGCGGTGCTCGCGTGCCTGGAGTGCTGCGTGCCGGAGATCCACCCGGACTCGCCGGACCGGATGGAGATCGCCCCGATGAACGAGGCGCAGGCCTACGAGATCCTGGCGACGCTGGGTCCCAAGGAGCAGAACTGATGGCGATGGAGCCCCCCTACCTGCCCCTCGAGGTCTCGGACGTGGACATGGCGTTCCCGACGGACGGCTACACGCGGCTGCCGCCGCCGAACGTGTTCAAGACCGTTGACCGTCGCTACGTCGCCTTCGTCGACGAGTGGTTCTACAGGGGCATCAAGTCGGGGATCGCCCAGCTGGTCCCCAAGGAGGGCATCGACCCGGTGAAGGCGATCCGCCACCTGAAGTCGGTGATGGGCACCTGGGACACCAAGCACGAGCACAAGATCGCCGGCGTCGCGTTCCTGATGCAGACGTGGTTCGACTGGAAGGAGGACGGCGATGGCTAGCGGCATGCGCACGTGCCGGGTCTGTGGGTGCACGGACGAGGACTGCTCGGTCTGCATCCAGCGGACGGGCTTCGCCTGCAGCTGGGTGGAGTACGACCTGTGCTCGGCGTGCCTGACCGCGGCGGAAGACAGGCCCCCGACGTCGCTGTTCGCCGACCTGAGCGACCAGGTCTCCGGCAACGACTTCCTGCACGGACTGGCCGACCTGTCGGGCGACCCCAGGCTCAAGAAGCTCGCCGCCGAGGGCGGCGTGGCCTGGGTGACCGGGCTCCGCATCGAAGGCGAAGGTATCGAACCGGTCGAGTTCAAGAGAGAGATCCTCGGCCGGTTCGTCGATCTGGACGAGTGCCCTCGGTGCGGCAAGAAGACGTACCACCATCCACCGAGCAACCGGCGCGCGTGCCAGGACCCGGCGTGCAACTGGCAGAGCAAGGGTCGTGATGAAGCCCGCTGAGCCGAAGGTCCCGGAGTGGAACCCGCGCTATGTCGCGTACGCGGCTGCGCACAACAAGACCCCGGAGGCGATGATCGAACACGACAAGGAGGCGTGGCCCGGCGGCAAGATGACCGGCTACATCCTCTGGAGCAACGCGCACTGGTCGCGGTGGTTCGTGGAGTGCAAGGGGCGCAAGCGCGCCGAGCCGGCCTCGTCGAGCTACCCCGACTACATCTCGGAGCGCGACCAGAAGCACTTCACGGCCTGGCTGCAGCAGCAGTACCCGGCCCCCCAGGAGACCTCGTGAGCGGCACCAAGGCTTCGAACCAGCAGCGGACGACCAAGCGCGCGATGGATCTGATCGCGAAGCAGAAGATGGAGGTGCAGGGACACCCGTCGATGTACCAGACGGGGTGGAACGCGGCGCTGGCCACGGTGTGGGCGGCGCTGGAGCGGGGCGATCACCTGCACCCGCCGAAGGCAGAGCCGCCGGGGTTGGCGCGGCCCCAGGAGGTGTCCGCGCAGTGCGGGGCGCGGGACGCGGACGGGCCGCCCTGCATCCACCCGAAGGGGCACGTGGAGGCGGGTCAGCCGCTGCACAACAACGGGAGGCGCACGTGGCGGACGCCGCGGACGTGAGCCTGCATCGCAGGGCGGCCGAGTGGATCGCTCGGTTCATCCAAGAGCACCCGCAGACGCCGGAGGTCGAGGCGGAGGCGGCCCAGTTGATCGCCGATCTCAAGGGGCGCGACAAGGAGGACGCCGAGCGCCACGCCTACTGGTTCGACGACTACCCGCTCGAGTTGCTCGACGGGGAGATCGAGGAGCTCGGAGGGCTTCCCCAGAACCACCCGACCCGGCGGCTGAAGGTGGAGTTCATCACCAGGTACCGCAAGGCCCGCGGGATCTTGCGCGGCCTCGCGCCCCGCTGTGACTGGTTCGGCTACGATGGCGAGCAGGCGCAGTGCCCGGCGCTGGGAACGAAGACGATCGACGGGCGCCATGTCTGCCCCGAGCACTTCGAGGTCGTGGAGGCCCGGGACGCGTGGAAGCGGACCCACACCTACTGACGGAGCGCGCGATGCCGGATCGGGAGTGCGACGTGAAGTTCGAGGACCTCGAGGAGATGGTGCCCAAGGAGCGCCAGCTCGAGCTCGACGACACCAAGGACGCTGGTCCGCTCGCGCTCGACACGACGATGGACGCCGGCGTCGAGGATGCCGGCCGGTACGCGGAGGTGGTGCGCGCCCGGCTCGCGACGTTCACGGTGGCGGCGGTGCTGGCCAAGGATCTCTACCTGGCCTACTGCGCGTCGAGCGACTGGAAGAACTTCCAGGGCGAGCCCTGCCCGCCCTGGGACGATCTGCCAGAGACCGTGCGCACGCACTGGGGCGCGGTCGCCACCTTCGTGCTGCGCAAGTTCCGGCGCGTCTGATCGCCCGGCAACGACAAGATCACTCCCGCGGCCTGAGCGGCCGAGGAAGGACAACGATGGCGAAGAAGAAAGCGGTGCGAGAGCGCTGGTCGGTCTGCATCGACCGCCTGCACAAGGTCGTGGTGGCCGAGGACGGCAAGCTCGCCTACAGCCACGACCGCCAGGAGGCCGAGAAGATCGCGCGCGGCGTCGGCGGCCGCGTCGTCGACACTGCGGCGTGGGCGAAGCGGCCGCGGTTCCTCAACCAGGCCGAGCTCTACCAGATCTACGGCGGCACGGCGATCGAGCTCGGGCTGAGCCGGTCCGGGTCGGACCCGATCAAGGAGGTGCGCATCACGAAGATCTCGTTCAAGTCTGGGCTGGGTCGCCGGGGCAAGCGCCTGCGCCCGGCGACGATCAACCTGGTGATCGAGTACGACACCTGAAGGAGCACGATGGGCTACAAGGTGACGATCACCTACGAGATCGAAGTGACGTCGTTCGGCAAGGAGCAGGACATGAAGCTGGTGGAGAAGGATCTGCAGGCGCGGGCGGAGACGTCGGTGGGGTACGGGCTGCCCCACTTCTGGCGGGTGCGGGCGGGGTCGGTGAAGGTGAAGGCGCGCAAGTCGTGAAGGGGATGGAGGATGTGATGGCGAAGATCGACGAGCCGTACCTGGTGGAGCTGTGGCACCTGTCGCGCTCGGCGGGCGTCTCGGGGCTGCACGCCCGGCGGGTGTGGTGTGCGGCGACGTACGAGAAGCAGCGGCCCGGGTTCACGTCGACGGGCGTGTACAAGGCGATGGTGCGGCTGGGCATCGGCGAGCTGCTGGGGGCGCCGCTGTGACGCTGGATCTTGCCTGCGGGGTCCACAACCTGCCGCTCGACCAGTGCCCGTGCCCCAAGGGCGACGGCGCCTGGCTCGGCTACCGCGCGCTGTGGGTGGCCGAGCGCCGCAAGGCGGCGCAGCTCAGCGCGCCGGCGGTGCTGCCGGAGGAGCCGGTCGCGCCTCCGGAGGAGCGCCCCCGGGTGGTGCTGGGGGAGGAGTACATCGACCTCTTCGAGCAGCTGGACATCGACGACTTCGACCTGGTGATGCGGGCGCTCGAGGGGGTGGTGGAGCAGTCGGCGAGCCTGGCGCTCGACGATCCCGACGACCGCGCGGTGCTCATCGCCCGGCTGCGGAAGTCGGTGGGCTGCGTCGTCGAGCGGGAGGAGCTGCGGCTGTAGTCGCCGCTGGTCGCGGGCCAGCGAGCGTGTGCTGATTCCGTCGCCCACGTGGGCGACCTCAACAAGGAGACGACGATGGGACTGATCAAGGACGAGAGCGGGCGCGACATCGAGGCCGAGGAGAAGCAGCTGGGGGACACCCCGGCGAGCAACGGGCACAACCACGGCATGGAGAAGCGCGACGTGCGCGGCCTGCCGACGGGGACGATCATCTACAACCTCATCCGGGTGACCGGCGAGGAGGTGGGGCTCGAGAACTTCATCCACCACGCGGAGGTGCAGAAGGCGATGCAGAAGATGGTCGTCGACCCGCCGCAGCTGGCGGCGGCCAAGCAGGCCTACCAGTCGATGGTGCAGGGCCGCTTCGTGTTCGCCAACGAGCTCAACGAGCGGTTCAAGGCGATCGACCAGGCGCGCTGCGACGAGCTCGGCATCCAGATGTTCGTGCCGAAGGGCGACGCTCCCGAGGAGGGCTGACATGGTGATGCGTCCGTACCGGCGGGTGATCAAGGCCACGAAGGAGGAGCACGGCCACAAGCCCGACTGCGTGTTCGTGGACAACCACGGTCCGTCGTGCGTCTGCGACGGGTCGATCGCCGAGGGCGACGTCGGCAACCTGGTGCGCAAGCGGCTCATCGGCTCGATGGAGCTGACGGGCTGGACGCTCGAGAGCCAGGGGGAGTGGCTGTCGTTCACGCGGAGATTCGGGGAGCACGTCATCACGATCGCGCGCGTCCACAGCGGCTGGTCGTGCGTGTGGATGCGCGGGATGGGGTGGACGATCTCCGAGTCGCGTGGGTTCGGTTCGCTGGCGGCGTGCGTGACGGACCTATGGGAGCACATCATCAGCTACCAGGACACGGCGGACGAGATGATCGCCGAGACGATGCAGCTGCGGATCGCGGCCGCGAAGGCCTCGCCGACGCCGCTGACCTCGGTGCCGCTGCCCGAGGACGAGGAGTAGGTCGTGCCGCGGGCGAAGCCGGTGCGGCCGGCGCTGCGCACGACGCTGGTGAAGGCGGAGGTCTACGAGGTCCGCACGATCAAGCTGCTCTTCGAGCGGGGCTGGGCGGTGTTCCACGTCGACGAGAATCTGGGGTCGCTGTCCGTCGAGTCCGACTGGGGCAACTACGCCTACCAGTGGGGACACGGCGGTCGCAACGGCCGCACGCTGCTCGCCTTCCTGGGCACGGCGAGCGAGGGCTACATCGCGCAGAAGCTGCTGTCGGGCCGGCGTGGGGAGATCGTCAACGGGGACGCGACGCGGCGCGCGCTGCAGAAGGCGGCGCGCGCGATGTTCAAGGCCGGGCGGGTGCGCCTCGTGCTCGACGCGTACCACGGGGAGAGCGCGTTCGATCTGTTCCGCTCCCTGACGGGCGAGATCCGAGAGTACTGCTCGACCGTGGACGGGATGAGCGCCAACTGCGACCTCTACGTGCACGCCGGCGAGCTGGTGAAGAAGGCGTTCGACCCGCTGCACGAGCTCCTCGAGTTCGAGCTGCCGGGCTGGCACCAGTTCCTCGGCGACGAACTCATCCCGGCGTTCCAGGCCTACCTGCGAGGAGAGATCGATGGACACCTACCTCCGATGGCTGGCTGATCAGGCCGCGCGCCGCTCGTTGCGGAAAGGCGACTCGCCCCACTATCGCTGCGTGATCTGCTGGGCGCGGAACCCCTGGGGGGAGGGCTGCGCCGACAAGCTCGACCGGTTGTTCTCGTCGTTGGTCGACCAGAGGATCTACGTCGACAAGGGGCGTTACCGCTGGCCGGCGTCACCGGTCACGGATGCGGGGCTCTGCAGCACGTGCTGGGACGCGATCGAACCCATCGACCTGGTGGCGGCTGATGCGGAAGCCCTGTAGCAACTGTCCGTGGCGCCGGGACGCGCCGCCGGGCTACTGGGACCCCGATCACTTTCGCTCGATCTGGGTCAACTGCCAGGACGACGGCACGCACCTGATGCTGTGCCACAAGTCCGGCGCGCGGCCGCCGGCGGCGCCGCAGATCGTCTGCCAGGGATGGATCCGGGTGATGAAGCAGGACGCGATCGGCGTGCGGCTCGCGCTGGTGCGTGACCTGGTGACGATCGAGGAGGTCGAGGACACGGACGGGCCGGATCTGTTCACGACCTTCCGCGCGATGCTGGTGGCCAACGGCATCCGGCCGCCGGCGCGCAACCGCTACATGCCGAAGCACAGACGGAGCAGGTAAGATGCCCAGCTTCCACACGAGCTCGCTCGAGCCCAACCCGAGCAGGACCATGACCGACCCCATCCACCCCGAGGGCATCATCCCGACCGGGCCGTATCGCGACGACCTGGCGTCGGCCATGGCGCGGCTGCAGGCCCAGGAGCGCGAGATCGCCGAGCTGCGCCTCGCGCTGCAGGAGAAGGAGACCCGACTCGCCGAGGCGGAGGACAAGGAGAACGCCCGCGTCAACTTCTACCTCGAGTTCGGCGACGAGGAGATCAAGCGCCTCGAGGCCGAGAACCGCAGCCTGCACCAGCAGGTGATCGTGCTGAGCGGCGCCTCGCCCGGCGCGCTGGTGAGCCTCCGCCGCGAGCTGACGCAACTGCCGCGCCTCGAGGCGGAGTTCCGGTGGATGCGCAAGGATGTGGCCCGCACCCGGCTGCTGTTCGTGGTGGCGGTGCTGGTCTACATGCTCATGGGCTGGGCGCCGCTGTGATCGACGAGGGCGTCGACCGCCGGTGCTGGCTCTGCAAGCGGCACCGCACGACGGGGTTCGTGCTGGTGCAGACGCTCCCGTGCTGCGGGGAGGTGCTCTCCGTGTGCGCCGAGAAGTGCGCCGAGATGATCCCGCGGGTGTGCAGGGGGATGACGGTGGAGCGGTACGTGGAGAAGTTCGCGGCGATGCACGCCGTGATGTGCAAGAAGGGACGATCTGCTGATGAGCGACGCGGCACACCTGGCGACGAAGATCCCCAACCTGGTGGTGCTGACGGGGGGCAAGGGTCAGCCTGAGCGCGACTACGTCCAGGACGTCTTCGGCAAGGGCGGCTACCTGGACGCGCGGATCGACGGCTACCAGCCACGCGACGGGCAGATCAAGCTCGCGCGTGCGATCGACCGCGGCATCCGCGAGGGCCGGCACGTCATCGGTGAGGGCCCGACCGGCACGGGCAAGAGCTTCGCCTACTCGGTGCCGGCGGCGTACCACGCGGTGCACAGCGGCAAGCGGGTGTGCATCGTCACGGCGAACAAGAACCTGCAGCGGCAGATCTACCAGAAGGACCTGGCGGCGCTGGCGGCCGCGGTGCCGTGGCCGTTCACCTACGCGATCCGCAAGGGGGTCGCGAGCTACCTGTGCCGCCGCAACTTCGAGGCGCGGACGTACCAGGGGCTGCTGTTCGAGACCACCGAGCAGCGGCAGATGATCGAAGCGACGGTGCGGTGGGCGGAGACGACGACGACGGGGGACTACGAGGACAGCCCCGGACCGTCGGCGAAGGTCTGGGCGGGGTTCTCGACGGGGCGCGAGGAGTGCGATGGGCGGAAGTGCCCGCAGTTCGGCCGATGCTTCGTGAAGAAGGCGAAGGACGCCTCGGAGTCTGCGCAGATCATCGTCACGAACTACCACCTGTTCTTCCTGCACCTGCGGATGGGGGTGGAGCGGCCGATCTTGCCGGAGTTCGACGTGGTGATCATGGACGAGGCGCACCGCGCGGCGAACATCGCGCGCGAGTTCTTCGGCCAGGAGATCACCTTCGGCGGGCTCTACCGCTGCGTGACGAACCTGCACATGGTCGAGGTGGCACGGTTCAAGGCGCAGGGGCAGCGACTGCGCGAGGCCTTCATGAAGGAGGTGGCGGGGCTGTGGCATGCGCTGGCGGCCCGGGCCCGGGCGCACAACCACGTCATCACCGAGAAGAACCGGCTGGACACGACGGCGCTCGAGGAGCGGCTCGAGGAGATCCGGCTGTTCTACGGTGAGGTGGCAGACGCGCTCGATCCGCCCGATGCGATCATCAGCTCGAAGGGGACGGCGCAGGGGGCGCAGGCCAGCGCGTACCGCAAGCTGGCGGTGAAGTGCCTCGAGAAGCAGGAGGAGCTCGCCGAGTTCCGGTCGCTCGCCGGCGAGGGGATGGTCTACTTCATCGAGGGGTCGGGGCACGAGCCGCAGGGCAAGTACGTGCGGCTCAAGTCGAAGGCGATCGAGGTCAGCGGCTTCATGCGGCCGATGCTCTTCGAGCGCTACAAGACGGTGGTGCAGACCTCGGCGACGCTGGCGGCGCGCGGCGGCAACGGCGGGGACTTCGCCTACCTGCGGCGCGAGATGGGGATGAACCCGCGCGCGGGGGCCGAGGACCTGTCGGTCGAGGAGCTGGTGGTCGAGTCGCCGTTCGACTGGCCGCAGCAGGCGATGCTGGTGATCCCGTCGACCATGCCGGAGTTCGTGCATGGCGACGACCGCTGGGACAAGGCGGTGCTCGACCACACCCAGCAGACGGTCGAGCTGATGAAGGGGCGGACGCTGTGCCTGTTCACGAGCTTCCGCATGCTCGAGGCGGCGCGCGACCGGCTGCGGAAGGAGACCCGCTACCGCATCCTGGTGCAGGGCGAGAAGACGAACCGCGAGCTCGCGGCCGAGTTCCAGGACGACGTCCACTCGGTGTTGCTGGGGACCGAGTCCTTCGCCGAGGGGGTCTCGATCGAGGGTGAGGCCTGCAGCTGCGTGCTGCTGGACAAGATCCCGTTCATCAACAAGAACGACCCGGTGATGATGGGGCTCGAGCGCCGGCTCAAGGAGCGCGGCAGCCGGGACGACGTCTTCCGGACGTACATGCTGCCGGAGGCGATCATCAGCTTCAAGCAGCGGGTCGGGCGGCTGATCCGCACGGTGGAGGATGTGGGGGTGGTGGTCGTGCTCGATCGCCGGCTCCTGACGAAGCCGTACCGCAAGCAGTTCATCAAGAGCATCCCGCCGGTCCGTCAGACGACGGACCTCGAGGCGATCCAGCCCTTCTTGTGGGAGAAGGGCGTCGTGTAGGAGGACCATGAGGATCACGATCCACGGCAGCAGCGACGACAACTTCTGCTTCACCATCGAGAACAACCAGGGCAAGCGCACCCGCGACGAGTGGGGGTGCTACCAGGCGGGCGATGACGAGATCCACCTGGTGGCGCGGCTCGCCACGATCGGCCTCACCAAGGGCGTGTTCATCCGGGCGATCTACGACGGGACGTGGTCGTTCGCGGTGGGCAAGCTGGACGAGGGTCGTTCGCTCCCTGGGTGGAGGTTCGAGCTCGGCAACAAGCACGAGTACTCGACGGAGCTGGTCATCGAGACCGGGGACGACCTGGTCGAGCTGGTGCGGGTCGAGTACCTGAAGGGAAGGGGGTGGGTCCCGACCCAGGCATAAGGGGCTAGAAGGAGGAGACGCATGCTTCACAAGAAACGGACCTGGCAGATCAAGAACCTCGAGGTGTCGGCGCTGGCGACCGAGCTGCTGCGGTGCCACTCGTGGACGGAGTGCACGGGGTTCCGCGCCGTCGGGATGCTGTGGCTCAACGACTCGACTGGCGCCGACGGCGCGCAGGAGTACGCGGTCGTCCGCGAGGAGGACGGGCGACAGGTCGAGAGCATCACGGTGAGCTGGTGCACGCCGGCGCAGCTGGAGAGCAAGGTCGTCGGCATCGCCGCGCGGCTGCCCGACATGGCGCCGATCAGCGACTGGGTGCTGCAGCCGGATGCGCTCGAGCACGGAGAGGGGCCATGCCGGTTCTGCGCGTGACCAGACACGTCGAGCCGAGCATGGACCTCCAGGAATACGCGAGCTTCAACACCTGCTACGCGGTGTGGCTGGCGAAGGTCGATGCGCTGTGCGGGCGGCTGCTCAACGTCGAGCTGCTGCAGCTGCTCGAGTCGGATGGGATCGATCCCTGGGAGGACTGGAACTCCGGCGTCCGCCCGGAGCGGTTCTTCTCGGCGGTGCTGGTGCCCCACATCGAGCTCGATCAGGGCGCCGAGTTCATCGACGAGGTCATCGGCCTTGAGGCAATGTGGGGAGCATCATCACCATGACCAAAGAGATCCCGTTCGACTACCTCGCGAGCCGGATGCGAGCCAACGCGTTCAAGGGCGTCTGGCACGGCGGCAGCCGCGGCATCACGGACCAGGCCTACTTCGCGCGGTGCCGGAAGATCCAGCACGGCGTGACGATGATCTTCACCCGCGATGTGGGGCACCACGCGTGCGGCTGGTTCAAGAACCCCGACTACGAGCGGTGCCTGCACCTGTCGATGTCGGCGGCGCCGGGCCTCGTCTGGACGCCTGACACCCCCGACTTCGATGAGCGGATGCGGAACGCGTGGCTGCGCGCGTTCTTCAAGGAGGACCTCGCCAAGGTGTGGTTCGAGCCCCCGGTCAGCCCGGAGGGGCGGGCGCGAGGCGTGCAGCACTGGCGGCTGTTCTGCGACCAGGCGTGGCAGCCGATCGTCCCGCGCGGCGAGGTCTACACCACGGCGTTCACCGAGCTGGGCTGGAAGACCGCGTCCGAGATGCGGGCACTGGAACAGGAGATCGTCCCGGGCTGATCCGGGCCGACATCGACGCGTGGGCGGATGCGTCCGCGCGTTTTCTTAGCGCAAGGAGATGGCGATGTTCGATGGGATGAAGGTGTTCTCGGCCACGAAGGCCCGCGACCGGGAGTTCCTGGGCGAGCTGGTGACCGACTGGATCACGCTGAACAAGGACAAGGAGATCGTCGACAAGGTGGTGAGCCAGAGCTCGGACTCCGAGTTCCACTGCCTGTCGATCACGCTCTTCTGGAAGGTGCGGGATGGCGGCCGCCGCGCGGGCTGAGCGCCCGGTGCTGTTCTCGGGCGAGATGGTCCAGGCGATCCGCGCCGGCCGGAAGACGCAGACGCGGCGGGTGATGAAGCCGCAGCCCAAGGGAGTAGTGGGCAAGACCTGGCCGGACCCCGACAGCTGGGCCTGGCCCAGCTCGCTCGCGCGGACGATGGTCGACATCAACGAGGCCCGCAGCCTCAGCCCGTACGGGTGCCGCGGCGACCGCCTGTGGGTGCGCGAGACCTTCGCGCTGCTCTGGCCGGGCGAGGGCCCGCCGGAGAACGCCCAGGAGAACCGGGTGGAGTACCGGGCGGACGGGGACCCGAGCCGGTTCCCGGGGGAGTGGCCCCCGGAGTCGGCCAAGGATGCGGAGCGGCCGCGGTGGCGCCCCGGCATCTTCATGCCGCGCCGGGCCTCACGGATCGTGCTCGAGGTGACCCGGGTTCGGATCGAGCAGGTCCAGGAGATCAGCGAGCAGGACGCGGCCGCCGAGGGGGTGCGGCCGCTGCAGATGGACAGGGGGAGCTACTTGCCGAGCTTCGAGGGGCTGTGGGATACGATCAACGCGCCGCGCGGGTACGGATGGAGCACGAACCCCTGGGTGTTCGTGATCGAGTACCGAGTGATCCAGGGCCTTGCGCCCGCCGCGTCACACTCCGTATGATGCGATCACACCAGGCAAGCCCGGGCGTACCCGCGCCCAAGCTACCGGAGAAAACCATGGACACGGACAGCGAGACCAACACCATCGACACGACCGCCGCGCCCGCGGTGGTCCCCACCAAGCCGGCCAAGGCGAAGAAGGCCGCGCCGGCGCGCAAGCCGAAGGCGAAGTCCGCGGAGCGGCCGCGCGGCCGCACGGAGCTCGTCTTCGACGAGATGACGGCGCACGAGCAGGCTCTGCTGCGGGCGCTCTACACGCCGTCGGGCCCGCGCGTGGCGAAGGCCATCCACGAGCTGCAGGACCAGCTCTGGCCGAAGAAGAAGAAGGCGACGGGGACGTCGCTGGTCCGCAACACGCTGCGGCGACTGGTCAAGTTCGGCTGGGTCGAGCTGGCGACGCCGACGAAGGCCGAGGTCGCCGCGCACAAGAAGGCGAAGAGCGGGCGGCTCTACTCGAAGTACCTGGTGACCGAGAAGGGCCGGAAGCGCGGCATCAAGGACTAGCCCGTGGCCGCCCAGATCTTGCTCGCCGCAGACTTCGGTCTGCCGGCGAGGGCCGTGACCGAGTCCCTGGCGGTCCTCGGCCGCAAGGGCGGGGGCAAGACCAACACCGGGGGCGTGCTGTTCGAGCAGATGCACATGATCGGCGCGCAGTGCGTGGCGCTGGACCCGGTCGGCAACTGGTGGGGACTTCGGCTCTCCGCCAGCGGCAAGCGCAAGGGGCTCGACATTCCCGTGTTCGGCGGGGTGCACGGCGACGTGCCGCTCACGCCGACGTCGGGGAAGCTGATCGCCCAGCTGGTGGTCGACCGGCGGGTGAGCTGCGTCATCGACCTGATGACCTTCAAGCCGGAGCAGCGGCGGCTGTTCGCCGCGGACTTCGCCGAGGAGTTGTTCGAGCTCAAGAAGACCCACCGCTCGCCGCTCCACCTGTTCGTGGAGGAGGCGCGCAAGTTCATCCCGCAGCTGTCGAAGAGCAAGCTCGACCTGCGGATGGCGGACGCGTTCGACGACATCGTGCGGCTGGGCCGGAACTACGGCCTGGGCGTGTCGCTGCTCGACCAGCGGCCGCAGTCCGTCAACAAGGAGGTGCTGTCGCAGACCGAGATCCTCATCGTGCACCAGCTGACCGAGACCCACGGCCGGAAGGCCATCGAGGACTGGGTGCGGTCGAAGACGACCAAGGGGGGCGAGCAGCTCGCGGACCTGGACCAGCTCGAGGTGGGGGAGGCCTTCGTGTGGAGCCCGGGCCTGCTGCGCACCTTCGCCCGGGTGCGCGTGCAGAAGAAGCAGACCTACGACGCGTCGGCGACGCCCGAGCTCGGCAGCGGGCAGGAGGACGTCGCTCCGCGGCCGCTGGACGCCACCGACCTGACCCGCCTCGAGGCGGCCATGACGGAGGTTGTGGCGGAGGCGGCTGCCACGGACCCGACGAAGCTGCGCCAGGAGGTGCAGCGGTTGCGCGCTCAGGTCGCGACCCTCGAGGTCCGCGCGCCGGCGCCGGCCCCGCCGGCGAAGGAAGTGCGCGTCGCGGTGATGGGGCCCGAGGACTGGGAGCGGCTGGATAAGTACGTGGAACGATTGGACAAGGAGGTGAAACTGCTCGACCAGCAGCGCGACAAGCTGGCGCAGGCCCAGCAAGTGGTGACGACCGAGCTCGGGAACATCAAGACGCTGATCATGCAGGCCGCGGCCACCGCGACCTCAAGCCGGGGAACGTCATCCACCGCGACGTCAAGCCCGACAACCACCGCCTCGAGGCCGACGGGCAGCCTCAAGGTGGTCTACACCGACAAGCCCACCCAGCGGGTCCAGGCCGCCGGCGCCGCCGGTGTGGCGCTGACCGGGCCCGAGCAGCGCGTCCTCGAGGCGCTGGCCTGGCAGGCCGCGATCGGCATCCACGAGGCCGACTCCACCACCACCGCCTTCCTCGCCGGCTACAAGGTGGGCGGCGCCTACAACAACGTGCGGGGCAAGCTCCGGTCCGCCGGCCTGGTCGACTACCCGACGCCGGGGACCCTCAAGCTGACCCTCGCCGGCGCCGCGGCCGCGCCGGCGGTCCTCGCCCCGCTGACCACGGCGGCTCTGCACGAGCACGTGATGGCCCGCCTCGAGGGGCCCCACCGCCGACTGCTGGCCCCACTTCTCGAGGCCTACCCCGAGAGCCTGACCACCACCGAGCTCGCGGCCGCGTCGGGCTACGAGATCGGCGGCGCCTTCAACAACGCCCGGGGCCGGCTGCGGTCCATGGGACTTGCCGACTACCCCACGACCGGCTCGGTTCGCGCGACCGACCGGCTCTTCCTGAAGAGGTGACGATGCTGTTCAAGGAGATCGACGTGTTCCTGTGGGAGCACGACATGTTCGACGTGCTCAACAGCCTGCTCCAGGCGGTCGAGAAGGAGACCACCTTCCTCGCGGAGCTGCGGGGCGTGTCCCACGCGCCCAAGATGATGACCGATGAGGCTCAGGACCTCTACGCCGAGGACATCACCCGCGCGATGGTCGACGGCGACTACCTCAACCCGCGGAGCGTGCTGTCGCACCGCGATCGCTACATGACGGCGTGGGCGGTCGCCCAGATCATCGTGGCCAAGCAGCGCGAGCTCGCGCCCGAGGAGGAGGAGACCGACGCGACGACCACCTTCGTGAAGCTGTGCCAGGCCAACGCGGAGCTGGGGGTCAAGACCGTCGAGGTCCTGCAGAAGATCGACGAGCGGGATCTGATCATCGAGCACCTGCGAGAGGGGCAGCGCGACGCCGCCACGCTGGCGGCGCACATCGTCTGGATGGCGAACACCGTCCACCAGGCCTACCACCAGACCAATCCCAGCGACCCGTTCGGTGCGCCGTCGTCGCTGACCTGGCAGGAGTGCACGAAGGGCACGTGCGGCTCGATCGAGCACATCCTGGCCCAGGCCGGGTACGACAAGGCGCTGCAGCCGATCCCGCGGAGGTCGTGATGGACATCCAAGATCAGATGAAGGCGCGGCTCGCCGCGTACAGCGAGTTCCTCACCAAGCTCTCGCACAATGGGGTGGTGACCGACCTCGAGGCCGAGCAGCTGCGGCGCCTCGCCACCTTCCTCGCTCCGGTCGAGGTCGAGGCCGAGCCCGAGAACGAGGACACCCAGGGCCTCAACCGCTGGTCGGTTCGTGACTGGGCCAAACGGCCGCGGCAGACCGGAATGGAGCAGCAGAACGAGAAGGTGGTGCTCGAGCTCCTCAACCTGTTCGCCGGGTACGAGATCCCCTTCTACATCCGCGACAAGCACGGCGAGAAGACCGGGCGGGAGTACTCGACGCCCGAGCGGCTCGCCATGCTCAGGAAGAAGTTCGACGACCTGGCCGTGGTCGCGAAGGACGCGAACAAGCGCGCCGCCGAGACGCAGGCGCTGATCGACCAGCACCGGGTAGCCCACGCGGCCGCGCTGGCCGAGCTCGGCACCCAACTCGGCGCCTCTGACGAGATCAACACAGCAGTCGCGCGGGCGCGCGTCATCCTCACGAACGTCGAGCGCGCCGACGATCCGGTGCAGTACGGGGAGCCGGACGACCGCGGGGTGCGCATGGTGACGATCGACGCTCGCGGCGTGGTGCTGCGGCTGTGCATGCAGCGCATCGTCCACGACCTGACGCCGGACCAGAAGATCTGCGACACGTGCCTGGGTCTCGGGCTGATCAAGTGCGGTTCGAGGTACGCGCACGGTGAGCGCAAGCCGTACGAGGACGCCTACCCCTACCAGCAGCAGTGGCTCCGGAATTGCCCGGACTGCTACATGGGCGTGGCGTACCTGTGCCCGCTCTGCCGGGCGGTGATCCCGCGTGGCCGCACGGCGTGCGAGTGCAGGGCGGCCCGGGACGCGCGGGCGCTGGCCGACTACGAGAAGGAGATGAAGCGGCGGGAGACGCTGCCGCGGATCTTGCTCAACGCCTACGAGCACCCGGTGGTGTGGTGCGACGACACGGACACGTTCGTCAACGTCGATCACATCCACGGTCACCTCGAGGAGCACCCCGACGCGACGTTCTTCGCCTGCGAGCCGAGCGCCCAGCTGACGAAGCCCGAGGCCTGGGAGATCATCGAGAGGCTGTGCGATGACGCGATGGCGGAGGTCGACCCCGAGGACAGCGATGCCGTCCTCGACGTCGTGAAGGAGGGGGCGGCCGAACTCGACGCGTTCCTCGAGGTGTGGGCCAAGAAGTACGTCACGGCCCGGGACCTGTACTACCCCAACATGAAGCTGATCGTGGAGGTTGTCCGTGGAGAGTCCGACGACGCACCAGTGTGAGTACTGCGGGATCACCATCCCCGTGGAGCGCTTCCACGCCGAGCCCAAGGCCTGCATCAACGCCCTGCGCAAGGCGCTGCTCCGCCAGCGCCAGATCGCCGAGCACCTGTCCTACGAGATCTCGGTCCGCTACCTGGCCGTCCTCGAGGAGCTGGCGCAGAACCCTGGCGACCAGGTCGGCTTCTTCACCATCGGGCCGGACGGGACCAAGGTCCGACACGCGCCGCAGCAGGTCGCCGGCATCTTCGCGGCGATCTTGATGCGCTACCGGGTGTCGTGCGACTGGACGCCGTTGCACGACGCCAAGCGGCGGATCGAGGAGCTCGAGGCGGAGAACGCCGAACTCAGGCGGCGCGCAGCTCCTCCACCCGATCCTGCTGGTTCGTGATCTCGCCGGCGTTGATGCGGCGCTGGGTCTCCATGGCCCAGGCGTAGGCGGCGCGCCGGCGCCACATGAAGATGTAGGCGGCGCCGCCGAAGACCTCCGCCAGCCAGACGGCGTTGCGCTCCATCTGGTGGTCGGAGATCTTGCCGTACAGCTCGAACTGGACGAGCAGGGTCTGCGTGTAGCCGGCGCGCTCGAAGCGCGCGCGCAGCGTCCACAGGATGGGCAGGATGAGCAGGTAGCTCAGCCCGAAGAGGACGTGGTTCACGGGCCACAGCCGGCGGCCGAGGGGCCAGCAGTGCGCCTGGGCGACGTGGACCTTCTCGTGACGCAGGATGGCGTACTTGCCGTCGTTGCTGTGGTCGTCCCACGCGTCGCTGACGTAGACCGTGGAGCCGACCGTGGTGGTGACGGCGGACGCGTTCTGGCCGGTCAGCTTGCTGAGCAGCCAGAAGACCGGCCGCAGCCATGAGCTGCGGCGGGGCTTGATCGTGAAGCGCGGGAACTCGGCGCGCATCTGGCGCCGCAGGATCTCGAACCGGTTGACGGACATCGTGACCTCCTAGATCGGGCATAAGGGAGGTGACGGCACCCCAGCGATGCCAGGGTGCCGATCTGTGATGGGCCCGATCGTGGAGATCAGGCGCGGACGCCGCCGTAGCCGGGGCGCAGGTTCCAGTCCGGGCTGACCCAGATGAGCTGGCCGCGCTGGCCGGCGGTGGCGAGCGTCCAGGTGGTGCCGCTGGCCAGGTTGGCCGGGGTGATGACCACGGTGCCGGCGCCGGTCTTGGTGCGGAAGATGACGTTGAGCGTCTCGCCGTTGATCGTGCCGTCGGCCAGGGTCATGGCCATGCCGGGCGTGGCCGAGTCGATGATCGCGAAGCCGTCCGTCGGGCTGATCGCCCCGGCGGCGCTGTAGACCGTGGTCTTCAGCGCGTCGAGGTAGTCGTCGAGGTCATCGAACTTGGTCTTGAGCGCGGTGGCGCGGGACAGCTTGATGGGGACGCGGACTTGAGCGAGCGTGAGCTTCGTGCGGGCCATGTGGGTCTCCTTCGGAGGTCATGGTAGGGACGGCAGGACGCCGCCCTACGCCCAGGGGTTGATCAGACGACGGGGTCGATGGCGGTGATGGTCTTGTAGGCCAGCTGCAGGACGCGGACGGGCAGGGTCGCCGCCGCGGTGAGCTGGATCTCGGTGTTGGCCGCCGCGTTGGGCTGGCTCGAGGCCACCTGGAGCTCGTTGACGTCGGCGCCGACGATCGCGTAGTAGGTGGTGGCCGGCAGCAGGCCGGTGGGCAGCGCCCCGCCGTTGTGCGCCTCGACCCGGACCGTCGCCTCGTCCGGGATGCCGTGGGCGGTGATGGTGAAGTCGTTGCCGAGGTCGTTGACGTCGGTGGCCGGCAGCCCGCCCGGCTCCCAGAGCTCCATCGTGCCCGACCCGTCGTCGTCGAAGGCGACGGCGGTGCCGGCGAGCGCGTTGTCCTCGGACGTCGCCACCTTGAAGATGTCGTCGGTGACCCGGATGACCCAGTAGAGGGTGCCGGCGACCAGGTTGAGCGGCAGGTCGCCGCCCTTGAGGACGATCGGACCATCGCCGGTGACGAAGCCGTGCGCGACCGAGGTGAGGCGGTCGGTCGCGTTGGCCGCGGCGGTGATGGTGTGGGAGTTGGTGCCGGTGGTGTAGAGCACCATCGCCCCCGACCCGTCGTCGTCGAACGTGACCTCGGTGAGCGCGATCGCGTTGGCGTGGGTGGTCGCCAGCTGGAAGGTGTCCGCACCGGTCTCGATGATCCAGTAGTCGGTCGCCTCGAGCAGGTTGAGCGGCAGGTCGGCGCCCTTGAGTCGCACGGGGCCATCGCCGGTGGCGAAGCCGTGGCCCACGATCGTGAGCTCCTCGGTGCCGTTGGCCGCGGCGGTGATGGCGGCGACGGGCGAGATCGAGACCACGCCGACGCCGGGGGTGGTCAGGTTGACGAACGTGTTGGCCAGGGCGTTGCCGTTCGAGGTGGCGACCTGGAGGCGGTCGTCGTCGATGCGGATGGCGTAGTAGTCGGTGAGCGCCGCCAGCCCGGTCGGGATGGTGGTGGTCGCCGCGACGTAGAACGGGCCGTCGCCGGTGGCGAAGCCGTGGCCGGGGATGGTGAGGTAGTCGTTCCAGTGGTCGATCGACTCGGCCTCGATCAGTCGGGTGAGGGTGATGGTGCCCGCACCGGCGCTGGTCACGGTGACGGGGATGAGGCCGGCGGCGTTGTCCGCCGAGCTGGCCAGGAGGAACTTGTCGACGGTGAGCCGGATGATCCAGTACGGGGTGAGCGCCGCCAGCCCGGTCGGGATGGTGACGGTGGCGTCGATGTAGAACGGGCCGTCGCCGGTCACGAGGCCGTGGCCGACGCTGGTCATCTCACCGCCGACGGTGGCGGTGCCGGTGCCCTTGGCGGCCCAGGCGGTGCCCGACCAGACGAGGCGGGCGCGGTCGCCCTCGTCGTCGAGGTCGAGGTAGGTGCCGCCGGTGAAGTTGGCGGGCGCGACACGCGCGCTGCCGTTGGCGGCGGCCACGGTCCGGTAGGCGAGCTCCTGCAGGAAGAGGTCGCCGGTGCCGTTGGCGGTCAGGTTGATCTGGGTGCCGGCCAGGGCGTCGTTCTCGTCGGCGGCGAGCTGGATCGTGTCGTCGTCGATGCGGATGATCCAGTAGTCGGTGCCCTTCGTCAGGGGCTCGGGCACCGCCAGGGTCGAGCCGATCTGCACGGGGCCGTCGCCGGTCGCGAAGCCGTGCGTCGCGATGGTGATCTCGTCGGTGCCGTGGACGACGGCGTCGATCGGGCTGACTCGGGTGAGGGTGATGGTGCCCGCACCGGCGCTGGTGACGTCGACGGCCGTGCCGGCGTTGGCCAGGAGCCGGGAGGTGGCGAGCTTGATCTGGTAGGCCGACGCGTCGATGATGTAGTAGTCCGCCTCGGCGTGGAGGCCGCCCGGCAGCTGGTTGGTCGACGACGAGATCCAGAACGGGCCGGCGCCGGTGCCGAGCTCGTGGTTGTCGATGGTGAGGGTGTCCCCGGCGGGGTCGACGGCCGCGACGGTGGAGCGGTCGCGGAGCTTGAGCAGGATCTGCTCGTTGGCGATCGTGCCATCGGCCAGGGTCATGGCCTGGCGCGGCACGCTGGCGTCGATGAGGGCGAGGCTGACGTTGGGGCTGATCGCCCCGGCGGCGGTGTAGACCGCGACGCCGGCGGCGTCGAGGTAGTCATCGAAGTCGTCGAACTTCGCCTTCAGGATCTGGGCGTTGAGGGCGGCGACGGGGCTGCGGACCTGCTTGACGGTGACCTTGGTGCGCATGGTGTCCTTTCGAGTGTCCACGCGACGGAAGTGATCCGTCGCACCAATGCCCACAGTATCCGTTGGGCGCTGGCATACGTCAATCGTACCGGGAGGGTGAGATGTACCTGGATGATCGAGGTGATTCTCGAGTCATGGGGCAACAGAAGCTGCGCGAGGCGCAGGCTTGGTGGGAGTCGTGGGCGAGGGCGATCCACAAGTACCGCTGCTGGGCGGTGGTCTTCATCTCGAGGCAGTACGCCCTGCACCGGCTGGATCAAATCTACGGCAAGTCGGAGACAGTAGCGCAGGCCACGAATCTGATCAACGCGCGGAACGCGGCCCACGACTTCATGCTCATCGCGGACGAGGCCGCGCGCGCCTCGTCGGCCTGCGCCGTGGCCTGCGAGAACATGGCCCGCACCTACTTCGAGGACTACGAGAACCGCGAGGAGCTCGGGGCCTTGGACTACGAGGAGGACGATCTCTATGCGTGAGGGCAACCTCGAGTGCTGGGACACGGTGTGGAACCCGGTGCGGGGCTGCACGCCCGTCTCGATCGGATGCGAGAACTGCATCGCGGCGCGCCAGGCCGGCTACCTGGAGCGGTACCGCGCGGGCGGGGCCTACGATGGCCTGGTGCGGTGGGACCTCGGCGCCAGGCCGACATGGACGGGGCGGTCCACGAGCGACCCCGAGAAGCTCATGGAGCCGCTGATGTGGTCGCGCCCCCGCCGCGTCCTGGTGTGCAACGCCGGCGATCTCTTCGGCCCGCGGGTGCCCGACGGCTTCATCAGCGACGTGTTCATGTCGATGGCGATGAACGAGCAGCACACGTTCTACGTGGCGACGAAGTACGCGCTGCAGATGGAGCAGTGGTTCGGCAGCTGGGCGTGCAAGACGGTGATGGACCTCGCCGCCGCGACCAACCGAGAGTGGCCGCTGCCCAACGTCTGGATGGGGATCAGCGCCGAGAACCAGTCGATGCTGGACACGCGCGCCGCGCACCTGGTCGCGGTCCCGGCAGCCCACCGCTTCCTGTTGCTCGAGCCGCTGCTCGGCCCCATGGAACTCGAGCGCGTGGAGTGCCCGGTGATGCGCGAGGAGACGTGCGCGTTGTGCTCCGACGGGCTCATGAGCGGGCCGATCACCTGTTGCGCCAACGGCTACTACAACTTGCTGGAGGAGGGCATCGATTGGGTCGTAGCTGGATGCGAGACTGGCCCACGGACGCGCATCCGGGGAACGATGGACAAGTGGGTGCGCGAGATCCGAGATCAATGCGAAGCGAACAACATCCCGTTCTTCTACAAGCAGGCCCTGGGCCGGCAGGGGCAGCGTGTCTCCCTGCCGCTGCTCGACAACCGCCAGTGGATGGAGACCCCCGTATGAGCAACCCCGACCAGCCGGCCGCGGTCACCCCGCCGCCGGCGACCACCGAGCAACCGCCCCCTGCCGAACCGCCCTTGCCCCCGATGCGGCCGATCGCCCCGGAGGTGCAAGCGCTGCTCGCGCGGGGCCGGCTGATCCAAGAGAGCCTCAGCAGCATCCGGGCTGTCATCGTCGACAGCGTCAAGGAGTTGGTCGAGGCCTACCCGGGCTACAAGAAGCAGATCGCCGAGGTGCTCGAGGGCGAGTGCCAGCGCCTGCTGCGGGAGGTGCACCAAGAGAACCAGGAGGCACGGCGTGGGTCGCGGTAGATACCTCTGCTTCGAGGGGGTCAACGGCTGCGGCAAGAGCACGGTGACCGCGACCGTCGAAGCGGAGATCATCGCAGCCGGACACCGCGTCTGTCCGATCATGTTCCCCTCGGGGCGCTCGACGGCCGGCATGCTCGTCCGGTCGTACCTGCGGGGTGATCAGGAGCTGCAGAACCCGAAGGCGATGATCTACCTCTACACCGCGGACGCCCACCTGGTGGATCCGTGGCTGCGCGCCAACCTGGCCAGCGGCATGCACGTGGTGGCCGACCGTCACACGAACATCTCGGGGCGGGTCTACCAGCTCGCGCACCACACGAAGGAGCACATCGAGCAGCTCTGCGCGACGACGGATCTGATGGTCCCGGACGACCTGTTCATCATCGACGTGCCCGTGGAGGTGGCGCTCGAGCGGATACAGATGCGAGCGAAGTACGAGTCGAAGCACTACGAGACCAAGGAGGTGGCGCTGTTCGAGGAGTACCGCGCGCGCTACCTGGAGTTGGCGTCGACCGCGGCGGCCCGCGGTCTGGCGCAGCGCTGCCACGTGCTCAACGGGATGTGGCGGCCGTCGGAACTGGCGGTCAGGGTGTTCGAACTCCTGGGTCTTGGTCGCGAGGCCCTGGGATGAGGAGTGATGCGATGCAGGGATACCGGAAGGAGTGGAAGGGCCCGCGGTGGCCCCTCACCCACACGGGCACGGTGGCGCTGGTGGTGCTGGTGGTGGTGCTGATCCTGCTGCTGGCTTGGTGGTTGACACCCTGAGGCCTCGGGCGTAACCATCCACGGATGGCAAAGACCGCTGGATCTACGGACGCATCTACGGAGGCCGTTCGGAACATCCACGTGGGAGCGCCCGAGAGCTTCCACCGCCGGCTGAAGGTGGCGTGTGCGAAGCGCGGGGTGAAGCTGAAGGAGTACGTGCTGGCCGCGCTGCAGGAGAAGGTCGAGCGCGACGAGAAGGCCGGCCGGTGAGCTGCGCCCGCTGCGGGTCGCAACGCCTCTTCCAGTTCGAGGCGAGCAAGAGCGCGGTGGTGCCGGAGACGTTGCCGCTGGTCTGCCGCGACTGCGGGCAGATCTCGATCGGTGGCACCGCCGTCCACTTCCCGCCAGCGATGGAGCAGCACGCCAAGGATCTGGCGGAGCTCGCCGGTGTGGCGGGCAAGGAGGCCAAGGAGGAACTGCTGGCCGATCCGGACCAGCGCATCGAGATCTACTTCGCGAACGTCTACCGGCGCGCCTACCTCGAGGGGTTCTGGCGCGCCTTGTTGTTCTGGCGCCACAACGGGAAGGAGGGGCGCCTGCGGCGCGTGCGCGAGCTGTGGGGTGATCATCGCCCCATGGCGCAGCTCGCCGAGAGCGTGCGCATCGCCATCGACCTGCCGAAGACCGCGTATGATGAGCTCCGGCAGCTGCTCGAGCTCGGAGACCACCATGCCCCGCGTCCTGCGAACGAGCGTCCGTCCCCACCGCCCCGTCGTCCACGAGTGCCGCGACGAACGCGGTGAGCGGATCCAACGCGAGGGACGTTCCAACACCCGCTGCACGTTCTGCGGCACCCAACTCGTCTACGTGTTCGACAACACGCCCAAGAAGCTGCCAACCGTTCGGAGACGCACATGGCCCAGATAGTCGTCCGCAAGTTCACCTGCGATCGCTGCAAGAAGCCCTACAACGAGACCGAGACCGACGCTGCTGTCGACGCCCAGTCGCACAAGCCGAAGGTGATCCTCAGCCTCGAGTCGCACATCCCGAACGAGAAGGCGCTGACCTCGCCGGAGGTCGTCAAGTTCGAGGACCTGTGCCCCAAGTGCCAGGGCCGCGTGCTCGACCTGGTCTACCAGATCCGCCTGGAGAAGGTGGAGACCGAGCCCAAGGCGGAGGCTTCGGTCGGCGATCCGGTGCCGGCGGCCGCGGACCCCACCGTGAAGGTGGACAAGCCGCCCGAGAAGACGGACAACAAGCAGAAGGGCCCTCGCGCCGGCAGTTCGGCGGAGCCCACCACCCCGCACTGAACCGAGGAGAGACCGCGATGCCCGACGAGACCGAGACCGAGACCGAGACCGAGACCGAGGAGCCGGAGTCCGAGGAGTCCGAGGACGAGGACGAGGACGAGGGCGAGGACGACGAGGACGAGGAGGAGGGCGGCGAGTAGCCACCCTCACCATCAGCCGCGTACGACGGGGGGCCATGCGCCCCCCTTCGTTTTTTTACCCATCGCTTGACAGTCATACCGGGTGTGACTGAGTATGAGCGGCAGATGGAAGACCAGCTCTTCGGCGTTCCTGTCACTCGCGACCTGCCGTGCACGCTCACCGAGCCCGCGTTGCGCGAGGCCACCGCGCAGAAGGCGGAGATCGAGGACTGCGGCCTGACGATCGTGCGCGTCCACATGGTGGCGCCGGACCAGCCGTTGCGGTTCTTCATCAAGTTCAAGCCCGGGCAGCCGTCCTTCGCCACGCGGGGCAAGCTCGAGGCGCTCGGATACTCCGTGCGCCAGAAGATGAGCGACAAGGACCTCTGCTTCTACGCCGTGAAGAGCGTGGTCGAGACCAAGGGCTGGGACGTCTAGGAGCCAACCGATGAACGCAGCGGACTACAACAAGCGCGAGCTCGAGCAGGGGCGCCTCACCTGGGCGCAACTCGCCGTCCTGTGCGAGTACGCGGACCCGGCGCGGGTGAAGACCAACGTCGCCGGCGGCGCCCTGACCTGGGCGCGCATCGCCGAGTGCGTCACCACCTTCCAGCGGAAGCGGGGGCTCAACGCCGACGGCATGGCGGGCGAGACCACCCGGGCGCGCATCAAGCTGCCGGGTGACGCGCTGCCGCCGACCACGGTGGTGCCGGTCCTCTCGATCGAGGACTGCTACAAGCCCTGGGACGGACCGGCGCTGCGCCAGCCGCGCAACCGCAAGGAGGTCATCGAGATGTTCGGCGACCCCGGGACCGTGGTCGAGAACAAGGCCTGGACCCGCGCCAACCTGGTCGAGTGCCACGAGAAGAACGGCAACCGCCTGCCGGGCGTGCCGGCGAAGTGGTGGGTCTCGGTGCATCGCGTGGTCGAGCCGTACCTGCGCGAGGCGCTGCGGCGCGTCCAGATCGTGGCCCCCGACTTCGTCATCGAGGTCCTCGGCTCCCACTGCTGGCGTCCGATCCGGGGCAAGGTCGGCAACCCGCTGTCGCTGCACAGCTGGGCGATCGCCGTCGACCTGACCCCGAAGGTCAACCGCGGCATCGACGTGCCCAAGGGCAAGGCGCCGCAGGCGTGGACGCCGGAGTGGGACAAGCTGTTCCCGCCGGACCCGCGCCGCATCACCCTGCCGGTGGTGAAGGCCTTCGCGAGCTGCGGCTTCGCGTGGGGCTCGGACTGGGACGAGGACGGCCTCACCACCGACGAGACCTGGCTCGACACCATGCACCTCGAGTGGATCGCTCGCGGCAGCAGGATGGCGAACTGGGTATGAGCCGGCCCCGCGGCAAGATCGTGGGTGGCTACGTCCGCCGGACGATCAGCATCCCCAAGAAGCTGGACGACGAGCTCGAGGGCCACCTCAAGAGCCGGGACGGGGCGACGCTCTCGGCCGTCATGACCGTCGCCGCACAAGACTTCCTGCGGGCGCAGAAGCCCAAGAAGGATCGCTGATGCCGCTCTACGACTACGAGTGCCCTCACGGCCACCGCTTCGAGCACTTCTCGTCCATCGCCGAGCGCGAGGCGCCGATCCCGTGCGAGGGGCAGGTCAACCAGCTCGTCATGGACGACCAGGTCGTGGACAAGTACGCCGACGGGACGGAGCCGCTCCCGGACGATCTCGCCTGGCAGGAGCTGCCGGTGATCGACGAGGCGGCCGGCCAGGAGACCGAGACGGTCAAGATCCTCGTTCGCAAGGTGCCCTGCCAGCTGCAGGCGCGGCTGATCATCGGGCAGCACAACAACCCCGGCGGCGCGATCTTCCACAACGCCGCCGCCAACCGGGACGCAGCGCGCGAAGGGCGCTACGACCCAGCGAACCCCAGCCGGCGGTTCGTCACGAAAGGACGCGGATGGCGCAAGTGAACGGAGTCCCGGAGCTTTCTCTCCCCAAGGTCCAGCCGGTCGTCCGCGAGACGGGCGAGGCTGTCGTAGAGCTGCGGCAGAATGGCCAGCTCGTGGGCGAGATCAACTTCACCAAGATCCTGACGACCTGGGCGCAGCAGCTCGGGCTGATCAGCCGTCCCAAGCTCAAGTCGGTGCCCTGATGTCGATGGAGAAGTACGGGGTCGCCGACAAGGCGGCCCAGCAGCGCCAGGAGCTCGCCCAGGTGCGGGCGAAGCTCGGCGCCGCCCGGTCGGGGGAGAAGACCGCCGCCGCCCAGGAGACCATCCTGGCGCTGGAGGCCCGGGAGCGCGAGCTCCGCCAGGCCCTGACCGACCAGTAGCCTGCCCCGGGCACAAGCCTTCTGGAACCCACCAACGCTCTGCACAATGCCGAGCCTTGGTCCGTGACCGCCGAGCTGAGCTCGGCAACGGAAAGGATGACACGTGGCTAAGACCGAGACCGAGACCGAGAACAACGAGAACGCCCCCCTCGACCTTGGGGGCCTGTCCTTCGCCGACGATGTGCACGTCGCCGGCGACGCCCAGATCAGCTGGGTGAAGGCGCTGGGCTACGGCGTGTCCGGCAGCGGCAAGAGCAGCGTCATCGCGACGATGCCCGAGCCCCTGCTGGTCCTGCTGACCGAGAAGCAGGGGGAGATGTCGATCCGTCGGGTGAACCCGCGGGCGCACATCGTCTACATCGAGGAGACGGCGGTGTGCCGGTGTCACCAGCGCAAGCCGTCGAAGTGCCCGGACGGGGCACGGAAGGGCACGGAGCGGATCTCGGCGAAGGATGTCCTCTACGGGATCATCGACGAGCTCGCGACGAAGGACCACCCCTTCGTGTCGGTCGGCCTCGACTCGCTGACCGACCTGCAGAAGATCTTGCTGTCGCACATGAAGGGAGGCAAGGCGGCCGCGAAGATCTCCGTGGGTGAGTGGGGAACGCTGATCGACGAGACCCGCGACATCATCATCCGGCTGCGCAACCTCAACATGCACGTCGGGGTGGTCTGCCTCTCCGACGAGAAGCAGGACCAGAACAACAGGGTGATGCAGCGGCCGTCGCTCGCCGGGAAGAAGCTGCCGGGCGACGTCGTGCAGTACTTCAACGTCTGCTTCTTCCAGCGCAAGGTCCGCGACGCGAACGCGATCGGCGGTGCGACCTACGAGTCGGTGTTCGACGCCGGCGACGAGTACTTCACCAAGGCCCACCCGGCGCTGGCGCCGGTCGAGCCCCCGCTCTTCCGGCTCTGGGTCGACAAGATCGCGGCGCACGCGAAGGCGAACGCCGAGGGCGACATGCCGTCGGCAAGCTCGCCCGTGTCGCCGGCCGTCCAGCCCAAGAAGAAGGAGAACTCGCTCAAGGCCCGCATCGAGCAGCCGAAGATCAAGGCGCTCTTCGACGAGCTCGAGTCCCCCGAGGCCAAGCGACTCGCCGGTGCGGAGAAGTACCGGTCCGACGAGAAGCTCATCGAGGTCCTCGAGAAGCGGGTCGCCGAGCAGCGGGCCAAGATCGAAGAGGACCGCCGCAAGGCGGCGCGCGAGGCCGGCGGCGGTGATCTGCCGACCACGGTGACCGAGCCGCCCCAGGCGCAGGCGTCGGCGGAGGTGCCGGCGTGAGGCGGCTGGTGATCAACGGCCAGGAGCTGAAGATCCAGAACTCGCCGACGTTCCTCGCGAACTCGGCCTGCCCGCTCAACCTCAAGCTCCACTACGTGGACAAGATCGACGAGCGGTACGTCCGGGTGGCGGCTGAGCGCGGCAAGACCGCGCACGGGGCGATCGCCGACCTGACCAAGCACTGCCTCGACGAGAAGATGCTGGTGCAGGACCTCGAGGACGGGATGCTGACGGACGCGCTGCAGCGGCACATCTCGCCCCGGATCCTGAGCGAGACGACGGCGATCTACAGCTGGCTGCGGCTGTGGCGCGAACGCTTCAAGCTCCCGAAGAACATCCACGGCATCGAGGAGCGGGTCGCGCTCGACGACGACTTCGACGAGTGCGACTGGAAGGAGGCGAGCTACCGCGGGATCATCGACCTGCAGCAGGTCACCGACACCCACGCGGTCATCACGGACTGGAAGAGCCAGTTCCACATCCTCTCCCAGGCCGAGCTCGACGCGCACGAGCAGGGGACGATGTACTGCTGGCTGATGTGGAAGCAGTACCCGCACCTGCGGACCTTCACCTTCCGCATCTGGTACCTGCGGTACGGCTTCTACCACGAGACGACGCGCACCGAGGAGGACCTCGAGGTCTTCGAGAAGACCCTGATGATCCGGGAGAAGGCGCTCGCGGCGCTCGACAACTGGGACCCGGTGCCGGGGCCCCACTGCCAGTACTGCGACTTCATCCACCTCTGCCCGATCGCCCAGGACCTCAGCCCGGGGAACCCGGAGATCATCACCCAGGAGCAGGCGACGCTGGCGGCGCAGCGCCTGGTGGTGCTCGACGTCGTGACCAAGGGTCTCAAGGAGGGTCTCAAGAACTACGTCGACAAGAACGACAGCATCCGGCTCGGCGACAAGTTCCAGTACGGCTACCGCCACAGCTCGAGCCTGAAGTGGAAGGCGGCCGATGTGGAGCAGGCCCTGCGCGACTACGACCGCGATCTGTCCGAGGTCGCCAACGTGGACGTCAAGGCGATGAAGAAGCTGATCAAGACGCTCACGCGCGAGGAGCCCGCGCTGGCTGAGCGCCTCGAGGACCTGGCCGAGACCAAGCACCGCACCGAGTTCCGGGGGTACAAGCCTGGCGCCGAGGACGACGAGGAGTAGTAGACTCGGGGCATGTCCACCCGCAGAGAGCAGCTGTTCAGCGCCAAGAAGCCGCCGCCGGGGTCCGCCATGATCCCGGCGACGGTGCGGTTCCGCCACAACAAGAAGAAGGGGCTGATCGAGCCCCTGGGAGCCCAGGAGAAGATGCTCTGCGCCCTGCGCAAGGTCTTCGCCGACATGAGCAACAAGGACGAGCGCTGGTGCATCGTCGGCAACCAGGTGCAGATCCTCGGCGCACCGACGACCACCGAAGGCAAGCCCAAGGGGCCGCAGAGCTACCGCGCGAGCGGGCGCTGCAAGGTGGCGATCATGCGGAGCGACGGGATGACGTCCAAGCTGATCGAGTTCTCGATCAGCTACAAGGACGTCGTGGACGACCGCGGCCTGGCCGACGTCATCTACTTCGATCCGACGACGGTCGATGAGGTCCCGCGGAACTCGCCCATCGATCGCTCGATGTTCGCGTAGCCGCGGCGCCGTCTGCGGTGGTGGAGAGCCCCTGGTCTCGGGGGCTCTCCTTTTTTTTGGGCACAAGGGATGAAGAAGGAGGTGTCCATGGCCCAATCCACTGCGCTCGCGACCATCCCGATCCCCAAGCCGGCCGACCCGGCGGCTGTTGAGATGCCGCGCCCCCAGGCCTGGCTGTCCGTGGAGGCAACGATCCCGCACCGCGCCGTCGAGGTCGTCACCCCCGAAGAGCTGCGGCACGAAGAGCAGGTCCGCAGCAAGGTCGAGTTGCCCGACGAGTTCTTCAAGCGCGCGCCGATCATCGAGCCGCCGCTGGCACCGGGCATCACCGTGGACCTCGAGACCCTGCTCGGGTTCCTCGCGGCGATCGAGACGATCCTGCCGCCCGACACGAGCTACCCCATCCTGTCGAGCGCCAAGGTGTGGACCTCCGCCGGGCCCGACGACGAGCCCGAGCTCTACCTCGAGGCCGGCAGCCACGCGGTGTGGACGATGGTGGCGATCAGCGCCACCGCGCCGGCGCCGCGCGGGTTCAGCGCCATGATGCCGGTGCGGCGGGCGAAGAACGTCCTGCGCGCGCTGCGCGACGACTACCCCAAGGTGACGGTCGGGGTGGACGAGCACGGCGTCTGCCTGGGGCCCAGGTCCGTGCCCTTCGGCGGCGCCCAGGAGGACTTCCCGTCGCGCCCCGTGGTGAACGAGTGGACCGCGCGCGCAGCCATGCCCGCCGCGTACTTCCGAGAGATCTGCGACCGGGTGCTGCTGGCCCGGGTCGACGACTTCTGCGAGCCGGCGCTGCAGGGCGTGCTGCTGGACTTCGAGCTCGTGGCCTCGGACGGCAAGGAGCGGGTGCTCTGCACCGCGGTCGCCACCGACGGCAAGCGCATCCACGTGATGCGGCTGCCGCAGATGATGATCGAGATGCGGACCACCCGGCTCCGCGCCGTGCCCCCGACCTGCACCGTCTCGGCCGGGTTCTTCTGGTACATGCGGGAGGTGATCCAGCACGAGTGGGCCGCCATCGAGTTCAGCGAGGACCAGCTCGCCGCGCGCGGCCAGGACTTCATGGTGATCGCGCGCGCGCCGGCGGATGCCAGGACGTCGATGGGCGAGCTCGGCAACTGGCGGCGCTTCAACATCGAGGGTGAGGGGTACTGGCTGGTGGCGAGAGCGCCGCTCGAGCAGCTGGTCGCCCGCGCCACGATCGGGGGGACCTCGAGCCTCTGCCGGATCGCCATCGATGGCGTGCGGCAGACCCTGACCATCTCGTCGACCAACGACCAGGAGGCCCAGTACAGCGAGACGATCTCTGCACGCAGCGTGGGGGGCGCACCGAAGGTGAACGCCCTCTTCGACCAACGCTTCCTGCGCGACGCCATCACGGCGTCGTCCGGCGGGCTTGTGCGCTTGACGTTCGCGTCGACGCTCAAGGCCCAGCAGTCCTACCCGGTGGTGATCCGGGGCGAGGACGAGCAGTTCAAGGCCATCATCATGCCCGTGACCGAAGGAGAGCCATGACCACCGATGCCACGTGTCCCGTCTGCGACAGCCCGACGAACCGGGTCGACGTCCCCCGCCAACACCTGCGGGTCTGCAGCCTGACCAGCTGCGCCCAGATCATCCAGGTCCTGCCCGATGGGTCGCGCTCGCCCATCTCGAACATGCTCGAGATGAACGCGATCGGCGACGACCGGGTCCGCTCGGCGATCACCACCCCCCACATCACGACCGTCCGCAGCTTCCTCGAGGTGTACGAGCAGGCCGAGCGCGCCCGGGCCCTGGCCGTGGCCCAGGCGGTCGGCGGGCTGCGCGTCGTGCTGGCCCAGCTCGAGAGCCGGATCGACTCGGCGCTCTCCGCCTTCACCGGCTACGACCTGGTCGATGACCGCGCCGGCGCCGGCCTGGCTGCGCTGCGCGAGGCCCGCGAGTTCGTGTCGGTCCTGTCGAGCCGGTCGCGGGGGCTGCCGCAGGACGAGGGCGGCGGTGCTGCGTCGGCTTGATCTGGGCCACCCGAGCGACTGCCGGCACTGCGGGCGGATGCGCGCGCTCACCCGCCAGCGTCTGGCGCTGGACAACCCGCGGACGGCCGCCGTGCAGACGTGGTGCCGGAAGTGCGGGGCGCCCGTGCTCTTGGAGGTGACGCTCGACTACGAGTTCGCCAAGCGGAACTTCTACGCGCTCGACGATCAGCCCATGGCCCACAAGCACCTCCATGGGGAGCCGGGCGGATGGGGGGTGCACTGGCGGCTCGACGAGGTGCTGGTGACGCTGTTCCCGCTCGAGCACCTCGAGGTGTGCTGGCCGAAGCCGATCTGGTACGAGGACCACGAAGCCGAAGACCAGGCCGTCAACGTGGTCGACCCGCGCGACCTCGAGTCGATGGCGCGGCTCGTCGACGTTGAACTCAAGATGCTGCGGGAGCTGATGGATCGTCATCCGCGGACGCGCGAGGAGCTGCTGGCGATCGCGCAGCCGGTCTACGACCAAGATCAGCTCCGCGAGCGCTTCGAGATCCTCGGCTTCCGCGCGCCCTTCGTGGTGGTGCGCGAGCGCGGCAGCGGCCGCCAGGGCTCGATGATCTTCCAGAACCACCCGCGCTTCTACTTCTCCTTCCAGACGGATCGGGTGATATGACCAAGTGCGTGCTGTGCCCCGAGGAGATCCGTCCCGGGACCAAGGCCGTGTCCATCGCAGGAGGCATGTTCCCCAGAGAAGAACCCGATCTGTTCATGATCGACGAAGAGGTGTTGCGCGAGTCGCATGCCCACCTCGATTGCCTGCTGCGTGTGGTGAAGGCCGCCCAGCAACGAGAAAGAGACACCGGATGATCCCGTTCCTGATCTTCTCCCGCCTGACGTTGTTCCTGACGGCGTTCCAGCTGAGCGCGTCCATCGCGCCGCTGAAGGACGCGAAGCACCTCTCCCAGGAGGAGCGCTTCGAGTACTCGGTCTACATCGTCGAGGCCGCGCAGCAGCACAAGCTGGACCCGTACCTGGTCGCCGCCGTCATCTGGCACGAGTCCAGGTTCCAGAAGGACGTGAAGAGCCGCACGCAGGACTACGGGCTCCTGCAGGTCCACTGGCAGAAGCTCCACCCGCAGCTCGGGGAGGACTGGCTCGTCGGGCTCACGCGCGAGTCGCTGCTGGACCCGCGGACGAACATCTTCGCGGGCACGCGGGAGCTCGCGCACAACCGGCACCTCTGCCGGCGCCGGCGCCACGACCCGGGGGATCACCCTTGGTGGGCCCACCACAAGTGGGGTAACGTCGTGGGGAACCCCGCGTACGGACTGGCGATCCAGAAGCGTCACGCGACGCTGATCCGCAACCGGGGGAGGATCTCGAAACCACATCGCAGTCGGGGACCCAAGCCCACGTCGTGAAGATCAAACGGAAGCCTAACGTCGAGGAGGTCGAGCGGATCAAGGGGCGCCCCAGTCGCCTCTTGACCGCTCGGTGCCCCGACCTGCGCTCCGTTTTCCCATCGACGCCGTGCAAGAACCTCGTCTGCGAGTACGCCGTCCACAACTCGATCTACCTGAACTGCAGCTTCGTCGCCGCGACGGCCGAGGTCGACACCGGGCTCGCTCTCGCAGACATCGGCGCGATGATGGATCCGCCGATGACCCGCGAGGGCGTCCGGCTCATCGAGCGCGCCGCGTTGAAGAAGCTGAAGGCCGCAGGGCTCGATGGGCCGGCAGGACAAGCTGATGACCCCGCCCTACGTCAACCGCGTCCACCTGCAAGGGGTGGTGTCGTCTCACCCGATCCTGAAGGCGCTGACCGCCACCACGAACTTCACGACGTTCGAGGTGTCGCTGGTCGAAAGCTGGGCTAACGCCGACGGCGCTCACCGCGCGCGGAAGAACCGCGTGGTGGTGGAGGTCGTCGGGCGGGACTCGGCGATGGCGCTCGCGCGTGCGCGGGTCGGAGCGTGGGTGACGATCGAGGGCTACATCCGGTCCGAGATCTTCAAGGGCGAGACGCTCATGAAGGTCAGGACGTTGACGATCGACGTCTGGGAGGAGCCTGTTGGACACCGACCATCAAGCTGAGACCCTGGTGACGCGCACCATGAGCGCGATCCGGGAAACGATCCTCGAGTCCCTGCCGGGCGTCGAGGCCTACCTCTCGCGGGAGATGAAAGCTGGCGCCTGGGTCGCCGAGCAGGAGGCGAAGATGGCGTCGGCCCTGCGGGACAACGACCGCATCTTGACCGAGCGCGCGTTCAACACCTGGCGGAAGGCCATCGAGCGGGTCAACGAGATCTTGGCCGAGGAGTACCGCCAGGCCCATCCCGACGCGACGCTGTGGGAACTGCGGTACCTCAAGTGGATGACCAAGGTGCAGTACGTGCGCTTCGAGTCACCGCTCGGGGAGTTCTTCGTCTTGCCGCGGATGCCCCTGAAGCGGCCGAAGGCCGCGCACTGGTACACCGTCGACGAGATGATCGACATGCTGCACCCCAGCGTGTCCGCGACCATCCTCGCCTTCAGCGCCTTGCCTGTACGACCGGGGGCGGTCCCCAAGGTCGGGCCCGGTGAGAAGGTCCTGCACATCGACGCCACCGGTCCTCAGGTGGAGATGCACTACGAGATACAAGGAGTCACGAATGGCCGAGAAAGAGTTCGTTGACGGGCTCCTGAACTCGATCAAGAAGATGTGGCCCGAGTCGGTCGCGTTGCGCGCCGTCGACAAGTTCACCCTCGGGGTCCCCGACGTGCTCGCGTGGATCCCGATGCAGCAGGAGTACCCCTGGGCGGTCGCGATCGAGGCGAAGTCGCTCGACCCGTGGATGCCTGATCCTCACCACCGCGGCCGCCGCACGGGGCTGATGCTGAAGCATCCGTTCACGGGGCCCCAGATCTCCAAGCTCCGTGAGCTCAAGCGCGCCGGCGTCGACGCATTCGGGCTGGTCCGCGTCAACGCCGACACCGCCTTCCGCATCGAGCCGGCCGACATCCCGACGACCAACGGCAACTTCACCCACGAGGAGCTGGTCGAGCGATCGACTGTCGTACCCCGACGGCACGATGGCGTCTGGCAATTCTGGAGAAGCTGGTGAGTTCCTATCTGGTGCACGACATCGAGACGATCCCCGAGACCGAACTGCGGAACGAGTGGGAGGCGGACAAGGCCAAGCAGCAGGCGAAGGGTGTGGCGGATCCGTTCCCCGGCATCCCGTACCACAGGGTCATCTGCATCGGCATGCTGACCCTCGATGCGAACCTGCACCCGGTCCGCTCGGGGTGTGCCGAGGGCGGCGTGCGTGGCGGCAAGAGCGAGCAGGAGATGATCGAGAAGTGGGCACAGGTCGCCGCCGGCGGCGCCACCGATCCGCTCCGCCTGGTCGACTGGCACGGCCGCGGCTTCGACGTGCCCGTGATGCAGACGCGGGCGTTCCGCTACGGCATCCAGCTGCCCTGGTACTTCGGCAAGCTGCCGGACAACCGCGGCCAGATCTCGAGCTTCTCGAAGGACTACCGCGATCGCTACGGCGGGTGGCACGAGGACCTGGCGGAGTTCTGGACGAACCGAGGCGCCTTCCCGCGCCCTCACCTGGCGAGCCTCGCCAAGCTGATGGGGCTGCCCGGCAAGCTCGACGTCGACGGCAGCAACGTCTACGACCTGTGGAAGGAGTACGCGCACGCGAAGGACACGGCCCGGACTGCGGACGGGACGCTCGAGCAGCACGAGGCGTGGATCGCGTCGGCCGCGGCGATGGGCCAGAAGATCGACACGTACTGCATGCAGGACGTCTTCCAGACCGGGTTCATCCTGCAGCGCTGTCGGTACATGGTCGGCGAGCTCAGCCTCGAGGCGTACCGTGCGGCGGCGATGGCGCTGCTCGAGCACGTCAAGCGGCAGCCTGAGCAGGAGGACTTCGTCAAGGGGGTGGACCTTCCCAGGCTCCTGCTGGAGTCGTAGTATCAGGCGATGCCCACCCTGACGATCCAAGGCACGATCTCCTTCCCGCTCGGCGCGGAGGCCACGCCGCCGTCGCGGGCGTTCAAGTTCGAGCTCGTCTACACGGAGAAGGCCGACCACGACTTCGTGTTCACCGGGCCCGAGGTGGGGGTGGATCTGATGGGGCACATCGCCGACGCCAAGGCGGTCTACATCGAGGTCCTCTCGGGGGAGATCACCCTCAACATCAACGGCGCCGAGGAGGATCTGCCGATGACCGGAGATGGTGGGCAGTGGATCTACGGCAACCCGAACGGTGGGTTGACCGCGCTGACGGCGACGTCGACCGACGACGCCCGCCTGCGCGCCTACATCTTCGCCTGACGGCGATGCCGGCACCGGCCGGCATTTTTTAGCTGTCTTGACGGAAAGATGCGTGATCGGTACGGTTGGGCATGAACCGACTGTTCGACGCCAACGCCAAGGCGCAGAAGGATGCGGGCGCGCGGCGCTCGCGCGAAGAGGTGCGCCAGCGGGCGGAGGCTGTCGACAAGGCGCTCGCCGAGGCCGGCCTCCTCGACGATGCCGACAAGCGCCTCCAGGCGAAGCTCTCGCAGTCCGTGCAGCCGATCGTCTACGCGTCGTTCCGCGTGCCCGGCTCGAAGTGGCGGCTCGAGCACGCGCGCGCCGGCGACGACTACGTCATCCAGCTGTTCCCGCTGAAGCCGCCGCGGCTGGTCTGGCAGGATGTGGTCCTCGCGATCATCGCGACGATGGACACGATCTTCCCGCGCAACATCAAGATCACCTACCGCCCACCGCGCGAGGACTACCAGATCAAGTACTACACCATCACGGTGGAGAAGGTGGTCGGGCAACCCGGATGGGAACGAGCCTGCAAGGAGCGGGCACTACGTGGCCTCGCCGCGATCGACGTCTGGTCGGAGTAGCCGACCTCGAGGATGGGGGGTCGAGGTCAAGTCGGGCCGCCGAGCTCGGTGGACCGCGCTGGTGCGCCCCGGGACCGAGACGGTCATGTCCACGTCCTTGGCCTGCGCGCGGGCCTGGGCGGCGGACTACGCGGCCCGCGGCTGCCTGGTGCGGCTGGTGGAGCTGCAGCAGCCCCGTGGTCATCCCTGCCGCCCGCCGGCGACCGCTGACGCAGCGCCGCTGCCGGGCCAGCTGGTGCTGTTCTAGGGCCGACGGCGGTTGGCCATCCGCCCCAGGGCCTTGAGGAGCACGGCGGCCAGGGCGCCGCCGGCCGCCCCCTTGCCCAGGGCCCCCAGCGCCGTCCCCTCCGGTCCGTCGTAGGGGTTGCCGGTGGCGAGGGCCTTGGCCTTGGAGGCGCCGTGGAGCACGCCCGAACTCAGGGCGCCGGTCGCCACCAGGCGCTCGACCAGGCGGTCTGGGCGCGGCGCCAGGAAGCCGGCGGTCTTCCGCAGCGGGCTGACCGCGGTCCGAACGAGCTCGTCGCTGAAGGCCTGGAGCTTCATCACTGGTTCGCGTAGAGCGGCTGGCCGGCGCCGGCGAGCCGCATGCGGATGGGGCGGATCTGGTCGAACTGCAGCGACACGCCCTCCATCAGCAGGACCGAGCCCGAGGAGATCGAGAGCTGGTGGCCCTGGATGTAGCACTCCTCGAGGTAGACGGCGCCCACCGTCATGTCGAGCTGGTTGCGGAAGTAGATCGCCAGCCCGGTCGGCTGGTTGAAGATGTCCGACGCCAGGTTGAGCCACAGGTCGTCGTAGCCCGGGTTGTACTTCACCCGGTGCAGCTGGGACTGCAGGAGGGGCAGGTCCAGCATCGAGGCGTTGGGGTCGGGCACCTCGACGCCGCCGACGTTGATCGTCGCGCCCTTGGGCTTGTGGTTGAACTGGAACGGCGCGTCCGCCGCCGACTGCTTGTAGTGAGCGTAGAGCGCCTTCATCAGCGACGGCCCGTGGTAGAGCACGCGGCCGAGGGTGACCGAGCCGACGGTCCGGCCCGGGATGAAGTAGCTGCGGTTCGAGCCGATCTCGAAGATGCGCTGCAGCTGCTTCGACTGCGAGAGGCCGACGTTCTCGAGGACGCCGATCGGGAAGACCATGTCCCCTTCGTCGGTGGTGTCGAGATCGCCCTCGGCGCCGGGCGGGCCGCCGGTGATGTCCGTGAGGCGCGGCGGCCCGGCGGCGATGAGCGTCGTCTCGGCGGAGACGAACTCGCCGCCGAGCAGCTCGGCCTGGACGTGGTGGTTGTGGAAGTCCCAGTTGTTGAAGGACGTGGTGGCTGCGGGGCGAAGGGGCATCGGCGGGTCTCCTTACCGGAACCGGTCCATCAGACCAGGAGGGTCAGCGTGATGTTGTTGAGGGGCAGCGGCACGCTGATGTCGATGTCGACCTCGACGGTGTCCGGCTGCGAGGAGGATTCCTCGATCCGCGACATCTGCCCGCCGCGGAGCGGCGCCCCGACGCGCGGCGCGCGCTGGGACTTGAGGAACTCGATGCCGCCCTCGCCGCGGGTCTTCAGGACGTCCATCAGGCCGTCCGTGATGTTGTAGATCCCGAGGAACGGCCGGAACAGCCCGCGGAAGAACCGGGCGATCAGGTCGACGTTCTTCGTGACCGAGAACTCCTGGAAGTAGATGGTGGAGACGTCGGTGGTGAGCTGGTGGCGGATGCTCAGGGCGGCGTCGACCACCGGCTGGACGAACACCATGTTGCCGCCGCCGGCGATGGTGTCGAGCTGGGTGTCCGAGAACAGGTCGTCGGAGTGCTCGCGGCCGACGAAGCCGGTCACCGCCAGGTTGGTCATGCCGGCCTGGCTGGGCAGCCCGGCGGTGAGCCCGGCGATGACCGGCCCAGCGAAGTACCCCGGGACCTTCGTCGCCAGGGCGTTCACCGAGATCGCCAGGACGTCGGGCCAGGTGTGGACGCACCGACGCGACGCGAACGACGTCGCGTAGCCGGCGATGAGCTGGGCCTGCTCGGTCAGGCTGAGGTCGCGGGTGATCCGGTACTCGACGTCCTCGAGCGTGCCGCCGAAGCCGGCCGTCGGGTCGGAGGCCAGGGTGAGCTGGCTCTCCGAGACGATCGCCTCGATCTCGTGGCGGGTGCCGGTGATGTACGCCTCCTCGTCCGCGGACGGCTCGATCGAGACGATGTCGAGCACGGTCAGCGTGGTGGTGGTGAGGCCGTTGAACTCCTCGGTCACCGGCACGGTCGTGTTGTCGGTCTTCACCTGGGTGGGCGAGATGACCGTCTCGATCACGTGGTCGTCGTTGTTGGCCCCGTTGGTGGCGCCGGCGACGCGCAGGACGCGGCCGACGTCGGCCGCCGTGAAGGCCGCGCCGAGGACGGTCCACACCCGCGAGGTGCCGTTGACGCCGTCCGCGTTGACGTCGCGCCCGGGCTCGCGGTTGATGCCGTAGACGGCCTGGGTGACGCCGCCACCGAAGGTCTCGTTGGCGCCGGGGGCCTCGACCGTCAGCACCGAGGTGGTGCTGACGACCGTGCCGATCGTGAACGCGCCGTTGTTGCCGGCGTTGGCGGCGCCGCGCACGAAGAGCAGCTTGCCGACGTCGCCGGCGACGAAGGCCCCGTTGACGAACGACCAGGCCTTGGTCGCCGCCACCACCGCGTCCGCGGCGTTGTGGGCGACCTCGCGGTCGAGGTCGCAGATCCACGCTCGCGTGGTCGACAGCATGACCTCGGGGGTGTCGGGCTCCGGGTCGACCGTGACGCGCGCGCCGCTGACGATCGTGAGGATCTCGTACTCGACGTCGTTGAGGGCCGTGGTCGCGCCGTCGACGATGATGAACCGGCCGACGTCGGTGCCGGTGAAGGACGCCGCCGTCATCTGGATCACGTCGGCCGGCGCGTCGTCGAACCAGTCGCGCTCGTTGGGGGTGACCGAGCGGTGGACGCCCTCGACGGGGAGGTAGTCGGTGATCTCGAGGAAGTACCCGACGCCGACGTCGTCGGTGATGAACTGCCCGTTGGTGGGGTCCTTGAAGGTCAGGTTGGTCGCACCGCTGGTACCGTTGCCGGTGCCGGCGCTGGTCGCGACGCCGAGGCCGCTGGCCGGCACGACGACCTCGAGCTCGACGAGCTTCCGGTTGAAGATGCCGACGCGCTCCTTGCCGACGGTCGACGCCGACATCCCATCGACGTGCGCCTTCACCAGCTGGTGCACCGCGGTGTTGTGGGTCATCACCGCGATGGCGTAGACGTCCTTGGCCTCGAGGTACTCGAGCGCGTCCTGGAACGCCTGCTCCTCGTCGTCGAGGAAGCCTTCGTCCAGGCCGACGAAGCTGACCTCGGTGGTCGTGTTCTGGATCGCCAGGTTGACGCCGTAGGCGCCGACGTTGGAGGGGACCACGGCGCCGACGCCGAAGACCGCCTCGATCGAGTCGAGGTCGGTGAAGACGGTCAGGGCGTTGGCCAGGTCGGGGCGGATGGCGCGCCACGACAGGACGACGTTGCCCTCGACGACGTCGAGCGGGGTCGCGTCGGTCACCGACTGGAGGCCCGAGGCGATCTGGACGCCGGTCGCGGTCGGGGTGATGCTGCGGTCGCCGAACGAGGTGACGGGGTAGACCTCCTCCTCGCGGAACTCGAGCACGCGGTAGACGATGTTCGAGAGGGGCAGGCCTCCGCTCTGCCACTCGGCGGCGACGATCAGCTCGTTGTCGCTGTTCTTGCCGATGACGAGCTTCCGCCCGAGGTCCGCGGCGGTGACGCCGCCGCCGGAGATGATGTCGACGTAGAACGTCGGGGCGCCGGCGGCATCGGGGTCGAACGCGGCGAACGCGTCGGTGGTCACGTCCTGGAAGAGGTTGGGCGTCGCCAGCTTCCCGGTGATGGCCTGCGCCTTCTTCACCAGGTAGGCGTCGGTCAGGGTCACGCCGACCGGCTTGTGGGCGTTCGCCTCGGCCTCGGCCTCCGGCACGTCGGAGAGGTCGACGACGGCGCCGGTGGTCAGCCCCGTGTACGGGAAGATGCTGGTGCCGAGCTCGTCCTCGGAGTAGATCCCCGCCACCACCTCATCGGCGATCTGGAAGCCCGGGGCCACGACGCACACGGGGAGGCTGGGAAGGGACAGCGAGACGGCGGCATCCTGGAACTCCTGGATGACTTCGATTGCGGGGCGGCGGTAGGCCATCGTCGGTTCTCCTGGTCGCGGCGGCTACGGGGTGCTTATCCGGGTGACGACGGTGCGCAGCTTCTGATCGCCTTGCGGCTCGACGCTCCAGCGTCGTTGAACTCTCGCCTGGAAGGCGACGGGAACTACAGAGATCTCGGGTCGAGCGCCCCCCTTGACGAGGGCCTCTTCGCCCATCTGGGTGGCTTCGATCTTGAAGAAGCCCAGGTGGGAGGCCTGCATGATACCGCGACTGGCCAATTTCCGCAGGACGTCGCGGAGCGCCTGGAAGGATTCGAACAGGTACCCGGCGATGAGCTCGGCCTCCGCGCCCGACCGCGAGAAGCAGCTCAGGACCATGCTGCCTGCCACCAGATCCGTGTAGGTTCGCCGATCCGTTCGCAGGTCCAGCGACTGCATCTGGCGGAAGCCGCTCGTCCTCGACCACTGCATCGGCCCGCGGTTGGCGACGATCGCCGGCGTCGTCCCGACCCGGGCCAGGTTGAAGGCGTACTTGTCGCAGATCGTGATCTGGGTCTTCTCCTCCTCGGGGGACCAGACCAGGTTCCCGAGCGGGTTGCCCTCGTAGAACAGGAGCTGGGCCACCTCGAGGGCGAACCCCTTGATGACCTCGTGGGGCCAGACGTACCGACGGTCCTCGTCGTGGAGGCTGCGGGCGTTCTCCTGCTGCACGACCGGCTCGCTCACGGGGCACCCGGGTGGCGGCGGTTGACGGTGGCCGTGGCCTGGTCGTAGGCGTCGACCACGCCGTTCCGCAGGACGTCCGTCGTGGTCTGCTCCACGACCCGATCCTGCTCCTGCTGCTTCTGCTCACCAAACAGGGCGGCGAGCGAGATCGTGCGGAAGGTCAGCTTGGTCTCGCCGTCGGCCCCCTGGGCTGCGCTGGGCACCCCGGAGCCGGGCGCGAACAACTCCTCGACCGACCCGGCCTCGTCGCCGAGCTCGCCGGCGACCATCTCCGAGCTCGCGGCCAGGACCGCGCCCTGGTCCTCGGAGTCGATCACCATCCGGTCACCCTCGCTGGTCACGCGCACCGCCTGGGCCCGCAGGGCGGCCGCGACGTCGATGCCCGGGTCGATGCGACCACGCAAGCGGGTCTGGAGGTTGCCCGCCAGGATCGTCCGCGCCTCGGCGTCGACCTCATCCAGCCGGGCGACGCCGGCGGTGTCCTTCGGGCCGAAGAAGATCCAGTCGTTGAACCCGCTCACTCACCGCCCCCGCTCTTCGAGGCGTAGTCCACCATCTGGTTCGGCGAGGTCAGGGGCGTGGGCGCGCGCTTCGCGGACGCGGGCTTGGGCTGCAGCGGCGCACCGGACTTCAGCCCTGTCTTGGCGTTGGGGCCCTGGGTCTGGTCCATGACGTCAGCGACGCCGGCGTCGTACGGCGCCGGCGCCTCGTGCTGCTGGGGGAACGCCCCCAGCTTCACGAGCTCGTCCACGAATCCACGGAGGTAGGGTCCCATCAGAACATCCGCTCTTCCTTGAGCCGTTCCCATTCTTGCACGACGGCCCGGAGGGTTTCGGCCGGAATGCGCTGGACCAGCACCTGGTACTCGACCTCGTCACGGCCGACCGCCGAGATCCGGCAGACGTGTTGGATCGTGGTCCCCTGCGGCTGGATCGTGTGGACCTTCGAGACCGCCCAGAGCGTGCCGGGCATGACCTCGTAGATGATGTCCCCCGGCTTCATCTGGGGGTAGGCCGAGAACCAGCAGTCCTTCTCCTTCTGCTGCATCTCGCCGAAGCTGGTGATCGACGTCAGCTTCTCGTCGGGGTTGTAGTCGACGTAGAAGGGGATCGGCTCGAAGAACGGGTGCTGCCGACCGGTGTTGAGGCAGAGCGTGCACCTCGAGGTGGTCTGCCGCTGCATGGTGACGTCCCAGCAGGGGCAACGCGCCGAGTCGGCGGTGCGCTCGATGAAGGCGAAGCTCGGCGTGCCCTGCAGGTAGCGCAGCACGAAGTCGTGCTGCTCGATGATGCAGAGCTCGTGAGGACGCGGCGAGGTCTCCCAGGTCCGCGTCTCGGAGACGACCTCGCCCTCCGGCGTCGTCGCCACCACCCGGTAGTAGTACTTCCGCCACCAGCTGATCAGGTTGGGCGTGACGTCGTCGAACTCGTAGACCAGCTGGCGCGCTACGCCTGCGACCTCGGCCACGAGCTCGACGAACTCGCCGGCGGTGAACTGCGGCGAGAGCGAGCGCTCGACGCGGAAGGTCACCTCCGACAGCCCGCTGTGCTGGGTCACCAGCTCCCAGCAGACCATCACGGTCGCGTTCCCATCCGGTGGCGACCCCGGTTGGGCAACGATGATGTCGAGCCGTCGGAAGGCCAGCATGGTCACCAGAAGTAGTTCAGCAGGGCGTACTCCGACGCCACCCCGCCGGCGAGCGCGTTCATCACGTTGAGGGAGATCTTGTAGTTCGACTTCTTCCGCTCGTACTCGGCGACGAACTGGGCGATCCAGGCCTGGTAGTTCTGGGTCTTGTCGAAGATCCTCACGGAGACGCCGCCCGAGCTGTACGTGAGCTCGTTGCGCGACTGCAGGATGCCGGCGCTACGCAGGACCTGGATGGTCGCGCCGTAGATCAGCATGTACAACGACGGGAAGGTCTCGACCCGGTAGGTCGAGATCAACGGCGAGGTGATGTTGAAGTCGTCCAGGGCCAGCGCGATGGCCAGGTCGAGCTTCGGGTCGTCCGACTCCTGGCGGCGGATGAGCCGGTTGAGCTCGGGCGTGTCGTTCAGGAACATGCGCAGCAGGCGCCGAGCCTGTTGCTGCGCCCTGTCTGCCGCCGTTCCGGTAGTCGTTGCCACGGGCTACTCCCGGCGTCGCCGGGGACGCCTAGTTCTTCTTGCCGACGCGGAGGTTGTCATGGAACCCGGCGACCGCGGCGATCGGCGTCGGCCGCGGGTCCACGAGATCCTCGAGCTTGCCCTTGGCCACGTCGGCCTTGGTGACCGACGGGATGTCCAGGTCGTCCTCGTCGTCCGAGGACGCCGCCAGGACCTCGGCCTCGCTGGCGTCCTCGTCGTCGGCCCCCGCGGCGCGCAGCGGCACGACCTTCGACGACTTCCGCTTGTCGACCGTGACCAGCGTCGCGCGCTCCGTCGACGGCGCCGCCTTGGGGCGCGGCGCGTCGTCGTCGTCCTTGTCGACGACCTTCGCCTTCTTCGGCGGGACGTAGGGCGGGAACGCCCCCTCCTCGACCTTCAGGTCGAGGCAGTCGACGAGCTCGGAGGTTCCCTTGTCGAGCCGGTTGATCGGCGCGGCATCTCCTGGCTGGAGCAACCGACCCGCCTCCGTGAGGAAGATCGGCCGCGCGTGGGCGGGCCCACGATCAGCGGAGGTGTTGGTGACCCTGTACTTGTACATGCCTGAAACGGTAAGCCCGCGCAGGCGCCCTGGTCAAGGCGCGAGCGCGGGCCCCTCAGCCAGCGTCGGATCAGCTCGAGCCGATCAGGTCAGCGTCATCTTGGCCGCGGCGCGCAGGTTGCCGTAGCCCATGCCGACGTACTCCCAGGTCTGCCACGACACCATGTCACCGCGCTTCTCGATGTAGAACTTGGTGTCGTTCAGGATGTAGAAGTTGCCGAGGTACTTCGGGTCCGTGAAGATGTACAGGGTGCCGGGCACCACGATCGACGACTTGATCGTCACCACCAGCTTGTGGCCGAGGATGGTGTTGTACTTGTAGCCGTTGACCAGGATCTCGCTGGCCAGCGGGGAGCCGATCACGGCGCCCTCCTGGGTCATGAAGTCGTCCCAGTCGGCCTTGTGCATCAGGATGGTGCCGACGGCGAGCTCGTCGGTGTCCAGCGCCTTGAAGAGCTTGACCAGGTTCTCGCTGGTCGCCGGGCCGGCGGCCGCGGGGGCGATGGTCTTGCCGTTCGCCGCGATCACCGCGTCGGTGAACTCGATGAACTTGCCGTCCTCGATCTTCTGGATGTCCTTGACCGAGTTCTCCTCGATGACCTTGGTCACCGGGTAGTCGTAGGCCAGGAGCTCCGCCTCGTTCTTCTTGAACTTGTCGGACTCGATCTTGAAGAACGGGATCTCGTAGCGGTCGCTCTCGATGTACCGCTCGTGGGTCTTGCCCCGGAAGTTGACCGCGGCCGCCGAGCTCTGCGGCTCGATGTCGACGATCTTGACCAGGGTGTCGTGGTTGACCGACCGCTGGCAGTCGGCCTTGGTGAGGTACTCCGGCGGCAGGATGCTGCGCACGAAGCTGACCTCGCGGAGGCGCTCGCGCACGAAGGCACCGCCGGCCTGGGCGGCCTTCTCGAGGCCGTCCGCCGTGTCCAGGCGCGAGACGAAGAGGTTGTTGAAGGTGGCCGCGTCGATCTGGGGGTCCATCTGGTCGTTCTCCTGGCGCTGAGGTGGTTGGTGGGGGTGGGCCTACCGTGGCCTCAGAGACCCGGCGACTCGTAGTGGAGGACGCCGCTGGCGACCTCGATGACGCGCCCGACGACGCCCTGCAGCTGGCGCGCGTCCATGGTCGCCGGGTTGGGGGCGTCGAGGTAGCCGCGGTCCTCGGCGGCGTCGAACACGACGACCAGGAGGTAGCCGGGGGCGAAGGTGCCGCCGGTGTTGTAGAACGTGGTCTTGGCCTGGTACGTCCCGCTCAGGACGGTGATCGCGCCGGTGGCCAGGGTGTCGGACTGGCCATCGCCGCCCGGCACGCGGAGGGTCCAGCAGACCTTGGCGCCGAGGGCGGGCGAGTTGATGTCGTCGGCGACGACGACCTTGGCGGCCTTGGTGACGCCACCGCTGGTGGCGGGCTTGACCCACTCGCCCGGATCGAACCGGAGGGTGGTGTCGACGACGAGCAGGTCCTGGCGGAGCATCTCGTCGCCGCCACGGACGATCTCGAAGTCGCGGGCGGCGCGGACATCCTTGGGAACGGGGAAGGTCATCTGTCTCTCCTGGGGTCTGGGGTCAGTCGGCCAGCGTGTGGAAGAACGCCGTCACCGCAGAATCGCCGCCGGCAACCGTGCCGCCAGCGCTGGCGACCTTGCCGAGATCCGGCATGTCGACGTCGAGCTCGAGCGCCTGCTCGAGCACCTCGAGGTTCTTCTCGAGGAGCGAGGCCACCTTGATCTGGAAGGCCTCGTAGGACTCGAAGGGCGGGATCTTCCCCCGCTCCACCATCGAGAACGCGAGCTTCGTCGCGTCCTCGCGCTTCTGCGCCCGGTCCAGCGCGTCAGCCGCCTCCTTCAGGAGGTCGTTCTTGTCGTCGATCTTGATCACGTCGTTGGTCGCCATGTTCTCCTCGGGGTCGTGTCGATGATCGGCTGACCGTCCGGGAGTCGCAGCTTGAGATCCCATCCTCTCACGGGATCTCAATACGTCAACTCAGCCGTTGACGATGACCACGCCGGACTTCTTCTTCTCGGGCTCGGACTTCCCGCCGTTGATCGCGCGGTACGCGAGCGCGCCGCCGCCGAGGTACAGCGCCGGCTTCTTCATCTTCTTGAGCTGGTCGTTGGTCACGCCGAGCTGCGTGCCGCCGATGTTGACGCCGAGCGCCTTGCCACCGGCCGCCCCGCCGCTCGCCGCCGAGGCGGCGGGCGTGACCGCCTGCCGGAGCTCCTTCATGGCGGGCAGGTGGGCGAAGCCCTTGTTGTCGCCCAGGATCGCGTGGACGGTGGCGTCGGGGTACTTCTTCCGGAGCTTCTCGACGAACTTCATCTTCTCGATGTCGCCGAGGCCATCGTAGGCCCGCGCCGAGCTCTTCCAGCTGCGGAGCGCGCTCTCCGCATGCTGCTTCGCCTTGTCGACGGTGGACCCGGCGCGACTGGAGCGCAGGCTCGAGCCGATCTCGCCGAAGAACCGGCGGATGCCGCCGGGTGCCGCGGCCTTCTCGAGGAACTCGGCGATCGCCTCGGGCGAATGGCCGGCCTCGAGCGCCACCTTGATGAAGGCGGCGGTGTCCACGGTGGGCGCCGCCGGCGCCGCCGTCTTGGTCTGGCCGCCGTCGATGGCGGCGATCTCCGCCATCGTCCGACGGATGATCTCGACGGACGCGACCTTCTCGGCCAGGGTCGCGTTCCCCGCCGCGACCTGGTCGGCCGGCGAGGCCTCGGCTGCACGGCGACACCGCGCGGCGAGCTTGGAGAAGTCGGGCTTCGCCGGCGCCGCCGTCTTGGTGTGCCGAGCGCCGAGGTTGTTCACCCCGGTCTCGTTGAGCAGCTCGTCGAGTGTGAAGCCCATGTGAGTTCCCCCGGATCGAAGATCGGAAGCGACGGGGCTCAGCGGCCCATGTGCTTGGCGAGCAGCCGCGACACGTACTGCGGATCCGCCGCCATCTTGGCGAGGATCTTCTTCTTCCGCGCCCGGACCTTGGCGGCCGAGGTCTTCTCCTCGCCGCTGTCCTCCTTGGACTCGCGCGGCTCGGTCTTCTCCTCGTACTCGGAGTCGTCCTCCTCGTCGCCCTCCTTCTTCTCCTTCTTCTTGCCGCCCATGGCCGCGGCCATGGCCTCCTCGAAGGCGGACTTCTTGTCCGCCTCGCCGGCGCCCGGCATCGCCTCGTCGACGGCGATCTTCACCATGTCGGCGAAGACGTGGTGGGCGAGGGTACGACCGATCGCGTCGTAGTCCTGCGCCTGCTTGAGGAGGCCGGGGTCGACCTGGCTGAGGTCGCGGGCGGGCGGGAGCCCCTGCGCGGCGCGCACCTGCGCGACCTTCTCGTGATCGCGCGACTGCATCGCGCCGAAGACTGCCTTGAGCGAGTTCATGGTGTGCTCCGCGTTCGTGGGGGGAGGTGGGTCGGCTACGCCAGGCTCAGGCCTGGAGGTCGCGGACCGTGGCGAAGCCGAGCGGCGAGCCGCCACCCAGGCCGATCGCGGCCGCCTCGGGGTCGGTGCCGGTGCCCTGGCCGGCCGAGATGGTCTTGGTCGGGGCGAGGGTGTCCGAGTAGGTCTGCTTCGGGCCGGGGCCCGAGGTGACCATCTTCTCGTCGTGGTTCGCCGACCCGGCGAAGTTGGTCTCGAGCGTGGGCAGGCCGCGCTCGCCGAGCGCCGGGGTCTTCGCCCCCGACTCCGACTCGGTCATCTGGTTGTCGGGGGCGGTCGTCGCCAGGCCCTCGGCCAGCTTGTGGAACTCGGAGAAGAAGCCGCGCGCCATGATGCGGCCGGCGGCGTCGTACTCCTGCGCGACCTTCATGATCTGGCCGTCGTCCTCGTCGGCGACCTGCTCCTCGGCCTCGGCGGCCGCGAGCTTCTCCGCCATGGCGGCGAAGTCGACGTCGTCCTGCTCGACCTCGGGCGCCGGCGCGTGAGCGGCGGCCGCGGCCTGCTTGACGTGATCCTGATCGGTGAGCGCGAGGTAGAGGCTGGCGAGCGAGTTCATCTGGTCTCCTCCGGAGGCGAGCTTGGTGTGGTCGCCGCCGGTGGCGGCAGGCTTGCGCGCCGGCGGCGCGCCGGTCGCGGAATCGTGGGTCGTGGTCTCGGTGCTGGCGGACGCGAACTTGTTCATCAGGTCGCTGAGGGTGGGCATGGTCAGATCTCCTTCATGCGCCGCGCGAGCCGCTGGACCGACTCGAGGATCGAGGCGTCGAGAGCCGGATCGCTCATCAGCCCGCCGAACTTGGTGAGGTGGTGAGTCGCGCGATCGTGCGGTGCTGCAACAGACGCGAGTCGCTCGAAGCCTCCACGGCTCCCGGCTTGCGATCGTTGCTGTTGAACACCTGCATGGATGTACGCGAGTGGGATCAATCCTGTGATCCCGGCCGTCTTGCGCTGATGGTAGGCTGGGCCGTTTTTTGCGTCAAGTCCGGCACCTGTGCCGTGGGGCTCCAGATCCCGCGGCGCCCCCAGCTGTTGCGCTGCCACGGTCGCCCCGACACCTGCGCTGATCAGGAGCGGGAGCATCCAAGGGTGCTTCGCGATCGCGCGCACCGGCGACGGCGCCTTCTCGACCAGCTGGGGGAACGCCCGACGGAAGACCATGAACCCGGCGGCGAGTGCGAGGCTGGCGGGCACCACGCCGGGCATACCCGACGAGAGCCGTCGCTGCTCGTTCGTCATGGGATACCACTGGCTGTCGCGGTTGTACCCCTCGATCTCCCCGCGCTTCTCCATCCGCTCGAGGCGGGCGGCGAGGATCTCGGGATAGCAGCTCCGGTCGGCGATGTAGGGGCGCAGCTGCAGCGCGACCTTCTCGCTGACGTCGTGCTCGCTCAGGTGCTCGAGCTCGCGTGCCCACTTCGGCATCGGGCCAGGCCGGTGCTCGTCGAACACCAGGCGGTGGGCCGCCAGCTTGTCCGCGAGGGCACGGGCGCCCTGCTTGACCAGGATGATCCGCTGGAACTCCTGCGGGCGCAGGTCGATCCCCAACGCGGCGAGCGTGGCGAAGATCTCGCGCAGCGGGAAGCCCGTGAGCTGGTTGAGCAGCGCCGGCGGCAACGCCGGCTCGGTCGACTTGACCGCACCGGCGTCCTCCATGAAGGCGTCGACCTTCGCCTGGTCGGACGGCGTCACGCCCTCGATCTTCGTCTCGCCCGCCGGGACCTCCTTGGTCAGGTCGGCGGTCTTGCGCGCCGAGCTCGCCTTCTCGGCGGCCGCGTACTTGGCGTAGAAGCTCTCGCCGAGCTCGGCCGAGCTCGGCCGGATCTCGTAGATGCACCCATCGTGCGCGACCTTCTTCAAGACGTGGCTCGCCTTCTCGGCACCGATCGTCACGAAGGAAATGTCGAAGAACTTCGGCTTGTCGTTGAACGCGAAGACCCGCCGTCCGTCCGGCAGGATCTTGTTCATCTGGTAGCGGAGGTGCGGGCAGTACTCGGCCCGGTTCTTCGCGCGGTTGCCGCAGACGGAGCAGCGGTCCCACGGGACCCGGCACCCCATCGAGACGTCCCAGTACCGGTTCGCGGCGAGGTCGCCGAGGATGTCCTGGCACTTCGCGTCGTCGACGCGGACGATCAGCAGGACGCGGTGCATGCCCGGGTCGTAGGCCGAGAGCGTGACCTTCTCGCCGTACGCCCGCGCCGGGTCCTTGTTGACGTGGTGCTTGAACGGGTAGGCGTAGTGCTGGAACGTCTCGTAGCCGTACTCGGGACCGGGGTGGCGCAGCGCCTCCTCGGGGAAGTAGTCGCCGTTGACGTTCGACCCGTAGTACTCGCCCGACCCCATCGCGTCGATGAGCAGCTGGGTCTTGCCCGGGATCGGCGCCGCCGATCGCAGGTACTGCTCGATGGACGCGGGGAGCTCGCGCGCCATCTTGATGTGGCCGATCGACCGCTCGAGGTTGGCCTCGATCGGGAAGATGTGCGGGCCGGTCCGCGCGTCGTACCCAGCGTAGTTGATCAGCTTGTACAAGCGATCACTTCCACCGGGCGTTCCCGCCCGCGACGGACGCTGACGGCCTGACCCGCGGCGTCTGCGGCGCCTGCTCGCTCCGAGCTTCGGCCGCCTGCATCCGCTGCACCTTCTCCTCGATGGTGACCGGCCCACGCTTCGGCGCCGTCGGCCGGACTGCGCCGCCCATCCGCCCCTCGCGGATCTCGCCCACGTTGCGGTTGGCATCGGACCAGCGCTGAGCCTTGTTCGAGGGGGCGTTGTAGGCGGCCTCGGCGCGCGCCTTGGTCGCGGTGTAGTCCGTCCTCCGCGCCTGCATCCGCGCCTTGCGCGCGTCGGCCTCGGCCTGCGTGAGCTGCTTCCCAGAACCTGACGCGCGCGCCTGGGCGTTGACCAGCTCGCCGCCGACCATCACCTTGCGGCCCGGCGCGTTGTTGGCGTCGAACTTCTTGTTGTAGGCCTGCTCGCTGATGACGCGCTGCGCGCGCTGCGGGGCTGTCTCCCACGGCACGCCGGGGTCACCGCGACCGCCACCGCCCCCCTGCTTCTTCGGGGTGGCGGGCGGTGGAGTCGGATCTCCGGCCTTGCTCGGGCGGTAGCCGGGCGACGGACGCCATCCCTGGGGTGCGTTCTTCGCCGGCGACTCCATCTTCTGGGTCGGGATGGCGCCGAGCAGGTTGCCGCCGGGCGCGCCCATCTGGTTGGGCGGCTTGGGCGCCGGCGCGCCGGGGACGCCGGTCGAAGGAGGGCGAACGATGCCGCCGGGCGGCGGCGGACGTGGAACCGACGGCACGCCAGCCGGCGCACCCCAAGGCCCTGCGACCTTGAGGAGCTCGTCGGCGAAGCCTGCGAGGTATCGGTTCACGTCGATGGCCGATCAGCCGCCCTGCGGGCGCGGCGGGAGCGGACCGTTGCCCAGGGTGACCTTGGCCTTCGGCGCGGCCTTCGGCGCGGGCATGCCCGGGTTCTTGTGCTGGCCGGTGACCGGGTTCATCTTGGTCTTGCTGCCGAACGCCTGGCCGGGGGCGTTGGTGTCGGTGGGCGCCGGGACCTTGGGCACGCCGCCGCCCGGGCCCTTGCGGCCGGCGCGGCCACCCGCGAACGGGTCGTAGCCCGAACCGGTGGCGTCGGCGAGCTTGCTCAGCTCGTCGGCGAACGCGCGCGCGGTGATCCGGCCCGCGGCGTCCTCCTCCTCCGCCTGCTTGATGATCTCGGCAGCCTGCTTCTCGAGCTCGGCATCCTTCGACGCCATGGTGTCGTACACGTCCGTGAGGGTTCGCATCTCCGTGTCTCCTTCGGGCTAGCGCCCCGTGATCAGTTTTCGCACGCCGCCCAGAACAGTACCAGCGGCGTTGACAGGCGGCTTGCGCCCGAACATCCGCCCCACCCGGCGCGTCGCGCCGCCGGCGAGGCCCAGGCCCATCTTGCCGAGGACCAGGGCGGCGATGGCCGACCCCTGTGGGCTGCTGGTGATGGCCTTCACGGCCTCGTCGGCCTTGCCGGCCGCGCCGCGCGCGGCGATGCCGACGTTCTTCTTGAACTCGCTGCCGCGATCGCCGATGTAGTTCGAGGCGCGGTTCGCGTACTCCTCGGCGGAGGCGGCGCTCTTCTCGATCCCGAAGGACGTGCCGAGGAACCGGGGCGAGGCGTGCTTGCCCATCTGCGAGCTCGAGGTTGCGCGGAGCGACATCGAGCCGCCCTCCACGAGCCCGTGCTTCGCGCCGGGGGCGCCGTGGCTGGGCGCGCGCGCCTCGCTGCTGTGGAAGCGCTCGCCACCGGCCTCGAGCGGCGCCGGCTGCTCCTTGGCCGGACGGTGGAACCCGGTCGGCAGGCCGCTGTCGGCGTCCCAGTCGCTGGGCGCCGCGCCCGCGCACTTCACCGCGCCCTTCTTCTTGGGCTGGCCGGTGCCGTACATGCCGCCGCCGGCCTCCTCGCCACCGGAGTCCATCCCGCCAGGGGTCACGGCGGGGCTGGCGCCGGCCGGCTCGCTCGGCTTGGCCGGCTTGGTCGACGGGTCGTCCTTCGCGGCCTCCGCCATCTTCTGGTGGAAGGTCGCGTCGTCACGCCCGGGGAGGTCGCGGAAGAACCGCCCGCCGCGCGGCTGCGCGGCCTTCTGGAAGAACATCCCATCGCCAGCGACCTTCCCGAGCGGCTGGCGCTCGGGGTTGGTCTGCGGGTGCTTCTTCTCGGGGAGGTCGCTCATGTTCGGGGTCTCCTTCGCCCACTCTCGCGCCTTCTTGGGGTTCGTGGCGAAGAAGAGGCGCTGCTGGGCCTTGGACTCGAAGGGCACGCGATCAGCCTTCGCTGGCGCCGCCGCGGAGGCGCTCCTGCAGGGCGGTGTGGTAGGCCATCACGCCCTCCTTCCGACCGAGCATCCGGGCCTTCTGGGCGACCTCCATCACGTCGTTGGTCCCCTCGTCGTAGCCCTTCTGCTTGCCCTTGCTGCTGCCGAGCGCCGCACCACCGACACCGGCGGCGGCGCCGAGGCCGAGCATCTTGGCGACGCCGCGGCCGGCGCTGGGCGCGGTCTGCGCGGCCGGGCGCCCGAAGCGCATCATGCGGGCGAGGCGCCCCGCACCGGGCGAGGCGACCTTGACGAGTTCGTCCTGGAATCCGCGCATGAAGTTCATCGGCATCGCCTTCTTCTCCTGGGGCTGACTCGACTGCTCGAGCATACAGCGGACGAACGCCGCCTTGGGTGGAACTGCCTTGCGTGTCGCTACGTGATCGATGAGGTACTCGCTGAACGTGTCGGCGAAGTCCTCTTCCGGGCTCGTCTTGGCGTACTCGTCGACGAACCCAGCGCCGGCGGTGGACGCCGTCCACGCGGCGAGCAGCCGCGGGTTCGTTCGCACGATCGTGTGGGCGAGTTCATGAAAGACAGATCGCCGAAACTGCTCAGGATCGATCCGGTCGCCATCGTACACGCCCTTGTCGTAAACGACAATTGCACCCTCGGCCGGCTCGTACTTCGAGTGCCCCGGTGCGCTCGGCGGCGCATCTTCGAGGACCGGGCGCCGGACGAGCGTGCGGAGGTTCGGGTTCTCCTCGAGCCAGCGCGCGGGGAGCGGTGCGAGGAACCGCTGCAGCTCGGCCACCTCCGCCGGCGTCCAACGGCCCTCGAGCTCGAGCCCGCGAACCCTCACAGGACCTTCTTGAGGTCGGCGAAGAGCTTCGTGAGGATGCCGCCGGCGAGCGCCGACCCAAGGCCGACCAGGCCGGCGAATCGGAGCGGGTGCTGCTCGCGCCAGCTCTCGGACGCGTGGCGAATCCCCGGCGTCGGCGTCTTGATGGTGGGGAGCAGCTCGTAGGGGTGTCGCCCGGTGATGAACGCGTCGCGCTCGGAGGGATGGATGCGGGCGCGGATGTGCTTGCCGGACTCGGTGCCGTAGAGGTACATCGCGCCCATCGCGGCGGGGATCGCGGTGGTCAACGCGCCGGCGACGAAGTCCGGGGAGGTCCCGACCTCCTTGGCGGCGCCGGCGATCCGACGGCCGGCACCAGGTGAACCCATGATCTCGGCGGACTGGTGTCCGATCTGCGAGCCGATGTGCTTGAGGTCGTCCCAGGTATCACCGACGAAGCGGCCGATGCCGATGGCTCCACCTCTGGCGGCGTCGATGATGCCGCTGGTCTTCTCGATGTCCTCCGGCGGCTCCTGCGCCTCCACCCGCGCCTGCCGCATGTACTTCCGCGCGAGCGCCAGGCCGACGATCGGCGGGATGGTGCCCAGGAGGTAGCTCGCCCAAGCCGGACCGAGCCGCTTGAACGACGCCCGCGCGGCCGCGGGGCCTTCGGTCTTGGCGATGTGCGAGAGGGCGAGGATCGAGGCCTTGGCCTCGGGGTAGAGCTGCGTCGCGGCCAGCGTGGCGCCCATGATCTCCGGGGCGTTGTCCTGCATGAAGGAGATCGCCTTGTCGTCGATCGTGCCTGGCATCATCTCCTTGATGCGGTCGCCAGCGATCAGCGCGATCGGCAGCGCCGCGTAGGCGGCGCGCTGCAGGCCGGGGCCGACCTTGGAGCGCACCTTGCCGAGCCGGCTGCCGGTGAAGTCGGCGGCATGGCCGAGTTCGTGGAGGACCTTCTCCTTGCCGATCTCCTTGAGGAAGACCTCCTTGGTCGCGTGGTTGTAGTAGTTCCCGCTGAGCAGGCCGTTCTGGAAGTTCAGGCGAACGCCCTTGTTGGCCAGGTCGTGCTTGCCGATGAAGGAGTCGACGACCTTCTGGATCTCGGGGATCTTCTTCGCCGCCTCCATGATGGCGTCCTTGTCCGCGGCATCGTGGGCCAGCCGCAGACGGGCGGAGACGTTGAAGAGGCCCATCAGCTTGGACGGCTGCACCTGCGGCCGCGCTTCCGCCAGCGTGGGCGCGTTGCGGAGCTGCAGCGCGTTGTGCCAGGAGACCGATCCCTTGTCCGCCACGTTCCCGAGCGCCCAGCCGGCCCCCATCGTCGCGAGCCGGCGCGCGAACGGCGCGGTGCCGAGCGCGACGAGGCTCGCGATCGCGCGCTCGCCAGGATCGAGGCTGGTCGGGCTCGTCTCCCGCTCGGGCGGCAGGTACGGCGCCGTCGACGGCGCGTCGACGGCCGTCTTCTCGCTCAAGAAGACGCGGAGCGGGTCAGGGCGGGCCATGTGGAGATCACACCCCCATCGCCTTCGTCGCGAACTCGCCGGCCTTGATCGGCGAGGGGCGCCCGCTGCCGCGGCGCTGCTCGTTCATCTCGTCGATGCTGGCCTGGGCCTCGGCGAGCATCTTGACCTCGCCGGGGGCGACGTTCCGGCTCATCGTGCTCGCGGTCAGCCACGTGCCCGCGACGAGCGGATCGGCGGCGAGGGTGGGGGCGTAGCGGGCGAGCACCCCGAAGTGGCTCGCCACCAGCCCCGGCTTGGTCTCCTCGACGTCCTTCAGGTTCGGATGCACGTCGTAGAGCTGCGCGTAGGACGACTGGATGTCGTTGTCGACCTGCTTGTCGCGGCTGTGGCGCAGCAGGCCCTGCACGCCCGCGGTGGCGCCCGCGGTCATCGCGGACAGCGCGAGCATCTTGGCCAGGTTGAGCCCGACGTCCGACCAGCCCGGCGAGAGCCGGCCCGCGCCCTCGGCCACCTCCTTCACGCCGGTCGCTCCGCCCGTGCGGAGCTTCTCGAGGAGGCTCAGCGGTGGCTGGACGACCTTCTTGGCCACGTCGTCGGCGCCGCCGCGGAGCCGACTGAACCAGCTGGCAGCCTCTTTCTGGAGGGCCTGCTTGATCAGGCGCTGGCGAACGGTCGCGACCTCGTCCGCGGCCTGCTTGGACAGGAGACCGTTGGCGAGGCAGGCATCAAGGAGCTCGGCGGACGTGGCCATCTGATCACCTCTTGAACTTGGCGGCATCGTAGTCCCGGTGGAGCCGCTTCAGCTGGCCCTTGGCGGGGCGCTTGTTGAAGAGGTCGTTGAAGTTCGTGTAGGCGGCCTCGCTCGCCTGTGCGTGGCCCGTGTTCGGGTCGACGGCCGCGGCCAGGTAGCGCGGCTTGTCGCCACCGCGGAGCCCGCGCTTGTAGGCGCTCGAGCTCGCCATGCCCGTGGCCGCGACCGTGCCGGCCGCGGTGACCGCGATCAAGGGGTGCTTGACCGTGAACTTGCCCACGCCCTTCAGCACGCCGCCGACCTTGACGAGCTCGTCCGCGAAGCCGGTGAGGAACGCATCCATCACAGATCCCGGAGCTTCTGCTGGTTGATCGTGATCTCGTCGTCGATGCGCAGGATGTCGCGCAGGCCGTTCTTGATCTCGTCGGTCTTGCGCTGGATGGTGTCGAGCGACACGAGCACCGGGTGCGCGCCGTTGATGATGGTCGTGTTGCCGAGGTTCTCGCTGATCAGGTCGGCGGCGACCGGCGCGATCGCGAGCTTCACCAGCCGGGACCGCACGTCCCCGTGCGTGTCGGCGATGAGGCGGGCCTCGAACTTGGGGATGAGCTCGCCCGCGAGCTTGGCGTGCCCGGCGATCACCGAGGCGACCAGGACCTGGCGCATCGTGGCGCCACCGAGCACGGTCTGCTTGACCTGCTCGAACGCCCGCTTCTCGAGGGACTCGACCTCCATGCCCAGGCGCATGACCTGGTCGGCGAGCTGCTGGCGTGCGGCCGCCTGCTTCTGCAGGATGACGATCACTCGCTGGCGATCGCTGGGCCCCGCGAGCCCGTTGTGCACCGCGGCGGGGTCGACGCCCATCATCGAGGCCATCGATGGGCCGGGCTGCGGGATGCCGCGCGGCGGGCCGGCGTAGTCGGAGGTGGTGACAGGCAGCGTCTCCGGGTCGACCGATCCGTCGCCGGCCCCGCAGCCGCAGGCTGCGAGCACGACCTTCGAGTCGGCGAGGGGGAAGGCGATCTTCTCCTTCTGCGCGGTCTTCGACCAGAGCCCCTGGTGCGTGGCGATGTTCGCCATCTCGCAGACCCGGGCGATCTGGTTCGCGTTGAGCTCGTTCTCCTTCGCGAGCTTCGTGATCACGTCGTTGAGCTTGGAGCCCTCCTCGAGGTAGCGCTTCGCCGCGATCTTGGCGAACGACTCGAGCCGATCCGACGCCACCTTCGAGACCTGCGGCTTGCGGCCCTCGAGCAGGTATGAGAAATGCCCAACGTTCATCGAGGCCTCGCTTCTGGTGTTGACGTCGAGGGTATAGGCTACGCCAGGTCGGGTCAAGGAAGCGGAAGTACACCGAAAGGACCGCCAGATGAAGTTCTGTCCTCACTGCGGGGGCGACCTCTCGCAGTACAGCATGGCCGGCGCGCCACACGCGCCGGCCACCACCGGCACCGTCTACAACCAGACCACGATGTGGAAGGCGCTCGTGGAGCGCGCTCGTGCGATCGAGGGCACGCCGCCGCCGCTCGAGAACCTGGTGCTGCCCATCGTCTCTCAGATGACTGCGGCGTTCGCGGCGCGCCCGGACCGGGAACGAGACGCGCCGCTGAAGACGGTCGTGCACTTGGCCTTCGACCGCGACGTCGTGCCACGCGGCGGCGCGCTCCACTACATCACGATGACCGAGGGTCGGGGCGCGATGGACCTCGGCCGCCTGCAGGCGATGGGCTACGCCGTGCTGGACGGGAAGGTCCAGGTGGTCGACGACGTGCCCGTGGGGCCGGCCTACCAGCTGCTCAGCTACTGGGGCGGCGCTCGGCAGCACAAGCGCTGGCACCTCGAGGCGCCCTGCGAGATCAACCCGTCGCGGAACGGGGACCCGGCGTTCATGGACGCGAACATGATCGGATTCGTGGCGACGTGGAAGGACACGGAGCGGATGACGGAGGCGCTGATCGAGCTGCTCGAGATGTTCGCGCACGGGTTCGGCGAGCATCGCGTGACGATCGCCATGCCGCTGGTGCTCGAGCTGGCGGCGCGCTGATCGGGATCACTCCTCCTTTGCGGGCATAAGAAAGGACAGAAGGAGCCACACCATGTCCATCGATCCCAAGTCGCAGTCCACCGTTTCCCCCATCACCCCGCCGACGAAGGTCGACGAGTCCCCCACCCGCGAGCAGCAGGCGTTGGACCTCCACAGCAAGCTGCTGTCCGCCAACCCCGGCTGCGATCTGGAGGTGACGCTCGGTGCCAAGTACGGCCCCGACGCGATCAACCTCGAGACGCGCAACCGGGGTGCGGACAAGTTCGCTGCGGGGGTCCTCGCCGGCATCGCGTTCGCGGGACTCGCCGGCCTCATCGGCGTGGCGGTGGCGAAGGCCGTGACGCCGCGCCCCCAGGTCAAGAGCCTCGGGGACGACGACACCAAGTAGCAACCTCAACCACCACTCGTGAGAGTGTTTTCCGCCGCGCAAGCGGCGAAACACCCTCGCGGGTGGTTTCTTACCCATGACCAGGATCGCTCCGCGGGCATAAGAAGAGGGAACCCCCAACCAAAGGATTCCCCATGCGCAACAAGCTCGTGGCGACGCTCGACATCGTGTTGAGCGCCCGCCTCATCCATGCAGAGATTGAACGCACCGTGGAGCAGGCCCACAAGGTCTGCGACCCCCACCTGGCGATCTCGTTCGCCAACGCCCGGCAGACCGTGTCGAACCCCGTCGACATGGCCGTCGAGCTCGAGATGCTCGACGCCGCCATCGACCTCTCGAAGGAGAACCTGGCAGAGATCGAGGGCCTGAAGCGCTCGATCGCCAAGTCGCTCCAGGGCCACGAGGTCCTGGAAGCGCTCGGCAGCGCGCTCGTGTCGCAAGACATGATCGACGCCGTCGAGGAGAAGTTCCAGGTCACCGGGCTCAGGCTCGAGGAGATGGAGAAGCTGCGGGACCTCACCGTGTCCCGCGCCCGCGACCTCACCAGCCAGCTCTAGGGCTGGTGGGTGCGCGGGGCTTCTCTGCTCTCTTAGCCTTCGGGTACACTCGCCACCATGACGCCGTTCCTCCAGGCCTTCACCGATGAGCTGGTCAAGCTCGGCGCGGACAACGACCTGGTCGACGTCTTCCGGGAGGCCAAGAAGGAGACCCGGAGGCAGCCGGCGCGGGACAGCGCCCTGAGCGCGCTGCGCGGGAACGGCACCCCGGTCAGCCGCAACTACCTCGCGTCGATGTTGATCGGCGGGATCTCGGTGCCGGCGGTGGCGGTCATGAGCAAGCGGATCTCGCGGGCCCTGAACAACAAGACCGTGCAGCGTGAGCTCCGCGGCCTTGGGCCGATGGCGCACCCGAAGAAGGTCCGGGCGCTGCGCGACGAGTTGCACACCGGCCCGTCGTTCGGGCGCGCGCGCCCCGGCACGCCGTTGAACACCCGGCCGCTCATCACGCACGGCGAGGCCGCCGGTCTTGCGGCGAGCGGCGTCGCGACCGGTGGCCTGGTGCAGATGATCCGGGACTACTTCGCGGGCAGCGCGCCGACGACCCCGCGCTAGAAGCGGTTCGAGCTGATGTCGGCGGCGAGCTTGCAGTAGACCAGCGAGTGCAGCCCGTCGTCGGGCTGGTCGATCGGGTGGTCGTAGTTCATCGTGCGCGTGCGCTCGTTGTACTCGATGTACTCGGCGAGGATGTCCTTGCCGAAGGACTCGAACTCGGCCCACTCGGGGAGGATGAACTTCTTCTGCTTGAAGCCGAGGAAGGTGTCGGCGAGGACGGCGTTGCGGTTGATGATGAACTTGTGGGCCTCAGGGTCGTACTTCTTCCGCTCGCCGAGGCTGGTGGAGTAGGCGAACTGCATGACGCCGGTGCGGCCGCGGGCCTTGAAGAGGCGGCTGTTGACGCCCCAGCCGTGGCCCCAGTCGGCGCCGAGGACCTCGACACCCCAGTGGCCGCAGATGTTGAGCACGTCGGGGACGATGATCTCGGGATCGATGTCCTTGCCGGTGTAGCGCTTCCAGAGGAAGGGCCAGAAGAGCTCGTCGTTGACGTAGGCCCCGAGCGTGAGCACGGTCCACGACGCGAACTTCTTCCGCCCCTTCTCGGCCGAGCCCTCCTGGCGTCCTTCGCCCCAGTCGATCCCGCCGAAGATGCGGAGGCCGTGCATCTTCGAGTTCTTGGTGTGGATGATCTTGCGCGTCTCGCGCGTGGGGATCTGCTTGTCGGGGTAGCAGCACTTCTGCAGGTCCATCCGCGTCACGGGGGCGGACGCGGTGTCGTACGAGAAGCCGAGGATCTCGTTCTGGAACTTGTTCTCGGGCCACTTCTCGTAGGGGAGGACGATCTCCTTCCGCCAGGCGTTCTCCCCCTGCTTCCAGGGGACCATCAGCTGGGAGATGTGGTAGCCGACGTAGTACTCGCCGGGGCAGAAGGTGACCCACTGACCCTGGGAGGCGTCGAGGGCCTTGCCGCAGTTGGAGCAGATCAGGCCGGTCTTGCCGATGTTCCGCTCGTCGAGGAAGTTCCAGTAGCTCCCCGCCTCGCCGCTCTTGCAGTCGCAGGGGACGAGCCACTCGTTCTGCGTGGACCACTGCCAGTACTCCTCGAGGGTGTTGGAGTGGGTCAGCGGCGTGCCGGTGATCATCTCCGAGCCCTGGACGCCGGCGGAAAGCAACGAGGCCGACAGCGACTGGCTGATGACCTTGATGTTGTCCTTGAGCAAGTCCTGGGCTTCGTCGAAGAACACGCGCGACGCCGGGATGCCGCGGGCGCGGGCGGCGGTCAGGTACGCCGCGCGCAAGAAGATGTACGACCCGTTCATCAGGGTCTTCTCGAAGACCTGATCGATGACGCCCTTGCCGAGGTACAGGTTCTTCAGGAAGGGCGAGTCGTAGAGGGTCGGCCGCAGCTTCTCGTTCGAGTACTGCCGGGTCTGTTGGTGCGACGGCGAGACGTAGAGCGTGCGCCAGTGGGGGTGGAGCACGGCCTCGAGGATCTGGAGGCAGCAGACCGTCGTCGACTTCGCGACCTGGCGCGAGGTCTTCATGACCAGCTGGCTGTCCTGGTCGTTGTAGATCGGGATCAGGAAGGCGTGGTTGTCGAGCCGGAGCGGCTTGCCGAGGTGGTAGAGGATCGCCTGGGCGATGTCGGATCGGCGCCCGTGGAACGTGGGGATGCCGCCCTCGGACTTCGCGGCGAACTCCTTCAGCTGCGGCGCCCACTTGTAGGCCGCGTTCCAGTTGATGTCCCGGATCATCGCCGGGCGCGCTTCCCCCTTGCCCTCGAAGTCGAAGGGGTCGTCCTCGAGGACGCCATCGGCTTCGTCCAGCACTAGGACTCCTTCTTGTCGGCGGTCTTCTTCGTGGGAACCGCGACCTGGCCGGCCAGCTGCGCCAGGGAGATGTGGGAGGACTTCTCGGGCTTCACCGAGAAGAGCCCCTGGAAGTCGGCGGTGCTGGGGGTGCCGTCGCTCTTCGGCACGCCGAGCCCGGCGGTCTTCTTGACGCTGAGCGCGCGCAGGGTGAGCTCGGCCCACCGCATGGCGCCAGCGAGCTCGGGTTGGGGGGTGTCCATCGCCAGCTTGAACTGCTGGTACGTCTTGTTGATGATCGTGTTGACGATCTGCTCGTCGCTGTGGACCGACGCGACGCCGAGCATGTCCCGCACCTCCTCCGCGGTGGGCGAGGCGACGCCGAAGGCGACGTAGCTGCGCTCCTCCTGGGAGATGAGCTTCTTGTAGAAGTCGTCCCAGGCCTTGCGGCTGAGCAGCTTGACGTCCCAGTAGATGTGCCGGTAGGTGCTCAGGGCGTCGTTGCTGAGCTCGATCCCGTAGTGCTCGAAGAGGAGCTTCTGGATCTCGCCGGCGCTGGCGCGCGAGAGCAGCAGGCAGCCCAGGATGGCGCGCGTGTGGACGTTCGTGAAGAGCCGGAAGGCCAGGTCGGCGTGGGGCGGCGCGGCCGCGCGGCCGAACTCGCGCTGCATCCGCCAGAGGTCACCGACGCCCTCGGCGTCGGCCCAGGCGAGCACTCCCTCCAGGTCGGTGATCTCGGTGTCGGTGCCGTCGATGAACGCGCCGACCGACGTCGGCGCGGTGTCGCGGAGGTGCTGGCGGCAGTCGGCGAGCCACAGGTCGCCGACGCGCGGCAGCTCGTAGCGCTCAAGCGTCGAGTTGATCTCGATCTTGCGCGAGACGAGGAACCGGAGGAATCGCTCGTAGGGGTACCTCACGCGAGCTCATCGAGCCATCCCGATGGGCTGGCCGTCTCGCAGGAGGCGGCCCCCCACGTGTCGGGGCGCCACCGCGGCCGCGGTCTTGGTCTTCTGTTCCTCGAGCATCCTCAGGCGGCTGAGGCCATCGATGACGCGCTGCAGGTGCCCGAGCGCCGAGCGCACCGCCTCTTCCGGGATGTCGTCCATCCCGAGCCGGCTCGCCAGCAGCAGGTTCGCCAGCATGTGGCTGGTCTCCCAGAGCAGCGGCTTGACCGAGGCGAAGCGGGCGATGTTCTCCTCGTTGACGAACCCCAGGGACAGGACCGAGTCAACGGTCTGCGCGTCCTCGAGGTTGGCGGCGATCTTGAGCAGCTCGCTGAATGGCGCACGCATGCTGGCCACGACCATCTGGCGCATGGGGCTGGCGACCTTCTCGGCCCGGCCCGGCAGATCCCGCGTCCGCAGGTGGTGGAGCTGCAGCTCGAGGCGATCGCGGACGCCATCGAGCACCTGCGCGCGCTTCTCCCCGGGCAGGCCCCAGGTGGCGAGCAGGAAGTCGGCCTCGTGCCGCGGCAGCGAGGCGAAGTCGAAGGCCGCCTTGACCATCTTGGCGTTGCCGCGGATGGGCGTCTGGCGGCACGCCGCGTACTTCTCGAGGCGGCCACCCCGGAAGATGTAGCGCCCGTTGGCGGCCGCCACCTTCACCGGCTGGGTGTCGAGCCACGAGGCGGTGATCCGCTTGAAGTCGTCGGGCGCCTCCGACACCGGGCACAGCCGCGGCATGCGGATGAACGACATCTTGGCCGAGACGATGTAGTTCGCCTTCGGGCCCAGCAGCGGTCGCATCTCCGGCGACTTGTTGGTGTCGGAGAGCCGGACGATCCCGTCGACCGTCGGCGAGATGATCAGGTTGATGATGTTGCCCTTGTAGTCGACCGCCGCGATCGCGCGGAGGTTCTTGTAGACCGTCACCCCGGTGACCTGGAAGGGCACGGTCGCGAGGACGTCCTTCCCGTCGCGGTAGACCAGGGTGCCCATCTTGCCCGGCTCGGGCCGGTCGGCCTGCAGGCTGGTGTCGGGGTCGTCGGGCAGCGGGATGCCGGCGAAGCGCGACTGGATGGAGGCCAGGGCCTTGCCGAGGAAGAGCTTGGTGTCGGCCTTCCCGCCCTCGAACGTGACCACGTTGGGGATGACCCAACCCTTGGCCATGACGCCGTCCCGATCGCGCACGCCGTAGCGGCCGTACTCGTCGATCTGCTTGACGGTGCGGTCGTCGCTGCGCGGGTCGAAGACGAACGGGTTCTTGTGCACGCCCAGCTCGCCGGGCGGTCCCTCCATGTCCTTGCCGTAGACGGTCGCCGGCGGGTCGAGGGTGAAGTGGCCGACCTGGTCGGCGACGGTCAGTGGGTCCTTCTCGTAGTTCTGGAGCTCGGCCTTCCGCAGCTCGAGGAGCGAGCGGATGCCCTGCCGGTTGGTCGTGATGATGACCGGGTCGAAGACCTCGTCCGAGGAGGTGTAGAGCCGGTAGACGTCGGGGCCGTCCTTCTTGACGGTGAAGACCGCCTGCGCGCGCTCCTTGTTGAGCTCGTCCTGCTCGGTCACCGCCGGCGTCTCCGCCGCGTACTTCTTCAGGACGTCGAAGGTCTTGCGGCGGTAGAAGCCACCGAGCAGCGTCGGCTGCTCCGCCACGGCCTGCTTGAACAGGCGGAGGTCGTCGGCGCCCAGGGTGCCGCCGAGGAGGTCCACCATCGACAGCGGCGCGGAGTAGGAGTACTTGCCGCCCAGGGGCGGGTTGCGGCTGTCGGCGAAGGTGTCGTCCGCCATGCTCGGCGGCGGCGTCGCCGATGCCACGCCCGCGCCCAGGCTGTTCTGGTAGAAGATCTTCGCCAGGTTGTCGTCCGTGAGCGGGTAGAGCTTCCCGCTCTCGAAGAACAGGTCGAGCGGCGCCATGTGCCACGACTTGATGATGATCGGGACGCCGATCGACGACCCGTCGTTGCCCGCCTTGGCGATCGCCGTGCCGTAGCCGTAGCCCTTCTCGTCGTCGAGGTCCTGGAAGACGACCGTGACGGTGACGCCCAGGTCCTTCGGGAGCTTCTCCGCGACCATCGCGGAGATCTCCTGCTGCCACTCGCGGACGTTGTCCGAGAGCTTCTTGTACTGGGTCCGGCGGAACATCGGATCGTCGGAGAACAGGTTGTCCATGAGAGGGCTCCTAGAGCAGGGGGGCGATGACGCCCGGCGGCACCGTCACCTTGACGGCCCCCAAGGTCAGGCGGCTGATGAGCAGGGCCACGCCGTTGGCTTGCTGCTCCGGGGTGGCGTTGGCAGGCTGCGGGCTGTTGAGGTTGGTGGTGGTGGGGATGAAGGCCGTCACGACGCCGGCCTGGGCGGGGATGGTCATCCCCATCCAGTAGAGCTGCAGCGCGCTCATGAAGAGCACCGGGCCGCTGCCGGCGAGCTCGGGGGCGAAGGCCCGCTCGAGCGAGTTCGCCAGCGAGGACCTCCGGGACTGCGCCTCGGGGATGCCGCCGGCGACGAGGTAGCCGGCGTAGGCCTTGGCCCAGTCGACGGCCGCCTTGCGCGTCGAGGTCGGCGCGGTCGCGGCTCGGAAGAGCGGGACCAGGCCGGCGGTCAGGACCGGGGTGACGACGGCGACAGGCATGGGGCTAGAGGTCCGCGGGATCTTTCGAGAAGAAGGCGAAGGTCGACAGGATCTTATCAGAAAGCTCGGAGCGCAGTTTCTCGAGATCGATGGGCGTCGGTGGCAGCGGCGGCGTGGACGGCCCCCACGCCGTGTTGACCTTGAGCGCCTTGATGATGTCGAACAGCCGCCCGAAGACCTCGACGAGCGCCAGCCCGAGCACGGCCGGCTCGTTGGCGCCCGCGCCGCCCCACTGGTACTTCGGCCCGGATCCGACCCACTCGCCATCGCGGTTGTAGGTCTCGCGGGTCTTCACCGTGACGGTCTCAGCTCCGGCCACGGTCGCCACCGCAGCGAGCTCGAGCTCACGCCGGACGCCGTCCTCGAGGGCGCCGTGGCGCACGGTGAACCGGTCGGCGCTCGGGCCCACCTGGTGGAGGAACGTCTCGTCGTGCACGGTCGCCGGGTCGGTCTTGCCGACGACCTTGCGTCCCCGCGCGGCGCTGTAGCCGTCGGCGATGTGACCGAAGTTCGTCGCGCGGAGGGTCATCGTGTTGTTCAAGGGGTTGAGGATCACCCCCGTGCCTGCGCCGCCTTCGATGATCACCGCCCCCCCGCGCTTCAGGATCAGCGTGGCCTCGCCCGCTGTGCGGTAGACCTTGTCGCCGGCCGACTGGTTGTCGTCGGGGTTGCCGACCGAGGGAGGATCGTCGGTCTCCTCGTCGACCGTGGGCAGGCGCAGGAAGCCGATGATGCAGCACTGGGCGCCGTTGGTCGTCATGACGGCGATGCAGTAGGAGCCCGGCCGGGGCCGGGTGTTCTCGCCACCGCCGTCCGTGTCCACATCGGGGCTGAGGATGTGAGCGTCGTTGACGACGAACCCATCGCTCGAGGAGAACCGGTAGGTGCCGGGGTGGTTCGGGTGTTCCTCGCCCAGCCGCCCGAACAGGATGGCGCCGGCGGGGACTCCTCGTCCTGCCCAGAACTTGTCGTTCACGAGGCCATCGTACAGCAAAGAGGACTCCTCCCCCCCTGGCATAAGGAACACGAAGCAGCATCCAATCTGCTGAGAACAAGGAGCCAACCATGTCTTCCGTGAACAAGATGATCCTGATCGGCCACCTCGGAGCCGATCCCGAACTCAAGCACATCCCATCGGGGCAGCCCGTCTGCACCTTCACGATCGCCACCAACGAGGTCTGGAAGGACAAGTCGGGTGAGAAGCAAGAGCGCGTCGAGTGGACCAACATCGTCGCGTGGGGTCCGCTCGCCGAGGTCTGCGCGAAGTACCTGGCCAAGGGCCGGCAGGTCTACGTCGAGGGCCGCAAGCAGACGCGGACCTACGACGACAAGGAGGGCGTGAAGCGCTACTTCACCGAGTGCGTCGCCCAGGAGGTGAAGTTCCTCGGCGACGGCAAGGGTGACGGGGACGGTCGCGGTGAGAGCCGCGGCCGCAGCGACAGCAAGCCGTCGGGCCGCCGCGATGACGGCCCTCCGCCCCGTGGCCCGGGCCCCGGCGCGGACGACGACATCCCGTTCTGATCCCCTGCAACCAATGGGGGTGATCAATGTCTTCGTATCTCGTCATCATGAGACACCGAGCCAAGTCTCTCGTGGCTAAGGCCACGGATTGTCGGCTCACCCTGGGCGAGTTCCTGCTCGACCAGACGGGCATCGTGGCGCGGCTCAACGGCGCGCTGGCGAAGTACTCGCGCCACATCGGCTGGCCCTACGTGCCCATCGGGTTCGCGACGCTGCGCGCCCTGATGGAGGACATCCGCTACGGCGAGGCCGACACGTTCGATCTGGTCTGCCGGCGGTTCGGGTTCTCGGAGTCCGCCTCAGCGCCGATCGTCGAACGGGCGATCGGCCGGGTCGAGTGGCACATCGGTCCTGACGCACCGTGCGAGACCATGTGGCACGAGTCCGACCTGATCGAGGACGCCCAACGGCTCATCCGCTGGGGCGAGAGCCTCGTCACCCGCTGCCCCAACGGCGTCGTCGCGCACCAGCTGCAGGCGCTGGTGGCGATGTCGCGCGAGGACCTCGGGCGGTACGTCGCCCGCGCTCTGGGGTAGCATCCTCGGGATGCGGAAGCCCCCCGAGGACATGACCAGCACGGAGGACCTCTGGCTCCGTGCGCTCGATCGCCAATGGCAGGAAACCCCCGAGCACCTCAAGGAGCTCGGGCAGGTCCTGCGCCGCAGCGTCGACCACGATGTGGACGAGCTCGCGGCATTCCTTTCCAAGCACGAGATCCAGGTCGCCGCGGAACACCTCGCGGAGTTCCGCGACGTCCTGATCGTCAAGCGCATCGACATGAAGGACCTCGAGCCAGCGGCGCGCGCCCGCCTGCGCGCCCGCCTCCTTCAAGCCGACGACCCGCGCCACATGACGGCGGACTACGCCGCGGCCATCCAGGCCGGCGAAGTCCCGCGGTGCCGCAGCTGCCGATGGTTCGTCACCGCACCCGGTGACACCACCGCCGGCGGCGACAAGCCCTGCACCAGCTTCGGAACCAAGGGCGCCGACCAGGCGTGCTTCGGCTTCACGAAGACCGATCTCTGAAAAGGCTCTCGCTCCTTCATGAGCCTTTTCGACGGCGCACGGGGCGGTTGGCTCCCAACCCCTGCGCCGTTTTTTTAGCCTGAGGGCGTCGCGAGCCGCGAGCCGCGAGCCGGGTTGTAGAGCGACTCGACCATGTCCTTGTAGAAGGCGGTCTTGCTCGGCGGCTTCGCCTGGGCGCGCTCCTTCGCCGGCCCGCCGACCTGCCCAGGACCGATGCTCTTCGGCTTGGGCGGGCTGGTCCCCATGCGCCAGGCCGAGCTCGCGCTCGAGCGCAAGGCCCCCGGTGCCTTGACCTCGGCGCCGGCCGCCGCCGCCCCGAGCTTCTCCTCCTGCGCTTCGAGCTCGCCCGCCCGCCGCTTCGCCGCCGCCCCTTCCCTCAGCGCCTCGACCAGCCGCTTGGCCAGGATGGTCGCCAGGACCGGCGCCGCCGCCGCCGCGACGTAGGTGCCGAAGGACGGGGCGAGCTCCTTCAGTGCGCGCATGGTGCCGTAGCCGCTGTGGCGAGCCCCCTGCAACGCCTTGTAGGACGCCCGCGCCTCCTCGATGAGTTCGGGGGCGGTGGTGGCGGCCACCAGCGCGGGGGCGTGGTCGTAGACGAACCGCCGGACCCGCTCCCCCTCCTGGGGCTCCGAGATCGTGCTGGCCGCGAGCCCCGCCCGAACCAGGTGGCCGATGGTGGACCCCGTGCCGAGCGTCTTGCCCATCGACTGGAGGGCCCGCCGCAGGTCGTGGCTGCCGGCGATCGGCGAGGCGTGGCCGATCTCGTGGAACGCCTGTGGGACCGACGACCGGTTGAGCCCGATGTGGGGGGTGACGTCGCCGACGGGCTCGCCGGCGATGCGCATGAGCAGGCTGCGGAGCGGGCCGGGGCGGTCCATGAAGTAGCCGGACTCGAACCCCGGCCCACCGGCGATGATGGGGACGGTGACGCCGCTCTTGCGGGCGAAGTCGGCGATTGCCTCCGCCTCGGCGCGCGTGAACTTCGAGAGCCGCTTCAGCGGCGTGCCGGTGTCGTCGTCGAGCGGCACGCCGGACATGAGCAGCTTCGCGAGCCCGTGCGGAGCGTCGCTCGTGAGCGGAGAGATCACGCGAGGAAGCCCTTCGTACGCGGCCGCGGCCGCGAGCGCTGGCGCGACGCCGAGCCCCCCACCGTCTTCCTGGTCCCGATCGTCGGACATCAGTAGACGCCTTCCTTCCTGGAACGACCCTGCGGGGCATCACCGAACTCGGCGCCGTAGGCGAAGGCCGGGACCGGTGAGTACCCGTGGAGGTCTGACTCGCTCATGGTGGCAGCGCCTTCGATGAGGCCCCTGGCCAGCTCACGATACCCCATCTGCCCCATCCAGTCGTCGCGGAGGAGGGGTACCCGCTGGATGCCGGCGAGGAAGGGTTCGTGGACGACCCGCTTCGGGCCCACGCCGATCGTCTTCTTCCCGCGGCGCTCCAAGACCGCCTTCATCGTCTCGTCGAAGGTCTCGCCCTTGGTAGCGCCGGGCACATCGTCCTCGTGCACGACATGCCCGACGGCTTCCTCGAGAGGCAGGTCACCGACCTTCTTGTTGTTGTAGTCGTTGACGACGGTCCACGACGCCACGTCACCCGGCAGGTAGGGGCCATCGCCAGGATCCAACACCCGCGTGGTGTTCCCCGCCGCGCGCACGACGGTCTCGATCGCCCGCCGCTTCAGCTTCACACCCTGGCCGTCGAAGGCCTTGTGGATCTCCTCGACGACGTAGTTCATCGCAGGGAGCATGCCCTTGAGGCGAACGAGGTCCTGCGGCTGCGCGATGCCCTTCGACAGGATGTCACCACGCTTCACCTCGGACCCGACCCGGACGCGATCGCTGTCCCAGAGCCCCTGCTCGACGAAGACCGGCTCCTTCGAACCGCGGATGAAGATGTTCGTGCCGCCGCCGCCGGGCACGTCCTCGATCCGGTCGACCTTGCCGTCGGCCTCGGCCAAGGCCGCGCGGCCGCGCTTGATCTGGTGCAGCTTGAAGAGCTTGTCGATCGCGGCGTACCCATCGAGGACGCCGCGCGTGCCCGAGACGCCGCCCTGGTGGAAGGTGCGCATCGTCATCTGGGTCAGCGGCTCGGACATCGCCTGACCGGAGATCGCCCCGACGTTGTCGCCGATCGCCGGCAGCTTGCCGTTCTCGGTGATGCCGTAGCTCTTGGCGCTGATGCCGTGGGGCGTCGGGTCGGTCAACGGCGACATCACCCACAGCGTCTTCTGCTTGCGGTCGCGCAGGGTGTTCAGCAGCGCCGCGGTGACCTGGTCGCCGGCGTGGGCGATGACCGTCCCGCCGATGCGGATGTCCTTCGACAGGAAGCGGTCCTCGAGGTCGTTCGACCGGTTGTCGACCGGCAGCTCGATGCCTTCCTGCGGCCCCGAGTCGTGCCGCGAGACCACCTGGGTCACCGAGGTGGCCATGATGTCCTTGTTGAAGGCGCCGGGCTCGGAGGTCTGCATCTGCTTGTCCACCGCGGCGGCCCGCGCGCCGTAGAGGGTCGCCCAGTAGTCGGACAGCGGCAGCCCCTCGGCGAACGAGCGCATCACCGGCGCGAGCTGGGCGTTGCCCCGGTGGTCGTCGACCATGAACGGCGCCGAGACGATCTGCTTGAGCTGGTTGCGGTTGCCGCGCGCGCCCGACCGCACCATCAGGTCGAAGTTGTTGTCCTGCTCGGGCAGGCGGACCTTGAGCATCGCGTTGAGCTCGTCGTTGGCCGCCGAGATGAGCTGCTCGCCGCTCGCACGCCCCTCGGGGGTGTCGAGCTTCAGCCCCAAGAGCCCCTTCCGGGTGCGCTCGAAGATCGCCTTCTTCTCGGGCAGGTCGGGGAGCAGGTCCTTCAGGCTCACGGTGAACCCGGTCTTGTAGGTGTGGAGGTCCCCCATCTTCTTGAGCTTGTCGACGACCCCGCCGTGGTCCTTCGGCAGCACGCGCGCGAGGTCGCGCATCAGCTCGTCGAGCCCCTTGCTGTCGAGCTCGCGGTCCGCGAACTTCGTCTGCAGCTCGGGTGGCAGCACCTGCAGCAACTCGGGCTTGTACTTCGGGTCGCGCGACATCTGGTACAGCCCCAGCGCCGCCTCGTTCTGCGGCTTGATCATGATGCCGCCGGTGCCCGGGTTGAAGAGGTTCCGCGACGGCATCATCCGGTACGCCTCCTCGATCGCGTCCTCGAGGATGGGCACGTGGACGTTCATGGCGTCGCCGTCGAAGTCGGCGTTGAAGCCCTTCACGACGAGCGGCGGGATCTTGATCGCCCTCCCATCGGTCATCTGCGGCGTGAAGCCCATCACCGAGAACTTGTGGAGCGAGGGGGCGCGGTTGAGCAGCACCGGGCGCGAGGCCATCTCGGCCTGCAGCGCCGATAGCGCGATGGGGGATCGCTTGTCGATCTCCTCCTCCGCGGCGAGCGGCTTCATGCCCGAGTGGTTCACCAAGCGCCGGGTCACGAACGGGCGGAAGAGCGTCCAGGACATCTCCTCGGGGAGTCCGACCTCGTCGACGCCGAGCTTGGGCTCGGGGATGATGGTGCCGCGGCCGACCAGGTTCTGTCGCCGGCGCAGCACCTCGTACTGGAAGTAGCCGGTCTTCGCCGGCTTGCCCTTGACCTGCTCGAGCACGCCCTTGGGCCGGCGGGCCTCGGGGTAGAAGGCGATCGGCTTGCCGATGCCCGAGAGCGCCTGCATGCCCTTGTAGAGGTCCTCGCGGAGCGGCGCGCTCACCGAGTCGGGGATGAACGGGATGTCGTTCTGCCACTTCAGCTCGTTGTTCACGAGCGCAAGGTCGCGGTAGAGCGTGTTGAGCCCGGGCGTCGACAACGACCCATCCTCCATCTCGACGACGGGGCGGAAGTTGGGGGGGATGACGGGGAGCTTCGTCTGGACGTAGGCGTCCTCGGGGCGGATCTTGAGCTTCTTGAGCGCGGAGAGGTACTTCAGGCTCTTGTTCGCCTTGTCGAGCTCCTCGGGGGTCCGTGCCTGCTTGGCCTCCTCGGTCCACTGGGAGATCTGGTCGTCGACGTTGATCTTGCCGAGCAGCGCCTTCACGGCGGCGCCGCTGGTGACGGTGACGGGATCCTTCTCGTCGCCGAACTCCCCGGTCTCGGGGTTCACCCAGAGCTTGCCGGTGACCAGGCCACTGAACTGCTGCTCGTTGAGCCCGGTGAGCTGTCGGATCGGCTTCTCGAAGATGGGGTTCGGGACGGGCTCGGCCAGATCGATGTGCCCCCAGCGGTCGCCCTTGCGGCCGCCGAAGACCGTGCGGTCGAGCAACCCGCCGCGCTCCTCCTTCAGGTCCTTGGCGTTGACGAAGACCGGATCGACGACCGCGCCGTTGCTGATCTTGTCGACGTCGGCGTCCGTCATCGGCTGCAGGACCATCTTCGAGCCGTTCCGCTTCACGTTGATGCCGGCGGCCTGGAGGTAGCCCTCGAACTTCTTGTAGGCGAAGGTCGGGGTCGGCGGCGGCTTCATCAGCCCTGAGCCGGCGCCGCCGGCGAGCCAGGTCCAGAACGGCTCGTTCTTGGACGCCTTGTAGGTCGCCATCTCGCGCAGGTTCGCGCGCGCGCCATGCGACAGCATCGAGTAGAAGGTGATGAGGTCGAGCGCCTTGGCGCCTTCCTCGCCGCCGCTCACGGGGTTCCCGTTGGAGTCGTACTTGCCCTCGCCGCGCGCCGAGTACTGGGTAGTCGCCTGCTTTCCGAGCTTCAGGATGTACTGCGGCCCGGTCATGACCTGCCCCAACGCCTCCTTGCTGTGGGGGTCGTAGAGCGTCTCGGTGTCGGAGACGCCGGCCTTGGCCAGCTCGTCGCTGACCCGCTGGGCGTACCCGTCCTTGCTCGTGATCGCGTTGTCGACGATGTAGGGCTTGCCCCGGTGCTCGGCGAGCTTGGCGGCCGCCGTCTCGAGCATCTGGGACGGGTTCACGCGGCTGGTGATGCCGTGCGGGTTGAGGAGGATATCGATCGGCTCGTGCGTGCCGTCGGGCTTGATCGAGTACGGCGCCTCCGCATCCTCGATGATCTTCGTGATGATGCCCTTGCCGCCGTGACGGTTCGTGACCTTGTCGCCGATCTGCGCTGGCTCGCGCGTGCGGACGTAGACCTTCACCTTCTTGCCCGTGCGGACGACGTCGACGACCTCGCCGTCGTAGTCCTCGGTCCACTCCTCGGCGACCCCCCGCTTCGGGGGCATGTTGGCGCCGAGGCGACGCATCGCGAGGTAGTCGGGGTCGTTCTTGTTGTCCTTGGTGCCGACCCAGAGCGGGTCGCCCTTGCGGACGATCTGTCCCTTCCGGATGACCCCATCCTTGTCGAGCTTGGCCGAGGTCTCGTCGTCGATCGCCCCGGGCTTCCACGCCCGGTACTGGTCGAGCGAGAGGGTCGTCTGCTCGTTGAGCATCGTCGAGTACTGGTGCATGTGCTCGCTGGTGAGCTTTTTGCGCGCGCTCTCGGTGATGACGATGCCGTCCTCGAAGTTGTAGCCCTTCCAGGGGATGTAGGCGGCCTTGAGGTTGGTGCCGATCGCCATCACCCCGTCGGAGGTGAAGTTGGTGTCGGCCAGGGTCTCGCCCTTCTTGACGGCCTGCCCCTCGACCACGCGCACCGTCGAGTCGACGAACGCCTTGTTGTTCAGCGGGAGGTTGCTGAACAGCGGATGCTCGTTCTCGCCGTCCTTGGTCTTGACCACGATCTTGTTCTTCGAGATCGACTGGACGACGCCGTCCTCGAGGGCGGCGGTGGAGAAACTCCCGCCGATCGCCCGCTCGATCGTGCCGCCCCCGACCTTCACCTGCACGAGCGGCGCCTCGCGGTTGACCAGCGGGATCGCCTGCTCGAGCATCTTGGTCGCCATCTGCGCCCGGACGCCCATGGCGGCGGGCAAGAAGGGGATGGTGTTCGAGGCGATCGAGAAGGCCTGCCGTGGTGAGTGCAGCACCACGTCGACCTGGTCGGCATCGACCAGCCGGCGCTCCCCGTTGACGTGGGCCAGCACCTTCTTGTCGATCGCCACGCCGTCCTCGAACTGGTCGGAGAAGGAGAGCGTGAGGTTCGCGGCCTCGGCCGCGGTGATCTTCCGGTTCTTCTTCGTCTTGACGTCGTAGACGGTGGTCTCGAGCTCGTCGCCGCGCTTGCTCACGCCCACCGGCAGGTGCATCGTCAGGCCGATGTGGCCGGAGTCGGGCGTGTGGATCGGATCGATGAACCCGAGCTGCGACGGGTGGACGGCGCGCTCCTCCGCCCGGACGTTCTGCGCGTTGGACCCCGCGCCGCCCTCGCCCATGATGGTGACCTTGGTCATCCCGTTGAGCATGTGGATCGGGTTCGTCTGATCGGGCACGTGGGCGTGCCCGCCGGTCTGCGTGAAGAACGACGAGAGCGTCGAGGAGAGCTGGTTCGAGCTCACGAGCTGCCCGACCTGCGTCGGGGGCTGCCGCTGGTTGTTCAGCTTCCGCAGGATCTTCCTGCGGTACTCGTTGAGGAACGGCTGGATCTCGCCGTTGTCCTTGACGAGACGCTCGCGCATCAGGTCCGAGACGGACATGATCTTCTTGAACTCGAGGGACTGGCGATCGTCGGGCGCCCGCTTCCCAGCGGCGGCGGCGATCAGCTCCTTGGAGCTGGCGACGATGGCCTCGGGGGAGACCTTGTCGAAGGCCTGGCCCACCGTCTTCTTGGTGACCTCGGGGCGGAGCTCGGTCTGGTCGAAGTAGGCCAGGAGCGCCTTGCCGGCCTCGTCAGGCGTCTCGAACCGCGGGCGCGTGTCACCCGCCCGCAGCCGCTTCAGGTCGGCGGCCTTGTCGGCGGCGAAGTACTCGGCGGCCTTCTTGACGGACTCGTTCGCCTTCTTCTTCGAGGCGGCCTTGTTCGCGCTGAGGATCTGGTCGCCCCAGGCCCGCGCCAGGGTTGAGTCGGCCACGCCCATGGCCGAGAGGATGGGGTAGAGCGCCGGGCCGCTCTTGTCCTCGGCGCCGCCGGCGCGGCGGGCGAGGCGGAAGACCGTGGAGGCGGGGTTGAACTCGACGTCGAAGGCGCGGCCGGCGACGTTGATCTCGGCCTTCGTCTCGCCGTTCTTCTTCTCGGTGACGTAGATGCCCGGCTTGCGGCGCAGCTGGCTCTGCACCTGGTAGTGCTTGCCGTCGACGATGAAACTGCCGAAGTTGGTGGCCTTGGGCAGGGTCGCGATCTTCATGCGCTTCTGCGTGGAGATCACCTTCCCGGTCTTGCGGTCGGTGAGCTCGAGGTTCGCGTAGACCGGGACGCCCCAGGTCTTGTCCTTCCGCACGGCCTCGCGCTGGCCCTCGGCGTCCCCGGGATCAGCCGAGTCGTCGACCCAGACCTCCTTGGCCCGGAGGCGGAGGCCGGTCTGCTCGGCCTGGACGTCGAGGGCCTTGGTGAAGGCCTCCGCGATGTCCTTCTTCACCTTCTCGAACTGGCTCTGGTAGTCGAAGCTCTCCATGGTCACCTGGTGCCGTCGGGCATAAGCCTCGTGAAGGAGGGATGTTACGCGTGAGCCATCGTAGCAAGAACCCCCCGCGGCCGCTGCGCTCCGTCACCGTCGGAGCGTTCGATGCCGTCTTGACCTGCTGGCACGAGGAGATACATGTCCGCGCTGATCGTCCTGCTCAACCCGCGGCCGCGGGGCCGCTCTGCACCCAGTCGCCAGTCGCCCCCGACCCGGATCCGGGCACTGGCCGACGCTAGCATCCAGTTCGGCCGCACCCTGATCGCAGGCTGGATGCTGCTGGCCTGGGTCCTCATCCTGACGAAAGAGGCGATGCGCGGCATCGCGTGGCTCACCGGCGCCACCGCCGATCTGTCGGCATAAGCCAGGGAGAAGGAGACTATGTCCTCGTACATCTGCCTGAGGCGCTACGGCCTCATCCGCAAGGCGGCGCCGGCACCCCAGCCCGTCCGCTTCTACAAGACCATGCAGAGCCTCGCGGCGATCACCGCGAGCGTCACGGTGCCAGCCCACGGCATGCTGGTCTCGGGCTTCTCCCACCAGTCCATCCCCATGCGATCCCAGATCTGGACCTTCTTCAAGCAGCTCCTCCGGGGGTGCGCTTGGGCCGCGGCGATCGCCGCGGGCATGTTGGTCTACACGGCGTTCGTCTCCAAGTGGAAGGAGAACGGCTTCCCCACCATCCCCATCAGCGCGCTCGTGGCGATCGATCAGGCCATGCCCAAGAACGGTCCGTCGAACGTCGTCACGCTCGGTGGCGGCAGTGCGCAGGTCCCATCTCCGCGACCCGCCAACACCCGGCAGACGAACCTCATCGACATCGAGTACGAGGGCTAGTCGAGCGCGCGCGCTACCAGCATCCCCGCCAACAAGGAGGTCGAGATCGCAGCAACCGTCCACGCGACCGGCGACCCCCACATCGGCTTGACCCGCTCGAGCTGGTACTTCTTGTCGAGTGCGATCAGATCGGAGGAGAGCTTGTCGGTGCGTGCGACAAGCAGCGCCTGGCTCTTGGCGTAGGTCGCCACCTGGTCCTGCAGGGACGTCACCTGCAGCGCCAGGTTGGCGGCGCGCTCGCCCTCTTTCTTAGCCACCACCCGCTGGTGGATCAGCTCGGCGTCGACCTCGAGGACGGCCTTCCAGTCGTCGATGTTGACGTAGCCGCAGATGGTTCCGATTCCCGGCACCACGTACTTCGTGCAGGGGGGAACCAGCTGCGGCTGGTAGACGTCGTCAGCGTGTGCCGGGGACGTCGTCCCAAGAACGGATGCGATCGATAGCGCGACGATCAGCCTCATAGCGTGCCTCCTCGGCCCGTAGGTCGGCCGCGATGACCCGCAGGGTCTCCTGCGCAGCGTCGATCTCCTTCTGGCGCTCGGCGAGCACCAGGCTGTCCTTGGCGATCTGGGCGTGCATGGTGGCCTGGTCGGCCTGGATGCGCGCCTTCTCCTTCTCGTGGCGCAGCATCGCGAGCTCGCGGTTCCGCCGCCACGAGACCCAGGCCCAGATGGCGGCGGCCGCGAGCACCACCGCGAGGATGATGATCGTCCCCAGCCACGACTTGCTGCCGCCGCCCGCCGCCGCGGGTTGCTGGTTGCGCTTGATGACCGCCTCGAGCTTCGAGAGGATCTCGGCCGGGTCGAGGGGCGGCTTCGCGACGCCCGTCGTGTCCTGGTCAGGCATGCGTCAGACCTTCTCGGGCGCCGCGGAGGCCTTCGACGCGCAGCTTGAAGAGCTCGGCCTCGATGAGGCCCTCGAGGCGGCCGCGGGCGAGCTCGGGCAGCCCCTGGGACACGGCCATGTCGGTGGCCCAGTTGACGGCGACATCGAGCACCTCGGGACCCGGGACCTTCTTGTCGTCCGTCAGCTCCTTGGCCTTCTTGCGCGCCCACTCGGCGCCGCGCAGCGCGGCCTGGCGCGCCAACGACTTCCACTGCTCGGTCGTCTTGTCGGAGACGTCGAGGTGCAGCTTCTGCTTCGCCTTGTTGAGGAGCAGTCCGACGAGGCCAGCGATGAAGGTCGCGAACACGGGGATCAGCACGGCCAGCAGCTGGTCGCTCAGATTCTGGAGCCCCGTCTTGGCCGCCGGCGTCGGGGCGACCGTGGCGGGGGGCGTGGTGACCGCGATGGGTGCCGGAGCGGCTGGCTCCGTCACGGCGGCAACACCGCCATCGTCCGCCACTGCCGGCGCCGGCGCGCCGGCCAGGCAGCACAGGACCAGCAGGCTACCCAGCAGGCGCGATACGGCGGCGGTCTTCTTCGTCATCTTCATCGGAGTCTCCTCTGGTACGGGAAGGGGTCTTGGCCCAGTAGTGAACGAGGAGGATGATCTCCTCGGTCGTCGTGCTGATGTTGCTCCCGCCCTCCATCGTCTCGGTGATGGTCTTCTTGCGAGAGTACTCCTTGATCATGTCGACCTTGATCCCTTCGGAGAGGTCGTTCATCCGGTTGCGGAGCTCCGCGTAGGCCTCGCGATCCCCCTGCTCGAAGAGGTTGAACTCCTCGCAGTAGAACGTCCCGAGGTTGCGCCCGCCGACGCCGCCGAAGTTGACGGGGGTAGCCTTCGCCATCAGATCGGCCCTCCGTCACGCCGCGGAGGCGCCGCCTGGGGCAGTGGCTTCTGCTGGTCGGCGACGTCGCCGGCGGTGGCGCCGGGCGCCATCTGGGACAGGAGCTGCTCGACCAGGCGGGCCATGTTGGGCATCTTCGCGCGCAGCTCGTTGAGGACCTGGACGCGCTGGCCCTGGTCCATCTTGGAGATCTTGTTGGCCCACTGCTTGGCGACCCGGGCCGCATCGAGCTGCACGACCTGGCCGCCCTGGCCGCCCACGTCCGTCCCGCCGGCTTGAGTCCCCGCCTCGCCGGCGACGGCCGCCTGCTGCTGGGATGCCTGTTGCTGGGCCGCCTGCTGCGCCATCTGCTGGTCCTGGGCCATCTGCTCGGGCCCTGCGGCAGGCGCCGGCGCGCCGCCCATGGCCGGGTCCTGGGCCTGCCCTGGAGGCAACGCGCCCTGAGGCCCGGCGTTGCCCTGCTGCTCGTTCTGGGCCTGCCCCTCCATGCCCGGCTGTCCGCCGGCGGACGCGCCCTGGGCCTCCGCGAAGGCTTCCTGGGCGCGGGCCTGGTAGCGGGCCTGGACGATCGACGACTCTCCCTGGGCCTCGGTCTGGGCCTTCATGGTGATCGCCTGGATGCGGTTCCGCTGCTCCGCCTCCTTCTCGATCATGTTGAGCTCGTCGTCGTAGTCGAACCCGAGCTCGGTGAGCATCGTGTGGTCCGAGATCTTGTTGGCAGCGTTCAGCTGGATGACGATCTGCTTGCGCTGGATGTCGTCCGCCATCTTGAACTCGGTGAACCCGATGACGACATCGGGCATCCCGAGGTAGAGGCGCACGCGGTTCTTCGCCCAGTTGACGAAGCGCAGCAGCAGCCGGCGGTACAAGAGGAAGTGGTTCTCGAGGGTGCGCAGCGAGACGGAGCTGCCCGACCACGAGAGGCCGCCGAAGACGAACTCGAGCGGCACGCCCATGCCGCCGGTGATCTCCTTGTTCGTCACCTCGATCTCGGGCCCAAGGAGTAGGGCCCGGCCGTCGCCGCCCAAGCGCTCGAACCCGAGCGGTACAGCGACGACCGAGACGTAGTTCGGGTCGATGCGCCACTTGCGGATCTCCTCCTGCACCGTGCCCTGCCACGTGGACAGGTTGACGTGCTGGTAGGGGTCCTGCTGGGCGTTCGCCTGGGGGAAGATGAACTCGAGCGGGAGGATGCGCTGCAGCGCGATCGCCTCCTGCGCGCGGCGCAGGACGTAGAGGTAGAACATCCGCCCCATCGAGTGGATGATCAGCGGCTTGCCCCACCCCATGTCCTGCTCGGCCAAGGTCGGGCGCTTGAAGTGGAAGAGGTTCTGGTCCGAGAGCGCGACGTCGCGGCTCAGCTTCAGCGCCAACAGGAAGACCGCGGGGATGTCGACCAAGATCTCGCGCGACCCTTCCTGGATCGCCTTGCGGATCTTGTTCGGGATCTTGTAGCGGTACTTCGACCGCCCCGTGATCGGGTTGTAGTGGATGTCGATGTTCTTCGGGTCCCACCGAACGAAGTTGATGCCGGTCCGGTCCTTGATCGGCCTGTCGACGATCTCCCCGACGACCTCGGCGCGGCAGGCCTGGCAACCGTAGTGGAACTGGAAGTTGCGGAACTTGTAGCTGAACGACTCGTCGGAGAGTCGAGCCATCGACTTGCAGGCTGGGCAGCGCAGCCACCGCACGAACGGCAGGTTCATCGAGATGAACGCGTTGCCGTAGCAGAAGTAGTCGAGGCCGATCTCGATCAGGAAGGGCTTGAGGTTGAGCTCGTCCTCGAGGAGGGTCTTCCACCCGTCACGGACGTGCTTCTCGTCGGCGTTGTAGACGAAGTCCGTGACCGGGTACTCGGCGATCTTGGTGACCACCGACCCGATCATCGGGTCCTTGTAGAAGAAGTACTGGCACCACCGGAAGAGCTCCTTCACGGTCGGCGGCATGTACGTCTGCGCGATGTCGAAGAACGGGGACGGGTACACCGTCCCCCGTCGCCGATCGAGTCGCCCTTGGAACATGCCGTCGGACATGGTGGCCTACCGGCTCAGATGATGCCTTCGCCGCCGGTGACCGCGCCCTTGCCGGTGACCATGCGGTAGCCCGCGGCGCCGAGCGCGCCGGCACGGATGAGCGCGCCCTTCTCCTGCGGGCTCAGCGAGCCCCAGCCGTTGTTCGTCCACTTCTTGAACGAGTCCATCGCCTTGACCTCGCCCGGAGGATCCGCCGGCGGTTTGGGGCCGTCGGCGTCGACCTTGGCCTTCGGCGAGATGTCCGGCGCGGGACCGTCGGTCCCCGTCCCCTTGCCGCCCTGAACGACTGCCAGCTCGGGCTTGCCACGATCGGCCTTGGGCGAGGCCGCGTCGGCCGCATCGGCGGTCGCCTTGGCACGCTCGCCCTCGGCCTTGACGACCTTCGCCTCGCCGAGCTGCGCCGGGGGCGGCGTCGGGGCCTTGGTCGCGTTGGCGGGACTGCCCGCCGCGGCGTTGCCGCGCGCCACCGACGTGTTCGCCGGCGCGGCCGGGGCATCGTCCCAGCCAGCGTCGATCTTCTTCATCGTGGTGTCGCGCTTGTCGATCGCCCGCCGCGCCTTCTCCTGGGCCACCGCGACGTTCTTCTGCGCGGCCGGCAAGGCACCCTTCGCGGCCGCGCCGCGGAGGCCGGCCGCCTGGGTCGCGGCCTGGACCCGCGCGAGTTCGGCCCGCGCCTTGTCGGGCGCGTTGATCGTGCGCAGGTGGCGAGCCTCGCGAGCCTTGGTACCGACGAAGGGGGCGTTCTTGGCGACGCTGCGGCCCGCGGCCGCCACGGGCTTCGCAGCCGCCCGCGCCGCACCTGCGACGGGCTTCGCAACCGCCCGCGCCGCGCCGCCACCGAGGTGGCGTGCCACGCCCTTGAGGGCGCCGAAGCCGCCGCGGATGGCGCCGATCAGCGCCTCCTTCTCCATCATGGCCATGGAGACGAGGTCGTGGCCCACCTTGGCCAGCTCGGCCTCGACCACCGGATGCAGGTCCGGGGGGACCTCGCTGCAGAGCGAGGCGAACATCGCCTCGAGGTCGCCCTGGATCGCTGCCGCCGCGACCTTGTCGAACACCTCGCCGAACTCCTCCGGGCTCAGGTCGACCTGGTTGAGGATCTGGTCGATGTAGACGTCGGCGCGCTTCTGCATGCCGGCGTTGGCGCCGCGCATCCCGACCGATCGAAGGATCTCGATGTCACGGTCCAGTCGCCGCGCCACCTTCTCGAACGGGGTGGCCGCGGCTGCGGTCTTCGCCATCGGCGCCGGCGCGCGCGGCTTCACGCCGGCCTCGGCGTTCGCCAGCTTCTGGAAGAAGGCGTTGCTGGACTCGGCGGTGAGGTAGGAGAAGTGGTCGCGCATGGTCAGCCTCCGGCGGCCCAGGCCGGGCCGCGGCCGCGGCCGCGCGCAGGGTCGAAGCCGTCTTCGACTACCTGGGCGAGTTCGCGTTCGAAGTCCTGGCGGGTCTTGTCCATGAACTCTCTGCGGAACTCGGAGATCGTGGCCGCCAGTTCTCTGGCTGCCTCGACTTCCGAGGGCGGGGTCGGGTCGTCAGACTGCATCATGGCACAGGAGGCGCAACCGTTGAAGCGCCGGCCGGGGCTCCGGGCACCGCCTGGCGTAGCACGCCGCGCTCGTCCAGGTACGCCTTGACCACCACGAGCTTCAGCAGGTGGATGTCCAGCGGGTGATCCGGTCGCCATTCGATCGTGGTTGGGTCGACGTCCTTGATCCGCTCCCACGCCGCGGCGACGTCCATGCGGAAGCCGACGGTCCACTTCTTCCGGTCGAGGAGCCCCTGCACCGGCCCGAAGAACTCCTCGGGAGCGTAGACCCAGCCGTGGTCCTCGAGGATCGCCCCGATGTACGCGATGACCTCGGCGTCGAACTCCTCATCGGCGCGGATCGCGCGGAGGATGGACACGGCGAACGCCGTCTGCGCAGGGCTCATCGGCTGGAAGGCACCGATGATCGGGACGATGTCGTTCCAGGCCAGGCCGCTGTCCTCGAAGATGTCCCAGTCCAGCCACGGCATGTCGCTTGTCACGGCGACCCGCAGGGCCATGATCTTGTTGCGGGTCAGGTCTCCGACCGGGCCGAAGTCCTTGCGCAGTGCCCACCACAGCGTGGCGGGCTCCCAGTCGGCCCAGGCGGTGCGATAGCGCATCGTGAGGGTGTCGAGCAGCTGCAGCGGGTGGGCGCGCTTGTCGGTGAAGATCCGCCCGTGCGTCCGGCGGGATGGCAGCGCCGGCTCGGGCGCCGGCTCTTCGCCCTCCTCGAGCTCGGGCTCAGCGTCCGCGCGATCGAACCCGTCCACTTCCATGGCCGCCGATGGGGCGACGGCCTCGAGGCCATCGTCCTGGGCATCCTGGGCCTCCTGGACCTCCTGGGGCTCTTGGGCTGTGTCTGCCACCGCCGGCGCCGTGGTGGCCGCCGGCGCCTGCCGCTCGAGCTCCTTCAGGATCGATGGCGAAACGGTCGGCAGGTCCAGCGCCTCGGCCACGCCGGGGTCAAGGTCGACGGCGGTCTTCGCCAGTGGGCCGCGCCCCATGACCGTGGCGAAGAAGCTCTGCTCCGCCGAGTTGGGGATGTGCCGGGTCAAGCTACGCCTCGCCGGAGATGACCTGCTTGATCAGCGCCTTCTCGGGGGCCGGGAGCGACTCGTAGATCTCGACCGGGTTGGCCGCGAACTGGCTGGCGAAGCTCGACCCCATGTAGCCGGCGATCTTCTTCTGGACAGCCTCCTTGCGCAGGTCGGCCTCGGTGATCGTCATCCCGTCGACCTCGTCGGACCACCCCTCGGCGACCTTGCCCATGGTGCTGGCATAAGGGTCGCTGAGCCCCCGATCGTAGTACCGCGACAGCCCGGTCGCGGCGTCGATGGCCTGGAGGGCTGCTGCAGCGTCCTCCGGGCTGGTCTCCCCCAGGGAGGCCGCCAGCTTGTCGAGGACCGACCGAGCGTCCTGGTTGCGAGGAAGGAGGGACTTGCGCTGCTCGATGTGGGCCAGCACGTGGCGGTTCCAGCCCGGCGACGCCCACTTCTCGAGGAGGTCGTGACCGGAGACGTCCACCTCGAGCTCGGCCGCGCGGGCCTGCACGTTGCGCGCGAACTGGTGACGGTGCGGAGGCGAGAGGTCCATGGCGTACTTGTCGAAATACTCGGCCGCCACCTTCACGTACTCGGCCGTCGGCATCGCGTACTTGCGCAGGATGGTCCCGTCCTCCGAGCGCACCACGAGCCCCCAGTGCTCGTTGGGCAGGTTGACGAAGGCCTCGATCTCCGCGGCCTGGGCCTGCTTCTCGATGAACTCGCGCTCGGCGAGCTTGCGCAGCATCCACCCAGTCTCCGATCCCTCGACGAAGGTGTTGCTCGTCGCCTCGTCATCACCCACCCGCGCCGCGTACGCGGCCACCATCTTCGAGTTCGGCACCCCGTACGCGTCGCATGCGGTCTTGATGAACTTGGCGGCGATGAACCTCGCCGGCCAGGCCAGCTTCTCGTGCGTCGCCTGGAAGTACTGGGCGCTCAACCAGGCGTTGCCCGGGTCGTTCACCGGGTAGCGCCGCATCACCGCCGCGCGCTTGGTCAGGACGATCAAGCCGAAGTCGGTGTCCGGCAACGCGGCGTGCTGGTCCGCCGTCAAGACCGTGGTCTGCGCGCGCGCGATCGCGGCAGGCATGGCGATCTTGCTCATCAACTCGTGCTTGCTGTCGTCGTAGAAGTCGAGGACCGCGGCTGCGATGGTCATTCTGATCGCCTTTCCCTGCGCAGCAGGAACGGTATCACGCGCCTCGAAGGGGGGTCAACGCAGGGGAACCACTCGACCTTTCCAGGCATAAGAACCTTGAACGAGGAGCAATACCTCGATCACCTCCGTCGATGGTGCGCCACCACCGCCGGAGTTTCTTCAACGGCGCAGATACAGGGAGCCACCCATCATGACCACCGCCGCCAACACCGCCGCCAAGTCCGAGTCCGCCACCCCCGTCGTCGAGAAGCCCGGGCTGTTCAGCCGCGTCGGTTCCTCGCTCACCGACTTCCAGACCAACGTCACGGTCGCCAACCCCTTCCTCGGCACTGCCGCCGGGGTCGCCCTCTACTCCGGGGTCGCCGCTGTCGCGGCGCCCCTGGCCAAGAAGGCGATCTCCGGCGCGCAGAGCCTGTTCGGGCGCGGCGCCAAGACGGCGGTCGAGGAGGCGAGCAAGGAAGCCGCGCAGGAGCAGGCCGCGAACTTCGCGAGCGGCGGGGGCAGCATCCTCGGCCTCTTCGGCCGCAAGTAGCGCCACCGTCACCCCCGCCCGCAAGGGCGGGGGTGGTCTCACCCGTTTCTCTTAGCCTTCAGATCAGCGTCGTGAAGTCGACGGTGACCTGGGCGGGGACGAGGATCTCCTTGCGGAGGTTGATCGTCGGGATCTCGAGCAGCACCGTGGCGCCCTGGATGAGATCGATCCCGAAGCTCCCGTCGTCCTCGCTGAACGCCTCGATCGGATCCGAGACAACGCCCTTCGTGCCCGCGACCTGGCCGCCCTGGTCCTGCTGCGTCGACTTGATCGTGGCCTTCACCAGCTGGTTCGCCAGCGGGGTCTCGTCGGCCTTGCAGATGGTGCCGGTCACGGTACAGATCGCCATGGCTACTGGGCCTCCTTCTTGCGCTGGTCAGGGAACCGGAGCTTCGAGCGGTGGAAGGCGTAGTGCGCGCAGAGCGCCGTCAGGATCGACGCGCCGGCCGTCGAGTAGACGACCAGGTCGACGTCGGCGGCGCCGGTGATCAGCCAGATCCCAGCGATCGCCCACCACATGATGAGCAAGATCGCCGCCGCCAGCGCGAGGCTCACCGGGTTGCTGCGACGGCGCCACTGCGCCAGGAAGTTGCGGAGGATCGGGGCCCAGAGCAGCACGCTGATCCCGGCGACCACGCCGTAGTAGTAGGAGTTCGACATGGGCTAGCGGTGCTTCGCGGCCTTCTTCGTCGGAGGGTACCAGGAGACGTGGGCCTGCCTTGGACCGGCGGGCTGCGGGAGGTTGGTGGGCGGCCTGCCGAAGCGGGCGGTGTGGGCGCGCTCGGCGATCTCGCCGATCTGCGGCAGGGTCTGCTGCGCCACCCGTTCGGTCTCGTCCTGGACGACGTCGCGGCGGTGGCGCGTCGTGCGCGCGAGGATGAGCACCGTCACGACGAACATCACGAGGAACACGACGAAGGTGATCATGGTGTCTTGCCCTCCTGCAGCACCGGGTGGGGCCCGGTGAGGTTCGCTCGGTGAGGATGGACGAGGTGATCGTCCACCGACTTGGCGAGCAACGCCGTCGCTTGCATGAGCGAGGTCATCAGCTCGAACAGGCGATCCATCCGCTTCTCCAGCCTCCACATGAACCACATGGAGACGAAGACCGGGAAGCCGAACTCCCGCAGGAGGGCAACGCCTGATTCGAACGTCACGGCCTCAGGCTAACACGGTGGGTCAGAGAGCGGTGAACAGGACCGAGGTGGCGTCAGGGATGGTGACCTTGCGGTCGAACCCCACCGCCAGAACCTGCAAGCGGAACACCCCTCCGCGGACCAGGGGAAGATCGAATTCCCCTTGCGCGTTCGTGTAGGTCGTCATCACCCGCTCCGACTGGACGCTCCGGCCCTGGGCGTCCAGGAACGACGGCACCAGGGTGGCCTGCACCATCGCGTTCCGCACCGCGATCCCGTCCGGCGTGAAGATCGTCCCCTGCACCGAGCACAGCTGCAGCGCGGCCGCGCCGGCGAGCGGCCCGAAGACCAGGTCCTCGTACTCGGTCCGCGCGCTCCCGCCCAGGTTGGTCTTCCGGACGATGTACGTGACCGACCCCTCTTCCTCGTCCAGCGACTGGTCGAAGTCGAAGTAGTACCGGCCGGGCAGGTTCACCGCGTCGAGCTGCGCCATGGCGTTCTGGACGACGGTCGACTGCCAGGTCCCGTCAGACGCCTGGAACCAGTAGTCGTCCGCCACCCGGCGGATGGCGATCGTCGGGGTCTGGCTGATGACGCCGGCGCCGGCGGTGACGACATCGAGGTAGAGGCGCACGGTGGCGCCGAGGCTGTGGCGGCTAGACATCGGAGGCTCCCTTCCGGACCAGGCGGGTCTTCGGCTGATCGTAGACCCACTCCCCCTCGGGGAGCTGCAGGACCTGCGAGATCCGCTGCACGATGCTGCGGTGCTGCACCTCGGCCTGGCGTGCCCGCGCGGAGACCCGCCGCAGGTGCGCTTCCGCCTTCTCGAAGGCTGCGCGCATCTCCTCGAAGCGCAGGTAGGCCTCCCCGAGCTCCGCACGCGCCGTGTCGACGAACTTGGCCGCCTCCTCGAGCCCGCGGCTCTGGTCGGGCGTCAGCACCAGCTCGTCGACCAGCTCCGGCATCACGCCTTCCTGGTGGTGGTGGCGATCTCGACGACGTCCCAGACCAGGACCGCCGTGTCCAGCCCGCCCTCGTACGACCTCCCCGTCGGTCCCAGGTCACCGGAGAGCACGGCCAGCACGCCCGTGGTCTGCAGGTCGCCGCTCGCCACCGGCGCCGAGGTCAAGTCGGTGGAGATCGCCCAGGACGCCTCGGTGGCGCTCTTCCAGGCGATCCAGAACCAGTACATCACGCCGACCGTCGGCGTGAAGCCGGTGCTCACGACCGCGTACGCCGGCGTCACGTTGCAGAGCGAGAAGCGCAGCACGGCGTCGCCGTAGCTCGCCGTCGACTGGGAGAAGTAGGCGACCAGCGTGCCATCGCTGGGCCGCCGCAGACCGATGGTGTAGGCGTTGAGGGCCGCCGCCGCCGTGGTGAACGCCGCGCGCGCGCGGAACAGCGGCTTGCTGGTCCACGGCCCCACGACGCCTTGCACCGTGGTCATCTGCGCCGTGCCACCGGCACCACCACCCGAGTCGAGCTGGGCTCGATGGGGCGCCAGCCAGGTGGTCACGCCGCCCGCGGCGTCGGAAGTGTGCTCCCAGACCGTGTTGTCGGCGTCGACCGGGTTGTCGTGGAAGTCGTCGTAGAAGTACTCGCCCAGGTGGGCAAGCTGCCCCCCTCGGTCGATCATCGTCTGGAGCCCGAGGGTCGCGAAGTAGCTCGAGCTGCGGAGCTCGAGCGGCCCTTCCATCGTGTCGCCGGCCTTGAGCACGCGCTCGTTGACGGCCGTGGTGATCACGTCCTCGGTCGCCCCGTTGAACTTGTCGTTCGGCGCGGCCGCGCTGAGCTTGATCGCATCGTCCGTGATGCCCGCACCGCGGGTGTTGTCGTCCTCGAACGCCAGCGCGTCCGCATCCGCCGGCACCCGCAGCGTCTTCCCGACGGTCGTCGCGAGGAAGGCCGTGTCACCGGTGACACGCCCCGTGCAGTTGGCCAGGTAGACCGGGGTCGACCGACCTGCCTCGATGTCCCAGACCACCGCAGCGCCATTGCTGCCGTCGCCGCCGCAGTCGATGAAGACCGGGGTCTGCGCCTCCGCGGTGACCCGAACCCGCCCCTTCCCATCGACCAGGCGGATGCCGCGGAAGCAGCCGTTCCCGTCGCGCGAGTGCTCGCCGCTGCCACGTACACGGAACGCGTACGCCGCCGCGTCGGCGGCGAGGCCGCGCAAGTCGATGTTCTCGATGACGGGCTGGTGGCAGGCGTTGAGATCCACCGCGGCGCCGGTCGCCGCGGCGGTCATGCTGCCCTCGATGCGGAGGTTCCTGATCGACGGCTGATACAGCCCCGCGCAGAGCAGGTGGAAGTGCGTCGCGCCACTCAGGGCGGCGCGGATCGTGAGGTTCTCGATCTTCACCCCGGCGGCGTACGCGTACGTGGCCGCGCCGAGCGCCGGCGCGCCGTTCTCGTTGTTCTCGAGGAGGTAGCGCACGTCGGTGCCGACCGGCGCGAGGATCGCGCGGATCGTGTGGAACCCGCTGCCACCGTCGGCCAGATCGATGATGTCGCCGACCCGTGGCACGTAGCCGATGCCGGCGCCGAGGAGTTCGGCCTTGGCCAGCGTCACGATGTTGCCAGAGACCGCGTGGCCGATGACCACCCGGTTGCTGCCCGACGACACGAGCCCCACGCTCGAGGGGAACTCGAGGTAGGCGTTCGGCTCGCCTCGGAGCGAGACGCCGCCGCCGACCGTGAAGTAGTCGGTGCCCGCCGTGGTGTGGATCTTGTGGTAGCCGGCGCGCACCACGACGTCACCACCGCCGAGGCGCTGCGCCTCCGCGAGCGCTCGCCGCAGCGAGCCGAACCCCTGGTAGTCGCCCCGGTCGCCGACCAGGAATGGGTAGTTCATCTTCTTCGGCCGCACGTGCTGGACGGCGAAGATGCCGTCCTCGGCGAGAGGCCCGTTGCTGGCGAACGGGGCGGCGTCGCGGTCTGTGTCCGCGCCAACCTCGTACTGGAGCAGCGGCAGGTCCTTCGGGTGGTACTCGACCTGGAGGCTGTTCCACGACCCGCTGTAGAGCGGCGCGGTCGGCCGCAGGCCGCCCTGGCGTTGCGAGCAGGCGTTCATCGCGCCGCCGGCGCCCGTCCGCGAGAGCAACACGACATCGCCGGCCATGCCGAGCTCGATGCCGTAGTCGTCGAACGTGCCCAGCGAACCGGTCGTGACGATGTTCGCGCCGTAGGGCAACGATCGCTTCTCGAAGAAGCCGTTGCGGAACGGCTGGGGGTTGAGCGTGAAGAGGTGGTGGCGCGGGGCGGCGTGCGACGAGATGAGCCCGATGTGCAGCTGGCCCAGCTCGCCGGCGACGATGTCGCAGCTGTTCAGCGACCCAAGGTTCGCGGTGTAGCTGGCCTCGAGCAGCCCCGCGGTCGTCGCAACCGAGACGATCGGGAACCCGATGGCGCGCTGGAAGTCCGGGTGGAAGAGCAGGAGCTGATCGACCACCGGCGAGGACGCCGTCGACTCACCGAGCAGCGCGATGTAGACCTCGTCGTGTGGCGTGACGGTGATGTGGCAGTTCGTGAAGGCGTCGAAGGCCTCCGCGACGAACCCGCCGGCGCCGGCGTCCGGGTCGAGCAGCACCGAATCGTCCGTCGTACCGACGTGGACGCTCGGCGCGTAGGTCACGGTCGCGATCTCGATGTCACCGTTCGCGTCGCGCACCTGGTACTTCAGATCGCCGTCGATGCCGGTCACCCCGTTGACCCAGCAGACGTGGGCGCGGCCGTAGCGGTCGTGCGCCACGTCCGGCCACAGCGAGATCGATCCCTCTGCCGCGCCCTCGATGTAGTTCGGCGCCACCGCGGCCGTACCGAAGGACGTCACGGCGTAGCTGAACTTGCCGTAGTAGATCTCGCCGTTGCCGCCCTCCTGGCGACGGTAGACGACGCTGAAGGTCTCGCCGTTGGCGCGCGCGGCGCGCAGCTGGGTCTTGACCCCGACGTCCGAGTTCAGCGTGACCGCCGCGTCGATCACGGTGCCCGCCGCGGCGTCGAAGCTCACCATCTTGAGCTCGTTGCCGTTGTCGATGTAGATCAGGATGATCGCGTCGTCGCTGACGCGCTGTCCGACGATCCAGACCTGAGAGATCGTGCCACCGCCGACCAGTAGCGTCGTCGCGGCGAACCCGTCACCGGCCGGTCCTCCGATGATGCGGAGGTTCGACGGGGGACCGCCGGATGCCCACGCCCACCACTGATCGTTGTAGCCCCCACCGCGCTTGCCGTAGTAGTGAGGCCGGCAGACGCCGGAGGTGGTCTGCAGCACGGCGAGACCCTCCTCGCCATGCAGCGACCCCTGCAGGTGGACGATCTCCGACAGGTTCGCGTCCACCTGGCGGCGGACGATGTGGTCGGTGCGGTCCCAGAGCGGATCGGGCGAGGTGGGCGTGAGGTTGAACGCCTCCGCGGTCGAGGCCGCGCCAGCGGCGAGGCGCCGGCGGACGCCGTCCGGGTCGACGACCTGGCCGCGCTCGACGTCGAGACCGGTGACGTAGGGGATCGGTGGCACGCCCGACGCCACGACGGTCGCGCGCCCGTTGGCACCGTCCTCGAGACCGGACTCCGATGCCCGCATCGCCGGGCCGGTCAGGTCAACCGGCACGGGGTTCTGCCAGGCGCCGCCGGCCTTGAAGGCGATGACGACCGAGTTGGTGGCGAGGGCGAGGCTGCCCGTCACCGTCACCGCCACCTCGGAGGCCGGGTTGTCGTCGGGCGTGCCGGCGATCACCCACGCCGGCTCGATGAGGTCGGTGCCGTCGAGCAGCTCGGCGGGGATCGTGATGTCGACCCCGCCCGTCTCGCAGATGATGCCGCGCTGGACGAAGACGAACGGCTGCAGCGTGATCTCGCCGAGCTCGTCCGCGCAGCCGCCGCCGCTGAGATAGCCGTCGCGCCCGTAGATCAGCTCGGTGAGGCGCTGGAAGGTCGCACCCGTGTAGGGCGACTTGAAGGACACGGTCTTGGTGGCAAGCGCCATGACTACCTCCGCGCGATCACGCGCATCTCACCGGTCGTCTGATCGTTGTTCGACGAATCGGTGAAGAGCGCGTCGGGGTTCGCCGGATCCGTGCTGGCGTTCAGGATGGCCACGGTCACGTTGATCTCGGAGGAGTGGACGTAGACCGAGGGCAGGAGGAACGTCGTGGTCTTCGTGTCGCCGGGATCGAGGGTGACGTCGCCCTCGTCCACCGCGGTGACGACCTGGCGCTGCACCATGCCGCGGTACTGCCGCCCGGCCGCCGCATCCACGCGGAACCAGACCTGGACGTCCGACGGGTAGGTGCCGAGGTTGTGGATCACCGTCTTGGGGAAGTCGAGGCTGGCGTCGACCGGCATCCAGCCGGAGTCGAACACGCCGCCATGGGCGAAGGTGACGATCGACGTCGGGTTGCCGCCGGTGTTGTGCGCGGCGCGGGCGAAGTAGACGCGGCCAGCGACCTGTGGAGGGAGCGTGGTCGGGTCGGTGTCCGTGACCACCGCACCGATGTTCGGGTGCCAGTTGTCGCGGATGTACCAGCTGGCCCCGGAAGCGCTGGCCTTGAACGCGCCCTTGATCGTGAGCTTCGTGTCGGGCGTGACGCCGTCGAGCGCGTCGATCACGTACTCGCCGGCGGCGGCGGTGTTCGTGATCACGAGGGTGTCACCCTCCTTGATCTTCCCGAGGAACGCGGTGTTGAACAGCGCGCTCGCGCTGGTGAAGGTGCTCGTCGAGGTGACGCCGTCCGAGCCCGACTGGAGCTTCCGCAGGTCCTTCGTGGCGATCACGCCACCCGGCCCCTTGTAGCGGTAGTTCCCGTTGTTGTAGTCGCCCTCGACGCGGCTGACGTAGATCCAGACGTACTCCCCGTTCGCCGGCGCGCCACCACCGTCGATGAGGTTCCAGTCCAGATCGAGGATCTCCCTCAGGCGGAAGATGTAGCCGTCGATGTTGAAGATCGCGGGCGTGGCGTCGGCCGTGATGCGGACCTGGCCGATGGCGATGCCGGTGACCAGCGGGTTGGCGCCACCCATCATCAGCCCGGGCGCCCAGGGCACGAACGGGGCCGCGATGGGGTTGCCGAACGGGCCACTGAAGTCCGCGGTCTGGAGCGCCATCGCGGAAGCGAACGACTCGGGCGGGAAGGCCGCGGTGGGACCGCCGGCCGGCATCGGCACGAAGCGGCCGCCGAGCACGGGCTGCGCGGCATCGTAGGCCTCGAAGTCGCCTGCGTCGAGCCGGTCGCGGGGGCTGCTGTACGCGCCGCGGACAGCCGACGTGGCCATCTCCAGGACGCCGGGGGACCCGGAGACATCGATGGTGCCGTCGGGGTTGATCGAGACGTCCAGGCGATCGGCCAAGTTGTCGTGGGTGCCCACGAGGTCGGCCCACGTCGCAGACGCACCAGTGCCGACCAGGCCGGCGTGCAGGTCCTTGATCCAGTCGTCGAGGTCCTCGAAGTTCTGGTTCAGCGGCTCGTGCCACTTGTTCAGGAACTCGTTGAGCTCCGGCAGCGTCAGTTCGAGGAAGGCGGTGAAGTCAGGCATCAGCTTCTCCGTTCACGACGAGATCGTGATGGTCCAGGTGACCGTGATGGTCACGTCTTCCGCCGGGTCGAAGGAGACCGACCGGAACGTTCGCATGGAGACCATGATCTCGTCCGCGTCGATGGTGTCGGGCGGGACCTTGTTCACCTGCTTCTTGTCGTCGCCGACCGTCAGCACGCCATCGCCGATGATCAGCGCCGCCTCGTTGATCACCCGATCGGCGAGCGAGAAGCTCGTCACGTCGACGTCGACGGAGTTGAAGGCGGCCACGAAGCGCATCGTGGAGGCGGTGGGCGTGGTGAAGACCGAGATGTCCTGGCGGATCACCTCGTGGAAGAGGTCCGTCTTCGCCGGCCAGGTCGCGTCCGGTGGCTTCGGATTGAACAGCTCACCGACCGGCACGCCGCCGTCGCCGACGGCCATGCGGAAGATCGAGCCGGCGAACCCCGCGCCGTTCACGCCGATGAGGACGTCACGGATGGCCGTGATGCCGGCGTCGACGATGAAGTTCTTGCTGTCGTAGACGGTCTCGAGCTCGCCGCCGCGGGGCTGCCGCTGCACGAGCAGGTGACCGCGCATGCGCAGCCCATCGCTCTCCGGTTCGACCCGACGGGCGAGCCGGGGTCGAAGAAACTCGAGGAAACGGGGCAAGCGCATGATTCACCTCGGATTCTAGTGGCGCGTCGCTGGGGCCGTCAATCCGGCCACTAGATCTCGACCGCGTCCGTGACAGTTGGACCCGTGTTGTCGACGCGCACCAGTGCCGCCGACGCGAGCTTGTGACCCTGGAAGGCGATGGCCGGCGCCGCGGCGACGGTCAGATCACCGGTGGTGACGTCGGCGGCGGTGATCTCCTGGACCTCGGCCCCGCCGTTCGTGATGTCGATCAGCAGGAGCGCCGTCACCTCCGTGTTGGAGAGCCAGCTGAGGTCGGCGTCGGTCTTGGTGTTGAACCCCCCGCCGGGCGCCGAGTAGCTGAAGCCCGTGCGAGCGATGTGCTCGTTGCGGAGGCAGACGGCGTCGTGGTTGAGGCGGCTCTGCTCCTCGGTGAGAACGGCGTAGGTGAGGTTGAGCACGGTCTGCAGGTCGGCGTCGGGGATGTCGATCGCCAGCAGCGTGGAGCTGAACCTGGCGAGCACCGCCCGGTAGCCGTAGAACGGCCCCGACGGGATCCAGATCGTGTCGCCGGCGTCGACGCCGAGCGTGACGAAGTTGGCCATGTTGTCGAAGAAGTTGCCGGTGGCCTGGCTGCCGGAGCCGTCGATCCCGCCCGTGTGGACGAATCGGTAGAAGTGATCGAACGAGAAGGTGCTGTTGAACTCGTTGTTCGCGACGAGGGTGCTCAGGTCGATCGCGACGTCGAGGTCGACGTCGTCCTCGGTGACGGTGAGGGTCTCGGTCTCCTCGGACTGGAAGGAGAAGACGTACTCGGTCCACTGCGGCTTCATGTTGTCGAGGAACGTCACCAGCTCGGTGACGTTCACGCGGCGGGTCACCGCCTCGACCAGGATCTGCGGCAAGAAGAGGTGGTGCTCGAGCAGCCGCAGGGCCTTCGTCTCGTCGGTGTCGCCTGGCCCGCGGCTCGCGTCCGACGTGAGGAACCGGTTGATGCCGGCGCGGCCGAGGCGGTTCGCCACGAAGCCCGGCTCGTTGTTCCGGTCGATGATGCTGACGCCGGTGGTGAGCGAGTCGAACCGCGCGACCGCATCACCGCGGGCGACCACGGGGGCGAGGCCGGTGGGGATCAGGTAGGTGATGACCTGGCCGCGTGGGTCGGTGACGTCGACCTCCCCGAGCGTCGTGTCGAGGCGGGTGACGGTGCCGGCGCGCTTGGCGAAGGGGAGGCCCAGCAGGATGTGCATGCCTCGCTGGAGATTCCCAGGCGTCGAGCCCGTCCAGAACGTGTACCAGAGACCCTGCAGCGCGAGCTTGTACTCCTCGGAGTTCTCCCGGAAGAAGTCGATCAACACCCCGAAGTTGCGGTACGGCGTCTCGCGGTTGACCTGCGTGACCTCGGCCCACATCTGCCGGCGCCGGTCGGCCTCGGGGCCGAGCGACGAGACCCGGAAGGCCACGCGCGAGGCGAGCAGGCCGCCCTGCACGACGTAGTCGACGCCCTCGATCAGCACCTGGGTGGGGTCGTCGACCAGGTCGCGGAGGTTGGGGATCGAGACGATCGCCTTGTCGACCTTCAGGCCGTGGGGGAAGGCGTTGATGGTGTAGGGCACATCCCCGGCCTGGGTCGAGGGGAAGACTTCGGCGACGGTCAGCGCGATCGGGCTGACCACGGCGTTGATGGTGTAGGTCCCCGCGTTCGGCCCGCCGGTGATGACGAGCGTGCGCCCGGCCTTCACCGCGCTGAAGTCCGCGTTCACGTCGGTGAGCGTCGAGTCCTCGACCTCGCCGCTCGATCCGGTCATCGGCAGGGTCGCCGTGCCGTTGTAGGTGTACATCGCCCGCACCGTGGCGCCGTCGGCGATCGTGGTGCCGGCGATGCGGGCCACGGTGCCAGCCACCTCGTCGAGCTCGTAGTCGAGGTCACGCGTGTAGTAGCGGTGCTGGTAGCGGACGGTGACGGTCTCGTCGGTCGGGATGCGTCCGTCGTCGAGAGCCTGGATCACGCCCGTCGCCAGGTTGATCGCGTAGTCCCGGTTCAGCGTGAACTGCTGGCCACCCAGGACGACGGCCACCGTGCCCGGGATGATGTCGCCGTACCGCAGCGATCGCGCGGCGGTGTCGAAGAAGCGGAGGGTCTCCTCGTGGAAGATCTGGCCCGAGCTCGAGGTGAGCTGCAGCGTGTCGAAGAACGCTGTCTCCCTCGAGACCGAGACCGCCGCCAGCAGCACGAGGGTGAGCTCGTCGGTCTGCGGGAAGAGGTCGCAGGTCTCGTCGTCCATGACGAGACGGTTCCAGCGCTCGCTGAGGAACACGGGGACCTTGGCGATCTCGGTCGAGAGGCCCGCCTCCATGACCTTCTGCTCGAGGTTCGAGGCGATCTGCACCTGCGCCGACCAGAAGGTCTCGAAGAGCTTGCGGTCCTCCGTCGGCAGGAGGTCCCACACGTCCTCGAGGAACCTCCACAGGAAGCCAGCGGAGACGCTCACCGGCGGTCCTTGTACGCCCGGTTGAACTTCTCGCGGTCGATCGGCTCGCGGGTCGTGGCAGGCGCGCCGAGCTGCCCCGGAACGACGGCGATCGGCGAGGCGGCGGTCAGCGGCAGGCGCGTGCCGGCGAGCGCCGGGTTGAGCAGGATGGACGGCGGGGTCACGCCCGGGGACATCATCCCGTGGGGGATCTCGCTGGTGTTGATCTCGCCGTCCTCCGCCCGCTTGTACAGGCAGCCCATCGCCCCGACCTTCACCAGCTCATCGACGAAGCTGAGCAAGTTCATACGAGGCTCCGGGCCAGGGTGATGTCCCGGGCGATGAACCGGGCGATGCGCGGCGACAGCGGCTTCTCGGTGGGATCGGGGATCTCGTCGTCGGGGATGCGGACGACGCCCTGGGCATCCGGGTTCGTGAAGATGACCGAGCCGTCGTGGTTGTGGATCTCCCCGCGGAGCGTCTGGATCGTCCCCATGTCCACGCGGGTCGCGCCGTTGTCGTAGAGGAGGTCGATCAGGTCGGAGAGCTCGAGGGCGTTTCCCTCGTCGATGTCGTCGATGAACGCCTTCAGCAGGTCGGTCATCTCGTCGACGGTGATGGCCGTCGTCGACGTCGACGTCGGGATGTCGTAGGTGATGGCGGTGGTCCCGTCGACGTAGACGGGGATGAAGTGACGGGCGAGCAGGGAGGCGGTCTCGCTCTGGTTGTTCCGGTCGTCCATGAAGGCCTGGATCGCCTGGATCGCGGACGCGTACTTGTAGTTCACGCGGAGCGATGCGCCGACCTGGGTGTCGGCCAGCTCGATGTAGTTGTCCTCGCGCTCGGAGTGCCGCAGCGTGGACTCGGTGACGATCAGCTGGAAGTCCGGGGACGAGCCGACACCGTAGCCGCCCGCGCCGTAGCCGCCCGCGCCGTAGCCGCCGACGCCGCTCAGCACGTCGCCGGTGGGGTCGCCCGAGAGCGGGTCGAGCACCTCGATGGAGGCGATGTACATCAGCGGCACGTCGGTGATCGTGAAGTCGGTGCGGTCCACCGCCCGCGCCTCCTTGATCACGTCGATGGCGACGGGGTTGTACTCGTAGGAGACCGTCAGGTTGTCGTCCATCTGGAAGTCGACGCCCGTCTCGGCCGCGATCGGGAAGGAGCCGTAGATCTCGACGGTGTCGTCGTCGATCTTCCGCTTGATGGTGTAGGTGCCGGCGACGGAGGCCGGGGTGTCGATCGTCAGGATCATCCCCGCCCGGGCCGAGACGAAGTCGCCGGTGGACTCGAAGATCTTCAGCCCCGTCACGTCAGCGCCGGTACCGTCGACGTGCACGATGCCCGAGCCGATCGGCCGGGAGATCAGGTTGTCGACGATCTCGTAGTCGATGGTGACGGCGTAGGTGACGGCGCCGTCGATGCTCCGGACGACGGGCGCGACCTCCGAATCGTCGACCGGGTGCCCGAGGTCGTACCCCACGCCCTGGTCGAGCAGCACCACCGTGGTGGTCGTCGCGCGGCGGCGCGACGTGTCGACCTCGAGGCCGAAGAAGTCCGCGGCCCCGTCCGAGAGGGTGGCGGTCTTGATGTACACGTCGACGTTGCCGCCGATGTGCACGTTGTAGACGATGTCCCGCATCATCTCCGGCTGGCCGAAGCCGATGGGCTCGATCTCGACGATCGTCGTGAAGTTCTCGGTGAGCGTGACGATGATGCCACGGCCGGTGACGAGCGCCCGCACCGTGACGGCGACCTTGATGCGGTCGATCAGCTCGGTGTTGGTCTCGCGGTTTCGGCCCTGGTCGATGCCGAAGAGGTTGGTCGTGTTGGCGACGCCGGCGGGCTCCGACTCCATCGTCGTGATGGAGCCCTTGTCGGCGTTGAAGTCCTCGCCCTCCTCGAGCGCGATGATCGGGATGTCGAGGTAGTAGAGGGTGCCCTCCTGGTTCAGCGCCATCTCGGCGCTGGTCACGGAGACGGCCTCGGAGTTCGAGTAGCGCTGGCCCGTGGCGCCCCGGAAGATCAACACGCCCTTCTGCGCACCGAAGTCCTGGGGGCGGAAGAAGCGGATGCGCTGCACGTCCGAGCCGATGGCGCCCGGGATGCGTTCGACGAAGACGTTCGACGCCAGGCCGTCGACGATGTCCTCGGGGAACGCGTCGGGGTCGTCCGACTCGAGGATCGTGAGGATCGACTGGCTCGCCTGGACGACGGTCAGCTCGTCGATGATCGGCTGCAGGATGATGGCCTGCGGGTCGATCATCAGGCTCGTGGTGGGAACGCCCGAGCCGACGTCGAAGCTCGGATCGTACTCGAGCAGGCGCTGGATGATGAAGTCGCGGACGGGAAGGGCCATCAGGTCACCACCACGGCTTGCTGCTGCTGCTGTTCCTCGTTGACCACCGCGACCACCAACTCGACCTCGGTCGAGGTGTCGTCGGGGACGATGTCCACCAGCTGGAGGTTGCGCAGGCGCTCGGACGGCGGACGCTTGGTCCGCACCTGCTCCTGCTTGATCTGCTGCTCGACGCGACTCACGATCAGCCGCATGTCGGTCATCAGCTCCGACGGGTCGGAGGGATCGATGTTGCTGCCCAGGAGGGCACGCAGGCCGCCGGCGCGGCCGGGCGACACGATGGACCGGCCGCCGTTCTCCATGAAGAGCAGCGCGACGATCTGGACCAGCAGATCGATCCCCGAGACGAACCTGGGAGGACGGGGAAGCCCGAGTCGCAGGCGACCCGTCTCAGCGTCGCGGATGAGGATCTGGAGATCCGGCATAACCCACGGGAAACGCTATCACAATCAGTCGCAGAGCACGACGCCGGCGTTGGGATGGTCCGAGAACTCCTCGAGCCCGGCGGCCAAGCGGCCACCGGCGCCTACCGCCAGGTGATCGATGTTCGCCGCGAACCCGTTCAGCGCCTGCAGCTGATCGAAGGTCTGCTCCACGGCCTCGCCGGCGGCGAGGAGGATAGTCTTGAGCTCGCTGACGATGCTCTCGACGGTCTTCGCGTTCTTCTGGATCGACGCGACCTTGCCCTTCAACTTCTTCAGGGTGCGGGTCCGCCCCTGGTCGGCGCCGTCGGCGGCCGCGATGTCCATGTTCGAGCGCTGGGCGATGAGGCCATCCCGGATCTTCCCGATCTGCTGGCGCGTCTGGGCATCGTCGGTGCCCTTGATGCCGTGCCCCAGGCACTTGATCGCGATGCCGAGGTAAGACAGGTCCTCGAGGTCAGCGCTCAGGAACTCCTCGAACCCGCCCGTCGTGAGCAGGTCGACGCCGCGGTCCAGGCCGAGTCGACGCAGCGACTCCTGCAGATCCTCGAGCTTCGCGGAGGTCTTCAGGTCGATCGCCGCGAACGACTCGCAGAGCGCCTTCTGGCGCTTGGCCACGGTGATGGAGCGCTGGATCCGGCTGGTCTGGGCGGTCGCCGTCGTGACGGCTTCGAGGTGGAACGTGGCGAGGCGGTTCTCGGTCGTCCGGCCGTTCTCGAGGTCCTTCACGATCCGCCGGGCGCCCTTGGTGAGCGCCAAGACGCGGTCACGCAGCAGGAGCGGGTTCTCGATGCCCGCGGTCGTCTCGTCGTTCTCGATCGCCGTCAGGCCGGTCAGGAGCGCCTGGAAGGCCTGCTCGAGCTGGTAGGCCTTGTCCGGCCCCTCCACAGAGCCTTCCTGCAGGGTGAGCAGCCTCACCCGGTCCATGGTGGCCAGGATGGTCTTGACCCGCGCGGACCAGAGGAGCATCTCGCCGGACGCGGCCGACAGCGCCTGGCGACTCCGGGCTAGGTCGATCCGCTCGGCGAGGTTCGCGAGCCGGGTCTGGATCTCACGGATGGCGCGCGAGCGCTGCTCCGCGACCTTGCTGGCCTGCCCCGACCGCCGGTAGCTGCCGATCACCTCGCCCAGCTTGCCGACGTAGTAGTTGATCACCTGGACCTGGGTGACAACGGCCGAGATCTCCACCTCGATGAGCTGGATGAGCGACGGGATGACCAGGGTCACGAGCTTGCGGTTGCCGCGGGTCACGTTGGCGGTCGTGACGCTCCCGTAGAGCAGGATGTCGGTGGCGTCGAGCAAGGACGTGCCGTCCTTGTCGGGCGTGAGCAGGGAGCTGGCGTCGGTCAGCTGCTGGCGCGCGCGCTCGAACGCCTGGAAGTCGAAGTGCACTTCGCCCGCCTTGACCCGCTGGCTGAGGACCAGGTTCGCCTTGACCTGCGCCAGCAACGCCGCCACCGCGTCGAGGTCCTCGAAGGTCTCGTCCTTGTAGGTGGTGACGCTCTTCGCCAGGACGAGCACGGCGTTGACCAACTGCACGATGTGCTTCCGCAGGCACTCCAGGTTCTTGGTCTTCAGGTCGTCGAGCTCGATGATGACCTCGCACATCTTCTGGCCGGCCGCGTAGGGCATGTCGGACAGCAGGGCAAGCATGGAGCTGCCGTTCGCGACCACGACGCTCGAGAGGTTGCGGGTCGCGTGGACCCGCTTCGTGACGCTGGGGTACTCCGCCGCCATCGCACCCAGGATGTCGCTGGCCTCGCGCCGCACGAGCTGGGCCCCGATGCCGACCGCCGCAGATCCCAGGTTGCTGTAGATGTCCCCCTCGGACAGCGCGGCCACGTCGGCGATCAGCGAGTCGACGTTCAGGTCGCCGAGGGCCGCCAGTGGGTCCGTGAACCCCTGGACCGCCGTCGCGATCTCGTCGGTCAACGCGGCGAGCTCCTTCGCCACGAACTGCGGGAAGACCGTGGAGAGGCAGCCGGCGGCCAGCTTGACGTCGTCGATGCTCGCCATGGGCTACCAGAACCTGTCGACCTTCTTCTTGATCTGACTCTTCAGGGAGCGGATCTTCTGCGGCGACAGGTTGAGCTGCTGGGCGAGCGCCAGGTCGTCCTCGATGACCGGCTTGCCGAAGCCCTCGAAGGTGTGCTCGAGCACGAGCTGCTGTTCGGGGTTCAAGGACCCGTGGAGGAAGACGATCTGGCGCCGGAGCTTGCTGTCCGCATCCACCTCAACCGCGCCGCCAGCCATCTCGGTGGTGAGATCCTGGCGCAGCTCCTTCCGCAGCGTGCCCACGACCTTCGGCGTGATCCTGTTGTTCTTGAGGTTCGCGGTGTCCTGCGCCGAGAGGAGCATGTCGTCGGCGAGCTCGGTGTCGGTGGGCACGCGCCCGAGCTTCTCCTTGAGCTCGTTCTCGCGCTGCTGCAGGAGGCCGATCAGGCCGGCACGCTCTTCGGGGATGCGGCCGACGTTCGTGTAGCGCTGCAGGTACCGACCGGTGCGGCCGACGCCGTTGTAGACGTGCGAGCTGAACTTGGTCCCGAAGGAGGGGTCGAAGGTCTTGAGCGCCTCCACGTAGCCGCGCAGCAGGCTGCCCTTCACCGCGCTCTTGGGCACCTGCGCCGAGCTGATGTACCGATTGCCGGCGGCGTTGATCAGCGGCTGGTGCTTGTTGTACAGCCACTCGAAGTCCTCGGGGTTCGGCGTCTCCTGCCAGCGCTTGATGACCTCGGCCTCGCCGGCGTAGAGGTCGTTCGGGTCCAGCCCCTGCTCGAGCGCCTCCTTGACGAGCCACGCCGCGAGCTCAGCGTCGACATCGAAGTCGGCGCTCGGGTCGGTGTGCTCTTGCTCATCCAGTGAAGCCACGGGTCCTCGCCAGCTCTTCGCGGTAAGCGTCGATGATCGCCCGGCGCAGGTCAACGACCTGCTTCTCCGACAGCGGCTGGGGCAGCGCGTGGCGCTCCTCCTGCTCCAGGCCATCGCCGGTTGGCGCCTGCACCTTGGTCGGCATCGAGGTGGTCTTGCGCGCGCGGGCGTCGTGGCGCCCCTTCTTCTTGCGCGCGTCCTCGTCCTTCTTCCGGGCCTCGATGTCGTCCTTGCGCTTCTGCGCCGACGCCGCACGCTCCTCGGCCGTCTTCGGTCGGACGATGTTCCCCTTGGGGTCCTCGAGGAAGTAGTCCGACGCCTCCGCGTTCTCCTCGATCTTCCCCCCCGTGGGGGCGAAGCCGGCGTCGCGCAGCGACTGCTGCCAGAGCCGGAACTCGAAGTCGAACATCAGGGGGCGGCCGTCGTACCGCGCCCGATCGGACAGCGCCCGTTCGGCCCCGCTCTTGATCAGCGCGTCGCGGGTCTTCTTGTCCGTCGCCTCCTTCCCCGTGTGGATCTTCGTGTCGAAGACCGGGAAGGCTCCGGCCATCCGATCCGGGGGAGGCGCAGCACC